AGGCAAAGAAGAAAAGAAGATCAAGTAATTTATGGCGATTACAGTGAAGGTAATATAATCTATAAATTTCTTGACAATAATGGAACTTTTGACAGATTAAGAAACATTGGCCAGAGGATTGCTTGATGAATTTATCAGAAAATATTTTAAGATTAGTAAATGATGATCCTGCTGCAAAGATGGCGGTTGACAGTCTCTCTCCTTTTGGGGAAGTTTATGTAGTTGGAGGAGCGCCAAGAGATGTGGTTCTCGGTAAAAGGCCTAAAGATATTGATTTAATGGCTAAGGTAAACGGCGATACCATAGAATCTGTATTGAAAGGCGTTCCAAAAGCAAAATTATCCCTAACAGGCAAACAATTTCCCGTTTATAGATTTAATTACGGAGGCAGTGAAGTAGAGATTGCTTTGCCTAGAATTGAAGTAAAAACTGGAGAAGGTAACAAAGATTGGCAAATAAAATCAGATTCATCTATTCCAGTAGAGAAAGATTTAGAGAGAAGAGATTTTACTGCTAACGCAATTGCAGTTAATGCAAAAACTGGAAAAGTTGTTGACCCCTTTGACGGTCTAAAAGATATTGAAAATGGCGTTTTAAAAACTGTTCACCCCAATTCTTTCCGAGATGATTCTTCTCGCACAATGAGAGCGTTAACTGCATTGAGCAAGCATGGTCTTCAGCCTGATGAAGAGACAAGAGAGCAAATGAGGCTACATGGCCCATATTTAAAAAATACTCCAATGGAAACTATTGGACAGGAATTAGAGAAAATACTTTCAGGTAACTATCCATCAGAAGCAATTAAACTTGGACAAGAAACTGGTGTGCTAAAGCATTTCTTGCCAGAAGTGCATACTACGTTTGGCTTTGATCAGAAAAATCCTTACCATAAACATGATCTTGGCACTCACCTTATGAATGTATTGAAAAACGTTTCAGGCTTGACTAACGATACAGATGTTCGTATGGCGGCTTTGCTGCACGATATTGGCAAGCCATCTTCTATGTGGGAAGATGAAAACGGAGTCGGACATTTTTATAAGGGAGAGCAAGGACAGGGTGCTAATCATGATGAAGTTGGTGCAGAAATGGCAGAAGGAATTTTGTCAAAACTGCGATATCCAGCAAATAGAATTTCTAGAGTTAAACATTTAATTAACAACCATATGTTTCCTACTTTTAATTCTCCAAAGGGCGCTAGAAAATTTCTTAATAATTCGGGTTCCTCAGAAGTTGCTAACGATCTGCTCAATCTTAGAGAGGCAGATCATATGGGTAAGGGAAATGAACAAGCAACACGAATGATGGTTGACAAAATGAGAAATCTTGTTGATAACGAAACAGCATCGCAAACAGTTTTTTCTCCAAAAGATCTTGCAATAAATGGAAATGATATTATCAAGGTATTGGGTATATCGGCTGGCCCACAAGTTGGAGAAGTAATTAAAAAGTTGATGGATTTAGTCATTGAACATCCTTCCTTAAATAATCGCCAAGAATTGTTGAATATCGTGAATACTCTATATGCAAATAAAATATCATCAAAAAATAAGTTTGCCGCGCTGCATCCAGATTTTCATACTGGAATGAGTAAGACTTTTAAAGAGGGTCAAGGCTTCACTTGGAACTCTGATTTTTCAGGATTCGATGGGGAAGATTTTGGCGTCGGACTGAATGATCACGGGACTGCTATTGATATTAGACATTTTGATGAAGATGATGTGAAAAGATTTAAAAATGAACATGCAAAATTTTTATCTAAGAATCCAGATGTGAAGATCGGATCATGGAATGACACCAAAAATGGTAAAGGTTTAGTGTACCTAGACTTGGTAAGAATTGTTCCAAACGAAATGGATGCTTTAAGGCTCGCTCAGAATGAGCAGCAAATAGCCTTTTATGACTTTGGTTCCGGCAGGGTAATTAATACACAACCGGATATTGCTCATGAATATCCAATAGATCGTGATGAAGATGATCCAAATCCTGAGCATTTGCAGGAAAATTATGATGTTAACGCAATGAAATACTAATATGTCTGAATTAGAAATTGTCAAGCAAGCAAAAACAGTTAAAGAGGCTTTATCCTTAGTTAAGGAAGCCGCTTGGGCTGATATTGTTACGAAAGCAAAAAGACTGAAAGACGAAGGGCGTGTTCTTCTAACAGTCAATGAAGTGAATGTTGTGCAGGGTCAAGTTGAGGGTGATAATGGTACTTATGACATTATCATCTACAGAGATGGTATAAATAACATTAGAAAAAGTGGTTGGGAATGCGGTTGTGATTGGGGTAAGTATGCTTGGCAAAGAACAAGGCAATGGAAAAAACTTGAAGGTCGTCCTTGTTCTCACATTATGGCTGCTATGTGGCAATCATGGAGTGAGCCTTTTACTTCAGATCCACAAATGACTCTTTTTAAACAGAGAAAGCAATTGCCTCCAGCACCTATGCCTAATTATGAAGTTATGCAACAGCAAGCCCCTGAAGTTGGCGTTCCGCAAGATCCGGGAACACAACTTACACTTCCGGGAATGGAAACGTACAATACTCCACAACCCGGAATAAGAACAACAAAATGGAAAAGGATTTAAAATGTCAAGCAGTTTCCCCATAACACTCTCTCCTGAAGATTCAAATTTTGTTAATTATAGAGAATTTGAAGACTTTAGACAGGAAAGTAGGGATGCGTTTGGTGATCTATCTAAATCTATAGACGAGAAGTTTAGTCAGTTGGGAGTCCAAGTGGAGAGTTTGAAAAATGAAATTCAAGCGTTACAAATTGATCAATTAAAGTTCCAACTGTCTCAAACAGAAAAGAGTATGGATCGGGAACTGGTTGAGAGTAAAGAAGATAGGCGGCATACGCGCAGTTTGACAATTGCAATTACTGCTGCTATTATAGGACCATTAGTAGGTGCATTTATTGGGGCTATGTTGCCCAATATATTGTAAAGGAAAAGGTATATGACAAAAGGTGAAAAGGTAGTAAAGAAGGCTTTTGAGTACCTTGGGGTAAAAGAGCAACCGTTAGGCTCAAATCGTGGTCCCGATATTGATCGCTGGGAAGCCCGGTGGGGAATGTCTGGACAACCTTGGTGTGGGATGTACTCAGATGCAATGTATGCAGAGGCGGGGGTAGACGACGCTGGTATTAATCACCCAGCAACTTCCCAAATTTGTGTAAATGGTAAAAAGTATAAATGGGATGGTAGTAGTACGATTCCTCCCGGTTCGCTTTGGGTAAATTGTGGCATTCATGTTGCCATTATTACTAAGCACAACGATGATGGAACAGTTTCTACAATTGAGGGTAATAAATTCAATATGGTAGCCACTGGTCGTCGTCCAATTGCGGGAGCAACAATTATTATTCCTCCTGCAATTAAGGAAGATGTTCCCAATCCAGTTAAGTGGGAATATTGGCTTGAAGACACTCAGGCTCGTCCTCAACTTCTAACTGTTAATGGTAAGGTTGCCCGCTGGAAGTCTAAGGCTGCTAGAGATAAGACTCTAGAGTTGCTAAAGAACAATCCAGAGTATCGTCAACTTCGTCCTCGTCCAGTAAGTCGCGGCGAGGGAAAGAATAAGCGATACTTTATCTTAATTGGTAACTTGAGATATTATGGTCCATTTGGTACAGTTGAGATTAGAAACGCAGCACAAAAGTCTCTTGAAAAGAGACTTGGACACGGTTTACGCCGTTTCCGCAAGAAGGCAAGTTAATATTAACTAGGAGATTTAATGAACACAGATGTAAATGTTGGTTGGGGTCCAGTAACTATTACTGGTATCGTGACTGCCGTAACTTCTGGATTGTTTGCTATTGCAGCATTTTTGACCACTCTAACGGGTAGTCTTCCTGCTTCAGTCTCAGACAAGTACGGTTTTTGGCTAGCGACAGCCGCAGGTATTGTTTCTGCTGTTGCTCAGGCAATTGTTGGTGCTTCTCGCGTGTTCTTCGCAAAGCAGAAGGTTAATCTTGTAACTAACATTGCTTATGCCAACCCAGCAGCAGTGACTGCTGATGTGGGAGACAGTATTGCTACATTTGAGGATGATCCTGTCATTTCTGACACAAACATCACTCCTCCACTCACTCCCAATAATTAAATAAAAATTAAATATAGTTTTAAGAATGAGGTCTCTTCGGGGGCCTCATTTTTATTGGAGGACTTTGACTTAATATAAGAGATGAGTGCATTTAAAAACGGGGATATTGTCAAAACACGCACGGATGTTTTTGGCAGAGTGATGGAATATGATCCATCAAGGCATCCCACAGAACCAACAAAAAACCCCGGTAAGAGTGGTCCTCCCGGATCAGAGATAAACGAACCTGTACGAGTTCCCAAAGGGAAAGTCGGAGAAGTCTTGTACTCTGATGAAATAGATACTATTGTGATGTTTCCAATTCACGAAACAGGAAGATTGGAACCCCATCTAGTAAAAGCACAAGGGTTTACTAAAGATTTTCAAAGAGTTGTTAGAGACCCAGAAAAGCATCCTTTTATACAATTAAAGCCCAGAAATCTTAAAAATCCACAAAAACCACTAGAAGAACCCGAAAAAGAGATTATGGGTGAGATTGTTGATGTTAGTCCGGTTAAGAAATTTTTAAGTAAGTGGTTGAAGGTTGCAGAACCAATGCAACTCCGTGGTGAAAACCCAAACGATCCTCTTGATTGGGAAGGTGGGGCTGGTCCACATGCTCAACTTCTTGAAGCGCAAGACATACAGTTCTTAAGACTATCACCAGAGGACCAGAAAAAGGCTGTAATTAACGCGCTGAGAGTTGGAATACTTTCTCCCATGAAAGATTTATCTCATAATGCTATTCATTATCAGGACATTAAAGACGTTCCGCCTGATGAGAGCGATCCCGAAGTGTATTTGGAAGAAATGCAAACCTTAAGAGAGCAATGGAATCGTGACCGTGATTTATTCCACAGAAAACACCCATTTGGAATGAAAGAAGAGCAAGGGATGCTTTTCGGTGATCAAGAATATGAACGCCCAGAACGAGAAGAAATGTATTGGCAAAAGTACCCCGGATACATTCACGATCATGTTAATTCTATTGCTCAACTTGGACAGGCGGCAGATGCCCTAACAGATTTAGCAAGAGAAGATTTTGAACAGACTGGTGGAACTGGAGAATTGTGGCGCGAGGGCTTAAGAAACTTTGATATTAAAGGTGTAAATAATAAAGTGGCTTCTTTTGCGTGGCTTCTTCTAGCACCAAAGAGTTCTGAACTGGCAACTGTAGATCGTCACATGATGAATTTCTTAGGAAGGCCTGATTTTGTTCCTAGTACCGATTCTCAGTATGACGCATACGAAAGTCAACTAAAAGAAATTAAAGGTCAATATCCTGAATATCACAACATGCCGCTTGGAGCATTTCAGTGGGGAGTTTGGGATAACGTAAGAACAGGTCCGGGTACTCACCAATTGCACGACTCTCTTAAACCAATTGACTTTAAACCATATTGGGAAACCAAATGGGAAAAAAGAGTTAAGAAGCCTAAGCCTCCAAAATCTATTGAAGCCCCAGAAAATCAAATGACTATTTCCAAAAAATGGAGAAATAAATGAGTTTATCTAAAGTACCTAAGAGTAGGCTAGGCCCGCTAAATATTGGAAGTGCCGATATTGGAACCGCTGGGCTTCCCGCTTCTGTTATCTCAGCAGGATCTGCAACAAGTGGTCAAGCATTAATATTTAATGGAACTGCTTACGTTCCTACCTCTATTCCCTCATTTACGACTTTTGTTGATTCAGAGGTTCCAGTTGGCACCAAGAATAGCACTAACACCACTTTTACGTTAGCAGGAACCCCAACACCATCTGCCAGTCTTCAACTTTACGTCGGCGGGCTTTTAATGTCTCCGGGGTCTGCTGGGGATTATACACTATCTACCAATACAATTACAATGTCTGTTGCCCCCGGAGCCAATGACGCTATCTATGCTTTTTATAGAAGGTAATATAAATGTCTACTAATCCTCTTATTCTAAGAACGCCCATAACGAGAAAAGTGCAAGATCTTAATGGTAATGCTATTTCAGGCGCGACAGCATCAATTATAACAGTGCCCGGATCGGTCACTGCGATGATCTACTCAGGAGAGACTGGCGCAGGTACGGTTTCTCAACCACTTATCTCAAATGCTGATGGATCATTTACTGGCTGGCTTGAAATTGGTTTATATGACATAACTATTTCTTCACAATATGGATCTGCCACTTCTCGTTATTATGTAAATCACCCACAACAATCATTGCTTCAAGGTGATAGCCCCGACGATGAAAACTTTCAGATAAGAGATGATGGAGATGTTGAACCTCGCTTAAGTATTGATGCTGGAGGTACTGTTGAGTGGGGTTCGGGTTCAGTTGCTGAGGATACAAACTTATACCGCGCCGGTTCTGCCCAACTTAAGACAGACGGAGCCTTTATCGTTGGTACGAACCTTAATGTAGGAGGGGACGATTTGGCGCTCTTAGTCAAACTTAACAAAGAGGTATTTGGATAATGGCATCTATTAGCAAACTCTTACTATCTGGTTCTACAAACGGAAGATTTATTCAGATTACTGGAACTTCAACCGCTGCTGCAAATACTATTCATACTGCTGTTTCTGGAACCGCAAATATTGATGAACTTCACATTTTTGCAACAAACTATCACAGCACCGATGCTACTCTTACTTTAGAATACGGCGGAACTGGCGCAAATAATGAAGTAAGTTTTGTATTGCCAGCCAATGTCGGTTTGATTGAAATCATTCCATCGTTTCTTCTTCAAAATGGACTTGTTGTTAAAGCATATGCCAGCGTAGGATCTGTTATAAACGTTGGCGGATTCGTGAATAGGATTACGGCATAATGGGCGCTCCAATTGTAGTAAATACCGTTAAGGTCCAAGGAACAGTTACTGCGAGCGGCACAACTCCAATCGTCGGTACTGTTTCTCAGAATGCAACATGGAACGTAAATGCCATTCAATCCGGCAACTGGAATATTGGCGGAACTGTTAATCAAGGTGGTTCTTGGACAGTAACTGCAAACGTCGGTTCTGGAACTTGGCCCGTTACTGCTATTCAATCTGGCAATTGGTTTGTCGGCGGAACTGTAACTGCTACCAATGCTGCGGCAGGAGCCTTGTTTGTGCAAGGGACTACTACTGCAACTAATGCAGCCGGTGGCGCTTTGTTTGTTCAAGGAACAACAACAGCAACTATTCCTCAATCAGCCCCCGGATATATTGCTGGAACAGTAACAATTCCCGCCTCTGCTCCCGCATTTGTTTCGGGCACTACTACAGTAACTAATGCCGCAGCCGGGGCAATTTATACTCAAGGAACCGTAAGCGTTGCTGGAACGGCAAATACTATTGAGCGTGGTTCTGCTGTTGCTCATGGTTCTGCTGCGGTTTCTACTTCAGCACAGATTCTTGCAGCATCAGGAACAAGAAGAACTGCCGTATTAACCAACTTGGGCACAGATTATATATGGCTAGGAGCCTCTGGTGTAGCAACTGGATCAGGTTTAAGACTAGCCCCCGGACAGACTGCTGTTATTGACCGCGCTCCACAAGCCGCTATTCATGGCGTTGCTCAAAGTGGCACTCAAAGCGTTGCCTTCTTCACGGAGAGTGATTAAAATTGGCAATCCTCTCCACTTCTGCTAGCATTGCGACTCCCGGACTTCCGGTAGGTTCTATACAAGCATTTGCAGGAGCGAACGCCCCAACTGGCTGGCTAATATGTGATGCCAGCGCTGTCCGTCGTCAAGATTATCCGGATTTGTTTAATACAATAGGAACAACCTATGGTTCTGGAGATGGAAGCACAACTTTTAATCTTCCAGATCTTCGCGGGAGAATGCCAGTAGGTGCTGGAAATGATGGAACTGCTGCAAATAACGCATCGCGCACTCGTGGTGACAAGGGTGGAGACACCCGGCTGCAAAGCCACATCCACAACTACGGAGAGGTCACTACCTCTGGCGGGGCCGTTAACGCTGGCGGCGACATTATCTGGGCCGTAAGCGGGGGCAACGTCGTTGACAAAGCGGGGGCTGGCTACCTAAAGACAAAGGGCACGGGTTCAGGTTCCGGCGAGAACATGCCCCCCTTCCTCGTCACCAACTACATCATCAAAGCAGTAGCAGATATAGCAAGGGGTGGTTGGTATACTCAATCTAGTCCTCCTGTTGTTACTCAATTACCAACCAACCCTGCAATTGGTGAAGAAGTTTATTTATATGCTTCAACTGGTGGGGTATTGAATAAAAGATGGGATGGTACTCGTTGGCAATCGGTAAGTAGTGGATGGCAAAAAATAGGAGATTTTACTTTAAGCGGAACAACACTGTCCTACTCTTCTATTCCTCAAACGTATACTCATCTTCAAGTAAGATTTGTAATGGCCAGTTCAAGAAGTGGTTTCCAAAATACTGGAGGAAGATTTAGATGGAATGGTATTACGTCTGGTTATTCTCTTGGATATAGAATTAGTGTCAGTACAACGGTGACAAATGGGGCAACAAATGCAACGGACACTAGCGCATATCTAGGTCAAATTCCGTCAGGTTCTCGTCAGACTATAAATTGTATTACTAGAGGCATTATTGATTTCCCGCAATATTCCCAATCATATATGGTTAAAACGGCACACTCAACTTCGGCAGGATGGGATGGATATTCTGCACTTTCTGCTGTAAATACGTCGGTATGTTCTAATGATGTTGCTGCAATTACTTCTATAACCCTCCTTGATGATGCGGGAACAAATTTAACTGCTGAGTCTTCAGCAGAATTGTGGGGATGTGCGTAAATGGCCGTATTATCTAAAGTCGCAAACATTGCAGTTCAACCACAACCAGTAGGAGTCGTAGAGGCTTTTGCAGGAACTAATGCGCCCAACGGTTGGCTTATTTGCGACGGCTCTCAAATATCTAGAGCATTATATCCCGAACTCTTTAACGTTATTGGAACTACCTACGGTTCGGGGGATGGGTTTGCTACTTTTACATTGCCCGACTTAAGAGGCCGCACTATTGCTGGTAGAGATGGTGTCAATAATATGAATAATGGTCCCACCAATAGACTTACTTCTACTTTTTTTGGTGCTTCTGGAACTGCATTGGGGAATAGTGGGGGTTCTCAAAGTAATACCTTAACTTCTAACGAAATGCCATCTCACACTCACACTCAAAATGCTCACTCACACTCTGTTGAATCCCCCGGTGGACACAGTTGGGGAGCAAATTTTGGTGGTCTTTCAGGTGGCGCAACCTTTACTTTCTCTCCATCTGGAGTTTTTGCAGGAGTTTATGGAGGTCAAAATCTTACTGCTATGGGGGTTACTGCTACTAATCAAAATACTGGTGGCGGTAATGCCCACAACAATACTCAGCCAACAATTATATTAAACTATATTATTAAAGCAGTTAGTGAACTTCCTCGGGGTGGATGGTATAATAGTTCTACACCAGAAGTTATTACTTCCTTGCCAACTAATCCATATGAGGGTCAAGAAGTATATTTGCAAGAAACAGTAGCCGGGACAACTTACCAAACAGCAAAAAGATATAGTGCTGGAACTTGGTACAATACTGGAGCGGTTTCTAAACCTTCATGGGTTGCGCCCACATTAATAAATGGTTGGGCAAATCATGGAGCAGGTTTTGACACTGCTGGTTATTTAAAAACTCCAGATGGAATTGTTATGCTTAAAGGACTGTTAAGTGGTTCAAGTAAAACATCAGATATTGCTTTTGTTTTACCAACAGGTTTTCGACCTTCAGCAAGAAAACTTTTTCCAGCAACCTCCGGAGAACCTTGGACAGTCTCAAGAATTGATGTTGATACTAGTGGCAATGTTTATGCCTATAGAACTGGAAACACTTGGGTTGGATTAGATGGTGTTAGTTTTTATGCAGAGGTTTAATAATGGGTAATTTATCAGCATTAGCAAACAACGTAGTCCAAACAACTCCTGTGGGTGTCATAGAAGCCTTTGCAGGAGTAAATGCCCCTGCGGGTTGGTTGTTCTGCGATGGCTCTGCTATATCTAGAATTCAATATCCTGAATTGTTTTCTGCTTTAAGCACAACATATGGGTCAGGAGATGGGTCAACAACATTTAATATTCCTGATATGAGAGGACGCATTCCAGTAGGAAAAGGCACCCATACTGATGTGGCTACATTGGGAAATAATGAAGGCGCTTCTCTTGCTAATCGTAGACCCAAGCACCAACATACGGTATACTTTTCCGACCCCGGCCACCAACACGCTGGCGACTATAATGTTGCGGGAGTTGCGGGATCTAATCAATCAAATCCTGCTCTTGCTAATACAGGTACATCATATACCGCGACAAGATCTGCAACAACTGGAATTAATATTAAAGTTAACCCAGAAGGAGCATCTTCTTCAACATCTCCTACGGATTCTCCCCCTTATTTGGTAACAAATTATATTATTAAGGCCGTTGCTGATTTACCGAGGGGCGGGTGGTTTTATCAAAATCAACCTCCTGTTGTTACTCAACTTCCTTCTAATCCTCAAATTGGAGAACAAGTTTATCATCTAATTTCAGGTAAATATATTCAAAAAAGATATAATGGATCAAGTTGGGATGAGTTTTCAATCAACACTTCTAGTTTACCCGCAGGATCAGTTGTGCAAGTTGGAAGATACGGCTGGACAAACGAGACTAGCGTAAACGGCTCTGGTGCAGGTTGGGTAAGTGCAACAAATTCTTCATATACATTCACTCCACAATTTTCTAATTCAACTATTTTAATTCAGTTTGAGTGGGCAATGGCCCCTTACCACCCCGGTCAGACCTATGCAGGTATGTCCTGCCGTGGGCTTTGGGGCGGAAGCGTCGTGACGGTACAAGGGCAGACGCATGAGGTTTACGTTGCAACGGGGTCTAACGCTGACCTTTACAGCCGTACTGTCAAGTCAATCTCATTTACTGCAAACACAACTAACCCGACCGCAATCACAACGCAGATTGCTGTTTATCTTGCAACTACTAATGGTCGTCTAAACCAAAGCGCAAACTGGGCTTCTTACTACACTGTTTGGGAGATAAAGGGATGATAGATAAATCAATTGGGATTAGTGAAGCACTCGCCTCTCTGCGACCAAACAACGCTTTTGCTGTTTTTGATAACCAGTATGAAACTGTGGAATGGTTTGGCCCAGACAAAATCCCAACTTTAAAAGAGGTTGAAGAAGAAATTGAACGTTTAAAAAAAGAAAAAGAAAATGCTCAATATCAGCAAAAACGAGCCATTGCATATCCATCTATTATAGATCAATTAGATATTTTATATCATGAAGGTTACGATAAATGGAAAAAAGTAATCAAAGAAGTTAAGGATAGGTATCCTAAGCCATGACCTCTATATCAGATACAGAAGTAGTTAATGCGCCCGGTGGATTGGTGGAGTTGGGGTACCAGTCCACGGATCGCACGAACGTCGCCGTTTCTCAGACAACTCAGGCAAACGCGACTGAACTTGTCTCAACCACAGTCATATGCGACGGCAGCCCAATCCTTATTGAGTTTGAGTGCTGTATTGCCTGCGCCACAGGTGAGGGTGTGCAGATCGGTGTGTGGGTTGATGGTGTTTACAACTCTAACTTTGAGGCAAATACAAACAATCAGGTTCTTCGCCTTGCGTACGCTCAAAGCCGAAGGATTACCCCCGCTGCGGGCTCTCGCACTATTTCGGTTAGATGGTGGAGATGGACTGGATCAACCCTCCAGACATCCCTGACCGGTAATGCGGTCCTCCGCGTATCCAAGATCATCCAAGCCTCTCAATTGTTAGTAACTCAATCTAATGCGCCAATTGTTACAGATTTGCCTTCTAATCCTGTTGTTAATCAAGAAGTGCATCATTTGATTAACAATTCTTATTTTAATAAAAAATATAATGGGGCATCTTGGGTTAATATAAATGAACAACCCAGCGTAGAAATTGTTGCAGGCGCTGCTCAAACTGGCTTTGCATTAGAAACTTGGACTAAATTAACCTTTCCAAGCGCGACTGTGACAAACAACTTTGGGTTTACAGTATCTAATGGTACAATTACAATCCCTTCTAATTTAGGAGGACTGTATCATATATCAGGTCAATGTCAATGGGATGCAAACGGCTCTGGAGCAAGAATATTAACTTTTGCAGAATCGGGTAATAATAATGGAACGACCATTTCTGGCCCAACCGTAAATTCGTGGGCGTATATGAGAACTCCGGTTGATGGTTTAATAAGATTAACAGGAGGGCAATCATATTGTTTGTGGGGCATTAATACCGGGTCTGGGGCAAGTAGAGATTTAACAATTTCTTTTCTTGCTCAAAGATTTAATATCGTAAGGATTTCATCATGACTTCTATATCAGATACTAATGTTGTTAATGCTCCGGGTGGTTTAGTTGAGTTGGCTTATGTTGAAAAAATATCGAACCAGACAATCACAAATGGCGCGGCTGCTGCAATAGTCCTTGGTCCACTTTCCTTTGTTTCCGATGGAAGCCCTTGCATTGTTGATGTTTACGTTCCCCGCATTGATTCGGGGGCTTCAACTGATATATATTTCTTAATTGAAGTTGATGGAGTCTCACCTACTGTCGGACAAGGACGAATTTGGAACTGGACTCCTACTAGCGCGTGGAACAATCCCGCCAGCGCTCATATGCGAATTGCGCCCTCGGCTGGCGTTCACACAGTAACTATTAAAGCAGTTTCGATTGGGGCTAATGCAACTATTACTTGCGCCTCTGCCAACTGGACCCCCGCTTTTCTTCGCATTTCTAAAGTTATCCAAGCCTCTCAACTAATAGTACAAACACCAAATGCACCCCTAGTAACATCTCTTCCATCTGATGCAATAGATGGACAAGAAGTGAGATACTTGGCCGATAATACAAATGGCATCATATGGAATTTTAGATATAGGGCTGGATCTTCTTCTGCCAATAAGTGGGAATTTATAGGTGGGGCACCAATATCAACACAACACGATAATGGAACTCAATATACATTAACTCACGCGGCTGGCTCTTACTCTGATGTTCTTACAAAAGCCGTTCCCCTTGCGGGAGATTACTTAATAAATGGAGCGTGTTTGCTTACAACTACTTCCGGTAATGATGCAATTATTTGTATTAATACAACTACTTCTAGAAATATTAATTATTATGTGGCAAGAATGTCAAACGCCGCATCTCAATATGAAAATGGAAATAGAACTATTGTACTTAGCGGGTTGGCTGCAAACACAACTGTTGCTCTTTCCGATTACCACGTTGCTCAAGGGAGCGGCTCAACAGTTGGAAATGCAAATCTTGTAATAACCCCAATAAGAGTGAGCGCATAAATATGACTTCATTATCAGAAAATACAGTAGTTACTACTAGTGGTGGATTGGTGGAGTTGGGGTACTCGCAGATTACGAGCAGCGTAACCGTTGGAACGTCGGTTACTAACGTCAGTAGCGTGCTTACGGTTGTTTGCGACGGCTCTCCAATTCTTGTTGAGTTTTTTGCGCCGTCAGGCCGATGTTGGTTGGGCGGCGACAACTTGACAATTTCCCTGTTCGAAGACGGAACACAAAAAGCGAGTCCGTGGGGAGAAAGCCTAGCGCAATCCGACCTGACCGCCGCTCCAGTTCACTTGCAATACCGGCTTACACCGTCTGCTGGTTCGCATACTTATCAGGTAAAAGCAGTATCGTCGCTTTCATCAACGCAGCAAATACGCGCAGGTTCAGGTGGGGCAGGTTCCCCCGCCTATGCCCCCGCCTTCCTCCGCGTATCTAAAATAATCCAAGCCTCTCAATTCATAGTTCCATTAGCATCAACCCCATTAGTAACATCATTGCCAAGCACAGGCAACATAGATGGTCAAGAAGTAAGATATCTTATTGATGATACTAGTGGAACAATGTGGAATCTAAGATGGAGGGCTTCTGCTAATAGATGGGAACCTATTTCTGGGTTTGAGAACGATAGAAATAAAATTATTAATGGAGCCATGCTTGTTGATGAAAGAAGAAGAAATTCTGCGGCTAATTCTCAAACAGATGTTTTTGTTGCCGACAGATTTAGATTTTATGCAAACGGCGGTGGTAACGCTAATGTTCAATGTGTGACTAACGATGGACCTGCTGGAATATCTACAAACTCAGCCAAAATAACAGTTGCAACTCAAGACACTTCGCTAGCATCAGGCGATTATTATCTTTTAAGGCAGAATATTGAAGGATATGATGTTCAAGATTTAGGCTTTGGAACTTCAGCAAATAAAATTGTAACTTTATCTTTCTATGTAAAATCCAGCGTTACAGGAACATTTGGTGGCTCATTTAAAAATGACGCATTGAATAGATCCTATACCTTTTCTTATACAATTAATGCTGCAAATACTTGGGAAAGAAAGATTATAACTTTCACAGCAGACAATACTGGAACGTGGGAAAAGACGACAACAGGTGGATTGATAATTAATTGGTCACTAGGCCACGGATCTTCATTTACAACTTCAAACATAAACACATGGGAAAGCGCTAATTATAATCAACCGTCTGGATCAACAAACCTTATGGCAACCGCTGCGGCTACTTGGCAATTATCCGGGGTACAATTAGAGTTAGGTCCAACAGCAACTCCTTTTCAACAAAGAACGTTTAAACAAGAACTATCTTTATGTAGAAGGTATTTTTTGAGAAATGATTCTATGGTCTATGCCGATGGTAATTCTGGTAACGGCACTGTTGCCAGAACTGGAGCAATTTTTCCAACGAGAATGAGAACAGATCCAGTAATTGTTTTATATAATAGTACATATCTTGGTGGTAGTGCTGGAAGTGTTTATGTATCAAATACAAATTCAGGGTATGCAATGACTGCTGGAAACATTACCCATGATGGTTTTTATACTGTGGGAAATACTAGTGGAATACCCAGTAGCGGGTATACTTATGGATTTTCTTACACAGCATCAGCAGAAATATCTTAAATCCTTCTTTCTAACCACACACTTTGCTTTAATATAAGAAGAAAATATCTTTTATGCGCGTAAAAGAAAGGAAATACTTAAAATGAAAGAATCAGCAAGAATGGGTGAGGCTAGCGTAATTGGCGCTAATTATGAAACTCACCAACCAATCCAGTGGAAAGCCCGTTGGAGAGTTGAAAAATATCATGGCGAAGATCTAAGCCAACCTTATGAAGTATTTGAAAAAGAGGGCAACCTTCTCATGCATGGTGGGGCTTCTTGTATTTGGGAAACTCTTATCGGAAATGGTAATGCATCAAGCGGTCAAACTCTTACTTACTTTAACAATGCTAACGCTCACATTGGAGTAGGCAATGGAACTGTTGCCGCTGCTGCAACTCAAAACGATTTGCAGGCTTCTGGTGGTACTGCAAACCAAATCCGTAAGGCTATGGATTCAACTTATCCACAACACTCAGACGGGACTGGTGCAGGAGCCGGTACAATTACCTTCCGTTCAACATACGGAACCGCAGATGCCAACTTTCACTGGTATGAGTGGGGTGTATTTAATGGCTCATCTGGCGGAAGAATGCTTAACCGTAAGCAAGAAGATCTTGGATCAAAGACTTCTGCTTCAACGTGGACTTTTTCTGTATCACTTTCATTAGCCTAATGCAAATTAGCCTAAAACAAATCAGTTACCCGCTTCGGCGGGTTTCTGTGTTTATACGGCACATAATAGATAGGTGATCTAATGTCAACTAATTTTACATTTATTGATGATGCAATTACTATTCCTTACAAGAGTGTTCAGTCTTCAGATTCTGTAACTTTTTCAGAATCAATTGCTTCATTTATAATTGAGCCGCCCTTTGATTCCGCCTCTTTTGCAGAAAAAGTAACGCTTGATGTAAACTTAGACCTATCTGATTCTGCTTTAGCATCAGATACGGTCCTTTCTATTACTTTTGATAGTGTTGATTCTGCCACAATACAGGATTTCATAGGTACATTTATTATTACCGTACCTGATGAAACTATTCACTTTACAGACAAAATAAGTATATCTCTTGTCTCTGAAGACTCAAGTTCTTTTGCAGATGTTGCTACAATTGAGATATTTATTGAAGACTCATTAACACTTTCTGATTTTGTAAATTCAATAGCACTTAGACAATCTGATGAAGTTGCAGCAACTGATCTTGTGCAAAGCATTTCTACTTTTGTACAATCAATTGATCTTGATCAGACTTTTATAGAATTTAGTGGATTCATAATAGCAGATGGCCCCGGTCTTGATCACATGCATTGGAACGATGAGTTTGATTATCAATTTATTCAAACTACACTTTCATCTTTAGATGATCCCATCCTCTCAGAAGATACTCCTGATATATCTATCCCAGTTGTTGACTCTGGTGACATATCAGAATTTATATCTCTTGCGTTGATTGCGGAAGATAGTCTATTTATTACCGATACACTTTCTTCTCTTGGGATTTCAGCATCATCTACTGATCAATTTATTTATCAAGAAGCATTTAATCTTGCAACAGATCATAGCGCTTTAGATTCTTTAAGTTTTGAAGATAACCGCACGCTAGAAGCAAGTCCAATTGGAGTAGAAAACATTCAACTTGGAGAGAGTATTACTATCACAGTGTCGGTAGCCGATTCAGGCCACTTAACAGAAATTGTTCAAAACTCTTTGAATAGTTTAGATTCAATTAATTTAATAGAAAACAAAATTATTGGAGCAATCGCTTCTGATGTGTCAATTCTTTCAGATTTTGTAAGGATAAATGCAAACGCTACTAGTAAAGATTCTGCAAATCTAACAGAATCGGATAATAGAATATCTCTCATTGGTCTTCAAAGAGGAATATTGACAGAAATACCATATTATGATGCTGATTATGCAAGATTAGATCATCTATTCTTAATTTCTGAAATTACAAGTGCTTCTATTCTTAAAGAGGATGACGATCAATTCTTTGTTAGTGAATTGACTAGTGCTATAGCCCTGAATGGCCTCCAATTGATTACATTTAAAGAAAAAACAGGTATTGGTAAAGCCGCCCCCCTCGTATTGAATATTAATGATAACTCAACCGTACATGGAACCGCGACGGGAGACATAATTAGCATTTCTGTAGGTGGTACAGAACCTGTATTGTTGTAGTTTCCTGATAATAAAGGGTAGATCTTCATAACAAGGAGTTAAAGTGTCTGATTTCGCATTTAGAATGTCCAGTTTGGATAGAAAACTAGCCATTGGAGAGATGGTTAGTCCCGCAGATAGTGGTTATGACCCAGAGGCATACGAATATCCGGATCCTCTAGAGCGCCCAGAGGCGTTTATTCAACAATATTTACAAGATTACAATCACGAAAAAAGAGCCAAAGAAGAAAATGGCGAAGATTGTTCTGAATTAGACCACTTTAACTCATGCTTTATGGATTTTTTGCACACTTGTTCAGATTCTGAATTAGGAGAAGAAGATCTTCCCGGAACTCATGAAATTATTTCTCTTCTAGGCTCTCCCAAAACAAATGGAATTAGCAGTTTTAGGATGGGAGAGAATAAAACCGCCATTGCTCCACTTCTTGCTGCGGGAGGAATGCTTGCATCAAGAGTCCTTCCTATGGCCGGTAGACTTCTTCCTTTTGCTCAAAAAGGTTTGCAAGCAGCAAAAGGTGGTTTAGGCTCGGCTCTTAAGGGCCTTGGTATTGCTAGTTTAATTCCCGGTGGTGGGGGCGGTGGAGGAGCCGTTGGAGGCGCAGCGCCGGTACAAACTACAGATTGGGATCTAAAAGGCCCTCAGCCTACTTATGCAAACAATCGTTATGAAATGCCATATCAGCATGTTGAAGACAACTTGATGTTCCAATCTGCAACATCCCCCGGACCTAAAAAGAGAAATGAAGACATTGAAACTCTTAGAGCGCAAGTTATCGCTGCTCTTAAGGCTTGGGCAGATTCTGGAGAAGCAGAGAATAGAGCAGAATGGTGGGTTTATTTTAGTTATGCTCACGAAGCCAGCACCATTGCTGAACTTCAGACTATTCTCACCGCAATCCCAGCAGATTACCACAATGCCGTTATGACAAGCCCACTCCCCGCTGGAATCGCTCCAGAAGAAGGTAATAGTGGACTTCCAGACGTAACAGATCCAGCAGAAGGTAGTGCTTCTATTGCTAATCAAGATGAAACTCCAAGCCCGGTGCCAATTGAGGGCGCTGGAACTCCTCAGAAGATGCCACAAGGACAGGGCCTCATTCCCGGAGCGATGGCTTCCCACGATGAATTGAAAATCAGACCAATTTTTGCTCAAACTGAAGAATCTTTATTTGAAGATTATGCAGAAGAAGACCGTCCAGTTTTAGCAAAGGTTGCTAAATACCTTGAATCTGGCGCACACGAAGAGCAGATTGTAAATGAACTTTCTCCCGCGTTTGGATTAGAAAGAACAATTTGGGCAATTGATCAGGCTCAAAAGGTGGCAAATAGCGACCCTTTAGTTGATCCAGCAGTTGCAAACTTGGGCGTTGAGTGGAAAACTTCAAACTTTTCAGAAAGAAATTTTATTGAAGTTGGAAATTGGATTGCTGAAAACCATCCAGAAGTAGTTTCTGATAGAAAAGAGATGGGATTTGCAACAGACCCTTCTTCTTTAGGAAAAGATTTCTTAGAAGAAGAAGGTGAGTGGGAATTTAAAGAACTCCTTGATTGGGCAAGAGGTATTGTTCAAGAAGAAGCAGGATTCCCCGCCAAGGGTGAGCATGTTGGCCAAAATGAAGATGAAAAAATTAACCAACAAGCAGATTCTAATTTAATCACTCCTCAACAAGAAAAATGGGCTCAAGACTCCTCTATGTTGTCAAGACTTATGGCCGAAGAAGAGCGTTTAACTAATCTTATTTTAGAAATGCAAAGCGAAGGCGCTCCAATTGAAAGAATTTCTTTAATAGATAAAGAACGAAAGAAAGTCAAAGACTGGATTGCTGAAGAAAGAAGCAAACAAAAAAGTTCATCTAGTGAAAAAAGTGCTGACTATACTGCTATGCCAAATACCGGCGCTGGTATGTCTAATGCTGGATGGAATGCTAGTCCACAAAATGTTGGATTGCCACCAAATCCTTTACAATTAACAGAATTAGAAAAGCAGCAACAAGAGATGGCACAACTTTCTCAAATGTATCCTAATGTACCCCCAGAAATGGCTAAAAAATGGTTAAATGCTCAACAAGCACCCCATCCCAACAGCCAGTCTCCAATCTCTCCAGCCGGTCAGAGGGCAAATCCAGCAGCAGCAGGCCTTCCCTCTGCAACAACTGCAAAAGTAGCCGCATGGAAGGATACTAAGGGAAATTTATTAGAAAGGGGGAAGATCTACAAGATGACTTCCCCCGAGTATCCCGTTCCTGATTTTGTCAGGGTAATTAATAATGGTCCTAAAAAATTAGATATTCACTTAAGCGGATCTGGAGTAGAGGTTACTTTAGATGAAGATAAGATGAGAACTTCTAAATATAAGTTTGAACCAATAAAGACCTCTTCTTTAGATAAAGAGGCTTATTACATTGATGGATACCATGCAATCATTTCTGTTCACAATCCAGAGACAGGAGAATATCATACAGAAGTTTCTCCTAACGATAGAAATGGTCATTTAGACGTTCTTTATGATCAAGCATTAAAAAACAAATCATTAGCAAAAGCCAATGATCAAATGACGATTGGAAATCTTTATAACGATCATACCGTCAGAGGTCTTTATAATCCTCAAACTAAACATTTAATTCACTTAAGTCACCCAGCCTATAAAGATGAATTGAGTGAAGATGAAAGAACCAATCTAAAAGAATTTTGGTCAAATGCTATGGAAGGGGCTGGATTAGCCTTATCTGGATATAACGTCTATGGCGAAGAAGATAAAGAAGATCAAAAACTGGAAGTTCCTTGGGAAATACAACAAAGGGCGATGAGACTTATGAGAGAAGAAGATGATCCAACAAGAGGACATTGGCTAGAAGACGAGCCTTGGCAAAAGGGTAAAACAAAAGAAGAAATTGAATATTGGAACCGTGCTGCCAAATGGAAGCCTATAAATAAAACTGCAAACCTGTCAACCTCACAGCAGAGAGAGTTAATTGATGAACAGGGAATTGCTAGAAATTTAGATCGTCTTAATCTAGAAGGCACACATTATCCAGAACTTGCAAATTTTGAACAAACTGCTACAATAGAAGAAGATTCATATCAACTTCCCACTGAAGATCAAGATTTGTTTTTATAAAAGGTAATTATGGATTTCTTAGATCCAGAAGAGAATTTAGAGCAAGAACAATCCCCAATTTTTCAACCCTGTGTTGGGGATGGTTTGATGAAGTTGAAGACAAACTCCCCAGATAATCCTATTTATATCTGGAGAGTGATCCTCACGGGGAAAGATATTAAAAAAGTTTGGCCCGAAAAGATTCAAGGAGATTGTAAACATAACGATCTCTATTGGGCCATAGATTTTAATAAAAAATTAATCACGCTATGCAATGAGTGTGATAATTTCGCATACGGACATAAGGTAGAAGAAAATGAATGATGAATATGTTGTTACTTGTAAGGTTTGTGGTAAAATAGATCCAAAGGACTGTAATAGGGCAGACTGCCCAATGGAAAATTATTTTTGGTCACTGGATGAAGAAAAATATGACTGATCTAGAAAACTCAACAATAGAAGACAATCCGTTTATAAAACTTTCTAAAAAAGTTTTAATAACTTTAGAAAATTTAATTAAACAAGACGATATTGCGATACCTATTCAGTTTGACACAATGCTTGAACTTTCTGTTGCTGCTCTAGTAGATGCTCAAGCATCTGGAGAGGTTGACTTAGTAGAAATTTTTTATTTCAATAAAGAGTTTTCTTTTGACTCACTTGTTTTCCAAGAAGGTGGAGAACACACTCTGCATGATATACTTGCACAAATTGTGTGTTTTAGATTGATTGATATGATTAAAGAATTTTTAAATCACATCAACATTTCATATACAACAGAAGAATCTCTTTCAGAAATTATAAGTGAATAAAAAAATAGAAGATTTTCCAAATTCAATAACTAAAGTTTCGCCCCGTGGCAAAGTATATACAGTTGCTGGGGTTGGTTATCCCTTGTGTGATCCTTTTTGCGATTGCCGAGGGTTTTCTTTTCGTGGGGACTGTTCCCATTTACAAGAAGTGAGAAAAAATTATGGATACGACAGAAATTTATCAAAAAATTAGAGAATTACAAGATCTTAAAGATTCAGTAGAGTCGGACATTAAAAAATATAAGAATATGTTGGATTCAGAACTTTTACCGGAAAGGGATCCAGAAATAAAAATTATTGAAGTGCCTGAGTACATAGAAGATATCGGAGAATATCTTTCTCAGCGTTACCCAACTTTTGATTTAGTTTCGTTAGATCAAAGAACAGCAAAAATTAAAGAAAAGGAAGCATTTGTTCCAAAAAAAATTGTTTTTGAAAACGGGGCGCAATTTTATAGAAGGATTTCTCACGGCAAACCGACTATCAATACAGATCTTTTACAAAAAAATTACCCTTCTTATTTTCAAGAAATAATTACCCTTGTTCCAGAAATTGATGAACAAAAATTAAACAATAAATTAGAAAATGATCCTGATTTTCTAAGGGTGATAGAAGAAGTCTTAGAAATGACCAGACCTTCTGTTGCTCTTGTTGCTACGAAACCAACGGAGGAATAATGAAGGTCTGTGTAATAGGCGCTCCTAAGTCTGGAAAAACTAAATTTGCTAAAACACTAGCAAAAGATAAAAACTTAAATCTTCTTGACAATCTTCCCCAAAAATACATAAAAAAGACCGGACTGGCACTAGGTCATATATCAGACTATCGCGTTGATATGATGTTTATGGGAAATATTCTTGAAAACGAATATAAATACAAAGATGAAGGATATGTAATTACATCCAGTTCCCTCTACACTTTGGCTCATTTTGTTTTTAAGGCCAATTTTGTGGGAGATGATGATGAGAGAATGGTTAGACTTTTATGGCCTAGCGCATTGCTGAATCAAGTAATCAATGACTCCCTGTGGTATGATGAGATATATTACTTGCCATACAAGGGCAAAGACGAAATTAATGCCGCAATAGACAAGGCAATTCGACAAGTATTTTTTGACCAAAAGATTAATGATAGGATAATCAGAGTTGAGTAAGATTATTTGGAGAAGCATCCCAAGCACAGAATATGAAACTCTCTGGAAGAGATTTCCAACATTAAGAGCAAAGGCAAATCTTTGCCCAACTTGCAATGACACTGGCCTTTATTTCTTTGAAGGCAATGAGAATGAATGTGACTGCGATATCCAAAAGGGGCTTCGCAGACACTATCTATATGCAAATATTGGCATCAGGTATCATTCCCTGTCTTTTGATGATCTTTATGAAGAGAAAGATGAACTCAGAATTTTTCTAGAGGATTATATAAATAATTTCGATTTCAATTCTCGCTATGGCCGTGGCCTCACGTTCTTTGGACCTCTTGGAACAGGCAAGACCTTTGCTCAAATTTTGATCTTAAAAGAACTTGTTAAGCAAGGATATAAGGCGTGGTTTGAGTCATTCACTAGTGTTGTTGATAGGTATAGCAATGGCGAGAATAAGGTTGCGCTTATGGAAGCCGTCCGGTCGGCTGAAATTTTTGCTCTTGATGAGGTTATTGAGCCTATGTCTGTTCGCCAACACGAATTCTTTTCTGATGTTTATGAAGCGGTTATCCGATACCGCGTGGAGAACAGCCTACCGACCCTAATTGGTACAAACCTATCTTCAGAAGAACATGAAAAACTTTATCCTAGAGTTTGGAGTCTTCTCAACATGGTGCAGATCCCTGTGCTAGTATCTGGTACAGACGTTCGTGCGTCTACAGCAAAAGATGTTGTTAACATGCTAATTTCTAACAAGGAAGTCCGACCAATCAAATGAGTGTACTTGATCTTGATAATGAATTTGTTCAGCAGGCTCTCGTACCTGAAAATCTAGTCGAACTCAAGGCCGCTGGTGTTGGCCCTAACATGATTAAGGATTCAAAACTGCGCCCACTTGTGCAGTTTATCTTTGACTATCTCCATGACTACGGTAAGCCTCCGAACGAGACTACCATTAATAGCGAATGGGAAATTGTTCGAACTGGACCAACGGTTGATCCTCATTTTCTTGCCGATAAACTTAAGATGCGCTATGTGCGCTCTAAGCATAAGGAGATTATTGAGGAACTTGCTGACACTAAAGATCCCAATGATTTTGTTGATGCGCTAATTTCTCGCGCACACGAAGTTTGGTCTCAGGTAAGCAGCAAGAAGCATATTCTTGCTTCCGAAGACTACAAGGAACTTATTGAAGAATTTAAGATTTATGCAGAGAAGAATGAGCAGGGTGCTACTTATGGCTTCCCGGATGTTGATGAACACACTGGCGGTGCGGGACCGGGGCACTTGACTTTTTTTGTTGCACGCCCAAAGCGCTTCAAGTCATGGTTCCTTCTCAACGCTTTTGTTGAGCAGCGCCGTCAGGGCCTCATTCCGGTTTTGTTCACCCTAGAACTTACAGAAAAGGATATGTATAAGCGCCTTATGTGTCTGGTCAGTGGGGTGAGTTACACCCGGATGGTTAAAAATTCTCTAATGCCGTCAGAATGGAAGCAGATTGAAGGTGCTATGTCTGAGTTTAACGCTCTTGGTCCCGCATACATTATCCATCCCGGATTTGAGGATCGTAAGGTTTCTAGTTTTGTCCTTGAGTCCGAGAAGGTTAATGCTAATGTTGTTTTGGTTGATCAACTTTCGTTCATTCATCCCGAGAAGAATGTTGGTCGTTCTGATGAAAACACAAAGTCTATTGTTCACGCTTTGAAAGTTGCAGCAACCAAGCAGGAAATTCCTTATATTTGCGTTTGTCAGTTTAACCGAGAGGCTGCTCAGTTGGAGGATCTGGCTGGAGCAGATAAGATTGGCCTATCTCGCTCAATTGAGGAGACCGCTGACCTCCTTGTTGCTCTTCACAGAAATGAAGATGAGGCAGACCTAAACATTGTCAGGATGAGGATTCTAGAAGGCCGTTATTGTAAGAGTAACGCTACTTGGGGAATCAAAGTAAACCTACAAAATAAGACACAGTTCACATTCAATGGGCCGATTGTTTCAAGAGCGTCGGAATAAACTTCCGATAGAACAAATTGTTAAGGACACCCACGACGCGGAATTCTTTGAGGATTCACGCGGCGAGTTGTGGTGTCCTTGCCCATTCCATAATGATAAAAACCCAAGTTTTAGCATTAATGTAAATCCCACCTCTTTGAAATATGGTCTTTACCATTGCTTTGCTTGTGGTGGTGGAAATGTGGTTAACTTTGTTCATCAAATAAAAGGTTTTGATTCTTATGAAGAAGCCGAGCGATGGATAGAAGATAAATATTTAAACGATATTGATGATGAGTGGAATAAGGAAGAATTCCTTAAGATGGTTGATGATTCAGAACCTATCCCAGTATCTTTAGTCGAAAAAGAATTTCCAAACTATGAAATATCTAGCATTCCAAACAAGCATCCGTGGATGTACAAACAGGGTCTTAACGACGAAGCAATAGAACATTTTAGAATCTCTTATGATCAAAACAGAGAGGGGATTATATTTCCCCACTTTGTTGCGGGCAAGGCAGTCGGGTGGCAAATCCGAGACTTGACAGGAGAGAAGAAGGCTAAATACCTTAATACTCCAGATTTCCCCAAAAGTGAAACGTTATATCATGGAGATTGTGAATGCCACGATGATTCAAATTATGTAATTGTTGTTGAATCTCCCAAAACGGCAGCAATTATGTGGGGAGTAGGATACCGCAATGTCGTTGCCACTTTTGGGGCCTCTATCAATCAAGATCAGATGAGAATGTTGTGGAGATATGAAAACGTTTTTCTATGGTTTGACAACGATGAGGCAGGAGCAAAAGCGACTCGCACGGCCCTTAATTTATTGAAGGATCATTGTGAAGTTTACATTGTTCCCCCTGTAAGCGTTCCAAAGGGTGATCCCGCCGACGTTCCTTTTGAGGAATGGGAGAGTTATCTTAATAGAGCGCAATACTATATCCATTGGAGGAAATAGTGGCTTTTACAAAATTTACTAGTTCTGAATCTATTGAAGTCGAAACTGAAGTTGTACAAAATTACTTTAAGCGTGTTGGTAAGGTTGTGTATGATCAGTTGACTAAAGAAGAAAGAGAAGAACTTAACCAAGAACTAAATAAAAACAAATAATCTCATATGCTATAGTAAACCTATAAAGGCAAGTCATTAACACGAAGAAAGGTGAGACATAATGCCGACATTTAAGGGTGGAAGTAATCTAATTAAGCAGAAAAGTCAGGGTGGGGGAGGAACCGCTCGTTCTAAGCCAACTGACTTTATGCCATTCTTTTCTTTGAAGGATGGTCAGGAATCGTATATCCAGTTCTTTACTGATATTGAGGATGTACCCCTCGTTACCCTGCATCGTTTTGTTCAGGTTGCATGGGAGAAGGATGATGGTAGTATCGGTAAGGGATACCGCGATTTTGCTTGTCGCAAGATGGACGCTTGGGACGATGCAGACGGTAAGTGCGTTATTTGTGATGAACTCGGCCACGTTCCGAAGGAAAACTTTGCCGCTGTAGCGGTAGGTCTAGAGCCGGTCTTTGATTCATCTGCAAAGACTAATCGTATCTCAGATATCTCCTCATTTGAGGTTAAGGGTAATGAGTACACCACCAAGGATGGGACAACTATTTTCTATCCAGAGGTCGTTGTAGTTTTTCAGGCTGCACAGAACTTCTGGCAGCAGTTTGCCAGTCACAATGACCAGATCGGACCAATTACCGCAAATCCTTGGAAGATCATCCGTGAAGGAAATGACCAGTCAACGATCTATCACGGCTATGAAGTAGATAAGGCAGCCGACGTTGATTATTCTAATATGAAGATCCCGACGATTCATGAAGTTCTAGAGAATCTTGGATCTAAGGAGCGCTATGACACATACTTTGGCAATCCAGAGTTGTGGCAGAAGCAGCATCAGAAGTTTGTAAACAAGGAAGAGAGTAATAGTGGCACAGAAGTCCCCCGTCGCAGGGCGGAAGACTCAGAAGCAGAAGAGGATGCAGAAACTGCTTTCCAGCGCATTAAGCGACAGGCAGCAGGGCAGTCCTAAAAGCAAAAAGAGGGGGAGGCAAGACCTCCCCCTCTATCATTTATATACAGATGGTTCTTCTTCTCATATAACCCACGAAGGCGGGTGGGCTTATGTTATTTATTCTGAAGAGGGGTTTTTAACCCAAGATTATGGGTACGAACCTATCGCCACCAACAATAGTATGGAACTGAAGGCAGCCATAGAAGGTATTTGGCATTTAACTTCTCAAAAATGTCAAATCAATCTTTATTCCGATTCTGCCTATATGATTAATACACTAAGGCATGGTTGGTGGAAAGATTGGGAAAAGAATGGCTGGGTTAAGAAGAACGGAATCCCTACTCCAAATTCTGCTTATTGGAGAGAATTGACGTACTTATTAAAGTTCAATCCAATAGAATGCATTAAAGTTAAGGCTCACAGTGGCGACAAGTTTAATGACTACTGTGATAAACTTGCCAAGGAAGCCCGAATCACAAAGGGCAACGGCGAGATACATTATCAAATTTAAGAGAGGTTAAGTTGGCTGTACCACTTCATCAACATAGTCATTATTCTATTTTTGACGGTTATGCAACGATTGATGAGATTTTAGATCGGGTGAAAGATATCGGTTCAGATGCCGTTGCCCTAACGGATCATGGTACTGTGGCTGGCCACGTTGAGTTTTATAGAAAGGCAACCGAGCGGGGCATTAAGCCCATTCTTGGAATTGAATCTTACCAAGCAAGAGATGATCGTAAGGTACATCACAAGTCTGACCTTAAAGGCAATCGTCCAGAAAATGATCGTAGCCATCTTATTATTATTGCTTATAATAATAAGGGTCTTAACAATTTGTGGACCATTTCTACGAGGGCGTATCTAGAAGGCTTTTATCATAAGCCTCGCGTTGATTGGGAATTGCTTCAAGAGCATAACGAGGGGTTGATCCTTACATCTGCCTGCCTTGGTGGTAAGGTGTCTTCTGCGATTATGAAAGAGCAAAATCCAGAGGCCGTACTAGATCAATATCTAGAAATATTTGGAGACAGATTTTTTATTGAACTCCACACATATGACAGCGATACTCAACGTGAAGTAAATGGTGAACTGGTGAGGTTAGGTCAGAAGAAGGGTGTCCCTTTTGTGTACGCCACCGACGCCCACTATGCTTGCGCTGATCAGTATTGTAATCACGAAGCATTCGTTAATATGTCAATGCGTAAGAAGGTATCCGAATCTGAGCGCAATCATCCACCCTCTCTCTGGATTCTAGATGAGCAGGGTATCCGAGATGCACTTAGTTATCTGCCTAAAAGCATTGTTGAGGAATCCATTTCTAATACCCACATGATTGCGGATATGAGTGAGGTGGAACTCCCTACCAAGCGCAAGAGAATCCCCACATGGGGGCCTGAAGGAACTGATCGTTTTGTCGCTCTCGTTGAGAAGGGTTACTTTGACAAGGTTGCTGATCTTGACGATGATGGTCGCTATATGGCTCGCGTTGAGAAAGAGATGAGCGCTATCTTTGAGGCGGATCTTGTTGACTTCTTCCTAATTGAACATCTTGTAAACGACTATGCGGAGACAAGTGGAGTTGTCCGAGGACCGGGCCGTGGTTCTGTAGGCGGAAGCCTCGTAGCCTATTTGCTTGGGATTACAGATATTGATCCGATTCAGTACGGACTGATCTTTGAGCGATTCTATAACAAGGGTCGTGAGAAGGGTGGTCTGCCCGATATTGATACTGACTTTGCTATTGAAGACAGAGACAAGATTAAGCAATTTATGCGCGATACTTTCGGGGAGGACTGTGTAACCCATATCGGTACTGTGATGAAGTTGCATGGTAAGTCTGCCATTGAAAGAGTAGGCAAGTATCTAGAAGTGCCCATGAGAGATATTGAAGAAATTAAGATCATTATTGATAGCACGACGGATGCTGGCCTAATGGCTGATTGGGATGATGTTATGGAAGTCGGTGAACTTCAGGGTTGGATTGCTAAATACCCAGACCTATTCTCTCTTGCTGGAGACCTTCACGGACGCATCTTTGCTAGTAGTGTTCATGCTAGTGGATTTGTCGTGGGTGATGAGCCTCTTGCTGCTATTTGCCCTCTAAGAATTGATAAAAGCGCGGGCAAAAAGGAGGGGGAAATTGCAACTCAGTTCGATATGCATGAAATTGAATCCCTTGGATTCATGAAGTTGGATTTCCTTGCTCTTAAGAACCTTTCTATTCTAAAAGAGGCTCAAGGTCTTATTAAGAGAGATTATGACTTTGATCTAGATTTTAAGAAGATGCACCACGAACTTGATTTAACAGACAAGCCTTTTTGGGAACTTCTTGACCGTGGACTCACTGTTGGTGTCTTTCAGGTTGAGGATGGTGGTATTGCAAAGAAAATTGCTTCCAGAATGAGGTGCCGTAGTGTAGAAGATCTTGCTGTTCTCGTTGCTCTTAACCGACCCGGCCCCCTACGCGCTGGTTATGTAGATATGTATCTAGATCGTCGTGAGAGTGGTGGAGAGTTCGAAGTTCTTCATCCCTTTATTGCAGACATTGTGGAGGACACCTATGGTGTCTTTGTGTATCAAGAACAGGTCATCAGTCTCTTTACTAAGATGGGTTTTACTCTAGAAGAGGCAGATGATGTTCGACGCATCATGGGTAAGAAGAAAGTTAAGGAGATGGAAGAGTTCTATCCTCGTTACATGGAGAAGGCAACAGATCATATGGACGAAAAGAGCGCCAATGAGTTGTGGCAAGAACTTCTTGGTTTCTCTAAGTATGCGTTTAATAAGGCACACTCAGTTGCCTACGGGATCGTTACCTTATGGACTCTCTGGACAAAGTATCTCTATCCCGCAGAATACCTTCTCGCTTGTATCCGCAAGGAAGATAAGAGAGAAGATGTTCCACGTTTCATTGCAGAAGCCCAACGAATGGGAACTAAGGTCAATGCTCCAGATATCAATAAGTCTATGTATGAAACAGATATTATTGACGGTGAAATCTATCTAGGTCTAAAAGACGTTAAGGGTGTTTCGAAGGGAGCCGAGTGGGTTATTGAGAATCGTCCTTTTGATAACTTTGATCACATGATTGAAGTGCTAGAAGCGCAGAATAAGCAATTCCTGATTGATAAGAAGGCTGGCGAAACTGACGGCCCATCTCCTAAGCAACGTCTTGGTGCTAATAAGGCGAAGGCTCTATTTAATGCGGGCGCTTTTGATGCTTCTGAAGATCGGATAATTTCCAAGAGAGAGCGCCGTGAATTTGAAAAGGAATTGTTGGGTATTATCCTAACTAATGATGCTCCCAAGATTCTAGATAAATATAAAGAAGCAATTGAAGAAGAATGTTCAGACTACTCAGATCTACGCTCTGTAAATGGAAAACATATTGTTGCTGGTGAAATTAAATCAGTCAGGAAGACTAAAACAAAGAAGGGCCAAGATATGGCTTGGATTACAATGGAATATGGAGACCAGACAGTAGAGTTTGCAGCGTTTGAACAACAACTGTTTGCATTCTCTGATATACTAGAAGAGTGTATTCCTGTATTGGCCGTACTCAAGGTTACAAATAGAGGAGTTAATTTGGTGAGTTTGGAGGAACTCAGTTGAGTGAAGTTGAAGATATTCTAAAGAAGGCATCTAAAGAGTTTGGTTCAGACAATGTTAGAATTGCGAGTAATACAGTGAAGGTCGAAGCATCATCTTCAGGAATCCCCTCCCTTGATTATGCACTTGGGATCGGTGGGTATCCAAAAGGTGGAATCACTATGGTCTTTGGTCCAGAGAGTGTGGGTAAGTCTGTAATGGCCTACATGGCAGTTGCTGAGGCTCAGAAGAATGGTCAGTATGCTGCATATGTTGATCTTGAAGGTTCTTTTGATTCAGAATTTGCAAAACAATTTGGAGTAGATATTGATCGTTTAATCGTTACTACTCCAGAGTCTGCTGAAGATACTGCAAAGCACGCCGTACACTTTGCTCAAGAGGAGGCTCTTGGCATTGTAGTAGTAGATTCAATTGGTGCTATGGCGTCAGAAAGAGAACTGGATGAAGACGGTAAGAAGCAGGCATATGGTCAATCTGGAATTATTACGCAGATGGTAAAGCAATTACTTCCTCGTATTGCCAAGACTAAGCAGGCTTTCCTTCTCCTCAATCAAGTGCGAGATACTGCTAATCGTCAGGGGCTTCCGATTGTACACGCTCCCGGTGGTCACGCTCTCCATCATGCTTGCGCTGTAATTATTCAAGTCAAGAAGGGTGGCTCTGCTGGAGTTAAGAAGGCTACCATTCCGGGGGAAAGTGAGCCAGTTGAGATTGGTTTTCGCCCCGTAGCAACTATTAACAAGTCAAAGGTAAGCCCACCTAAGAGAAATGCTGAATGGGATCTTTATCATACTAAGACAGAGAATAATGATATTGGAGTAGATATTGTTGAATCTACTGTTGGTGTTGCTCTGCGTATGGGATTAGTAAAGCAAAGGGGATCTTGGTACGATCTTTGGGAAGAAAGTTATCAAGGAAGAAATGCTTTAGTAGATTTTCTTAAGTCAGATCCTGAAAACATTGAAAAACTTAGAAAAGAGATGTTTAAAGATGTTTCAATCGAACTCTCTGTCTAAAGATCCTAGAATTATAAATATGATACAATTGGCATGGAAATATAGAGATATGCCAAATGAAGAATACTTAAAAACGTTTAAGTATTGGTTTGAAGAATATGATAGAGAAATGTCTCGTTGGGAAGACGACGGCGGCTCTATTTTATGATATATTTCTTATAAGAGGTTTAAATGCAAAGTAGAGCAAAAACAACAACTGAGTTAGCAAGACGCCATGAAACATACATTGCTAAAATGTATAATGGTAGAAGGTCTGCATCGTCCGGGGCATCTTGGGCTGATCGTGGCGACGTTAGGTTTGAGATTGGTGAAAACTTTGATTTCACAGCCGAGTGCAAGGCTACTGAAAAAAAGTCTTATTCTGTTAAGTTAGAAACGTGGAATAAGATTATTGAAGAGGCTCAAGAACAGAACCGTAGACCGACAATGTTTATTCGTTTCCAGTTAGAGACTGGAGAGGCTATTGATCTTGTAGTTAGATCAATTCATGACGATATAGAAATTATTGAAGATGCTAAATAAAACACTACTAAAAAAATTATCAACTGGAAATATGCTTGTCCCTTATATTGATCAATATCAAAATCGGGGAGAGTTTCCAGACAAGTGGACCGTAGAAATAGAAAACTTTAGACGAGTTCCAGATCAATGTTTTCACCCATCAGGAGATTGTTTGGCATCTCCACATGAGTTGTATAAGCGTCTAACCGGACAAGAAGAGAAAAGAGTTTCTGCCGGGTTAAGGCGCGTTTTTGATTGTGGTCACTTTTGGCACGCTTATTACCAAAACATTCTGGTTGCAATGGGATACGCAAAACCAGAGAATGTCGAAAGATCTTATGGGTATGATCATCCAGATGGATGGACAGGTAAGGGAACGCTGGATCTTATTGTTGATATGCCAAAGGGTGGCGAATACATTGTAGATCTAAAGACCATGAATGACAATGAGTTTGATACTGGACCCTTTCCTCAAACTCTTGCTAAATGGACCGCCCAAGTCAATTGCTATATGGATTGGACTGGTATTAGAAAGGCATTTATTCTCTGCATTAGAAAAGGAGGCTCCCCCGGTAAGGGTGGATTGCCTGCACACGATCTAAGAGAAATTGCTATTGAATATGATGAAAATCTTATACAAGATATTTATAAGAAATGGTCATATGTTTGGGAATGCGTCCAGAATGAAACACCACCGGAGGCTAAATGAGGTTACTAGCAATTGACCCCGGCTTTAAAAGATTCGGGTACGCAATTTTTGATGAAAACGCTGAGTTAATCACTCACGGAGTTAGATCTCCAAGAGAACGTGGCAAAGACGAAAAATATCAAGCCTATTTGAACACTGGTCTTTATGATATGTATCACTGGTTTGATGAATTAATTGAAGAAAATAAAGTTACTCATATAATCGCTGAGATTATTCCTCCCATTTCCAATAAAGGAAATTTTGGCATATCCCCTCAATTGCCTCTTGTTATTTCAGTAATCGCCGTGTGTAAGATTATGGCTTATGAAGATGAAATAGAATGGAAAGATATATCAGCAAGGTCTGTCAAGACGATGATTGTTGGAGATTCTTCTGCAAGTAAGGCTGTTATTCGCAGAGCGGTAATTGCGGAATACCCTGAAATCCAACAAGAACGAAAGTTAAGTGATATACCTTTTGACGAAACTGATGCTATTGCGATTGGAATGAGTTACTTTCCAGACCTTCATCATGTAAAGGAAGAAGAGTAATGCCAAAGACAAAAAAGAAAGATGCAGAAACTCTTCAAAAGCACAAAGTCATGCGTGAGTTATATAGAAATTATCTTCAATTTCAAGAATACGTCAGGGCTACAGGTAAGCACGCAATAAGCCATCGTGGGCTTACGATATCTTTTCATGATCTGGGCGTTGGGTTAGAAGAATTAAGCCCACGAAAGAAAGAGGCTTTTTATCTCAACGTTATTTTAGATAAAAAGCAAAAAGATGTTGCTGAGATCATGGGCATAACAACAGTGTCTGTCGGGCAATATGTAGAAAGCGCATCTCGTCAGTTGGCAGATGTTTATTTTGGAGATGAAGATGAGCAAAGAGATTAATAACAAATTTGAAGAATTAACATTTGAAGAGGAGTATTATGAGTTTGATATTAACGACCCAAACTTAACTCCTGCTCAACTTGACTATATTACCGATATGATATTAAAAGCAGATGTGCGAGCCGGTAATAGAATACACCATAAAAATCCTATTTTATTTAAAGAGCATATGAGAACTCGTTATAAGAGAGAGATTTATACAAAGGTGGGTATTCCAGATCCTTCTATTCAGCAAGGATATTACAATAGAACTCACCCAGATGGGCGTAAAGTTAACAGTGAGTACCAGCGTAAAGTCAACGGAGCAAGTTTTTACCGCTAATGCCTAAACTACCAGAACAGCCAGAAAAAGATGACGGCAAGAAAAAAGAGAAGTCAAGTAGACTTCCAGCCGCTGGAGAAAACGAACTTTTTGAAGTCGTGTCATCAAGCCGTTGCAAAGTATGCCAATCTAAATGGCGTCCTAATGTAGATATGATGCTTATCCGTGGCTTTAGCGTTAGAAAGATTGCAGAGTCTTTGCAGAACGCAGGTGAAGACATTAGTTATCGTTCTGTTCAGCGTCATAAAGAGTCGCACCTTAATCTAGAGAAGTCTGCGTATCGTGCAATTATTGACAAGCACGCAGAAGAGTACGAGAAGGCAAATGCTGAAAATGAAATTAGAATCATTTCTGGTAAGGCATACCTAGATGTATTCATTCAAAAGGGATGGGACCAATTAATCTATGAAGATTTGAATCTTGATCCGAAGGACATTCTTAAGGCTATCGAACTGAGAGAAGAGTTGATGAATGATGGTTACTCAGTTCTTGAAGAAAAGATGATGATTCAGGTTAAATCTATGGTGCAGGCAATTAGAGAAATTGTTCCTCCAGACCTCCATGCTGCTGTTGCTGCCAGAGCAAAAGAAATTGCTAAGGGAGATATTCTAAGTCTAGAATCTGGGGTAGAGAAAGCAACGGTTGGCGATGTGGAAGTTCCCGTTGACCAAATTATTATTTCAGAGGAGGAAATTGATGGACAGCATGATTAATCTGTACGATGAGGATATCGTTAAAATTAGAGATGTTGTTGGACGCATTGAATATAAATATAAAGATGCTAATAACAACTTTGATACAATGTGGAACATGATTGCAGAACTAGAAGGCCGTTTATATGATAACGGATTCGAAGCAGATGCCGATTGGCAACTCAACGAAGATACAGATATTCTTGAACTTGTCGTTACTATCATTGATCGGGTAGATCCTATCTCTGGATTTGATCATGAGAAGAAACAGTACGAAGTTAAGAAGGCTAGAGAATTGAATCAGGATATTGAGGAAATTGAATAATGGGAACTGATCTTTTAGATTTTTTTACAAATAATCTTAGAGATAAAAATATTTCAATTGTTGAATTTGCGGAGTCTAGTGATTATTGTAATAAGCCTCTCTATCCTAGGCAGCGTCTTCTTCTTAAACTAATCTTTCTTGAAGAACTCACCGGCTATGAAGAAGATGTTCTAGATGAATGGATTCACAACAAATCTGGAGAAGTAATGATCTCTCCCAGAATTCGTGAACGCATTCAGACGCTTAGAGATAAGAACTATGATCACTTTAGAGAGGTGATGCTTATCGGAGGTCGTCGTTCTTCAAAAGGCCACATCACTGGCCTTGCGGTTGCTAAAAAGATTTATGATCTCATCAATATGGAAAATCCACAAGACAAATATGGGATTGACCGCGATAAGGCGATTTGGGTAACTGCAATCGCAGCATCCGAAGATCAGGCAAAGCGTTATCAGTTTGCCGATATTAACGGCGCTGTTACTTCATGCGAAGCACTTAGACCATACTGGTCAAAGTTTCTTGAAAAAGAAATCAGTCTTATGACTCCCGCTGATATTGAGAAGGCTGCTCAACTAAAAGCAGGTAGTGCATTTAAAGCAGAAAGAGACTTGGCATCTATTAGAATCAAGCCTTCAGCAGCAAACGCTTCTACCATCCGTGGAGAAGCAACGATGGTTCTTATCATGGATGAGATGGCTCACATGATGGAAGGTGTTAATAGTAAATCGGGAGCCGATGAAATTCTAGAGGCGGCTCGTCCTGCACTTGACCAGTTTAAAGAAGATGCTCTTATCTTTGAGAACTCTTCTCCATATACTAAGGTAGGAAAGTTCTATAGTAACTATCTCGTCGCAATGGATATTATACCAGATCAAGAGCAACTTTCAAGTGAAATTCTTGACTACCGTATGATGGGTTTTCAGTTTCCTTCATGGGAACTTTACAAGGATTGGGATAAAGATCCAGAACGACGTTTTAAGAATGCAATTGTGCTTTCTCCAAGAGTAGATGAAGCAATGGCTTTGGAAGAAGAACGTAATCCTGAGAAATTTTCAGTTGAGCGTCGTTCTAAGTTTGCAGAAGTCATAGACGGGTTTTTAGATCCAAACAAGGTTGATGATATGTTTAAGCCTTGGAAGAATCGTATATTAAGAACGACTAAGGACCGCGCTGGCTATGGTCCCGGTGTTGTATTTAAGGGGCATTGCGACCCCTCAACAACTACCGCCAACTTTGGTCTGGCAGTTGGGCATGTTGAATATCACGAAGATGAGCAAGGAAGAGAAATACCTCATGTATTCTTTGACCTTATTCACGCATGGATCCCAGCAGACTTCCCAGATCACACAATTAACTACCTTGATGTTCAAGACGAAATCCTTGAAAAGATCTTGCTTTTTAGACCAAAAGAATTTACTTTCGATCAATTCCAATCAAAGGGGCTAATTCAGTGGCTTAGGAAAGAAAGCCGCAAAAAAGGTGCTGGCGAAACAATGATTAGAGAAGTTACTGCTACAGAAAAGTTAAACTTTGCAAGAGCAGATAGGTTTAAAACAGCAATAAACCTCGGTTTGGTACACGCTCCTGCTGATTTCCCCCTCCTTGAACTCGCTAAAAATGAACTAAAGTTTCTTCAGCAGAAGGGAAATCGTGTGGTAAAACAGGAAGTTGGACCTGTAACCACAAAGGATATCGCAGACTGTATAATGGAAGTTGTTGATTCATTAGTTGGCGATTTTGTACAAATGGAGCCATATTCTGAGGGTCTTGTTATGGGTGCGCCCGGTGGATATAACTCTCGTCCCGCAAGCAATGTGCCCGAATCTATGTCTCATTTTTACGAAAGAAAAGCAGAACCGATGCGAGTTCGCAGTGCAAAAAGGGTTCCAAGGCAAAACACTTATAATAAAACACGCCGTCCGACCCTATAATTGGTAGTAAATGCATTTACTAAAGGATAATCTTATGGCAAAAACCGACCTCTCTGCTGCAATCACTCTGGTAAAGCAGAGACCAGATGTGAGATACAGCAATATCGGAAATATTGTTAGAGAACTTACTCAAATGGGATTTGATCCCAAAACAGCAAAAATGGCAGTAATGATGGTATTTCAGGATGGCCCTGAAGTTACCTATCTAAAGTCTTCTGGAGTAAACGCCCTACAGGCAGCCAAGGTGATGTTCAGCACTAATATTGATCTTGGTCAAATCTTAGATGCCCTTCTGGAGATGGGTTATACAAGAGAAGATGCTTCAAATGCTATTGATATGCTCAATACAGATGAAGGTTCTCAGTCAGTTAATCAACATACTGATATTCAAGAGGGGGATGATAATGCTTTTGCAGATTATGCCGATCCCGGATATAAATACGACGATGTGCCTCCCGCTGCACTCCAAGAGTTGCTAAATCATGCAGAATCTAATCGTGATGAAATTGATTCTTCATTTATAAGAACTATGCTAGAAAAGCATAACGTTTCTTCCCAATCAATTCAACAACTCATAAATGAACTGTTTGGCGGAAAGACTTCAAATGTTAATAAAACATCTGTAGAACTCTCTTGGAGAGAACTTGGTCTTACTTTGCAAGATAAGGGAATCTCTCAGGATCAAATTATCGAAGAACTAAAACGTGCTGGGGCAACTGACGAAGAAGCCCATGCCGCATCTCTTCCTAGGGAGCAAGGTGGAGCGGAGGATCAGGGGGACGAAGGATACCCCGGAGCAGACCTATCGGGAATTGGTCCTGAAAGTGATGCCCCAGAAGATCTAGATATGGGTCCAAGTGGTGATTTTCCATATGGTGCTGGAATGGGTGACGAGGGTGGCCCCGGAGGAATCAACGACTCACTAGAGGGCGCTCCCGGTCCAAATGACTTTGAGGCTACTGGTGGGGGTTTTATTGGTGGTCCCGAAGATACTGAAGATGGACAATTCTTTACAGAAGGACAAGATTCTGGTCAGGCTCCAGAGATGGGTTCTGATCAAGATCTAGGATATTGGGGCGGAAGAGGTCAAGATTTTGTTTCCAATGATCCACAAATGACTAAAACTGACTTAGTACAGATTCTGCAAAATGAAGGCGCTAGCGAGGAGGAGGCAAATCAAGTGGCTGAGAATCTAGAACTAGAGGATGATCCTGCGATCAATCCCGGCACTATCGTCAGAGCCAGTGGAAACACAGGAGAGGTAACTGGAGTATGGGATACTCTCTACGGCAAAATGGCGAGTGTAAAATTAGAAAATGGTGGGGAATATGAATTCCCCATTGAAGATTTACAAAAGGTAAGGCAAGATAAACTTGCTGATACTAGAGATGAATTGCTAGACAAGATTGCAGCACACCTTAGCGGTGACTGGTATGACGCTCTAGAGGCTCTACCAGAGGATTATCGAAACACATATTCACAAAGAATTAAGGCTGCAACTAAGTTGCAAAGAGAAGTTCATAACAGAATCTCAACAACTAAAGATGTTGCCGAGATGGGACTTCTTGGAGAGGCTAAGGTTGCCCTTGCTAACGAAATTGTATTTTGTCAGACTCGCCTCGCTAGCGCAGATTTCGTTGGTGAAGATGAATATGTAAATAGCCTACCCAAGTACGAGTTCGGCAAGGAAGCCGCTGGTGGATATGCATTTGGCCCCGGTGGTGGAGAATCAATCGTACTCATTGCTGCGGAAATGGAAGAAGAACTAGAAGCAACTAATTGGAATGAATTCGCTAGAATTGCCTCCGTTGAATTCGTTTCAGACATTTCTCCTGTTCTGATCGGTGATGGACAAGAAGTTGCTAGACTTGCAACTACATTTATTCAGCCTAAAGTTTCTGCTCTTCCCGCAGAGAAGGCTCAAGAAATTGCTAATGAATTCCTTGCAAATGTAGAAAAAGTTCGTCGTTCTTTTGTTATTCAAATGAGAGAAGCGACTGAAAAAATATCAGAAAATGAATCAGAAGCAGAAATTCAAGAATTGATAAATTATGCAAGAGAAGGAATGCGTGTTCTTAGAAGCGGTTCTAAAACAGATGCGGAAGACGGATTTCGTTGGGATAATAATAAGTGGGAACAAGAAATCAATAAATTAAAAGAAGAAATTCTTCTTCATGCCGAAGATATTGTCAATGCTCCCCTTTCGAATTTTGATGACCTAGATAAATATATTCCCGGAGCATCATTTCAAATTGAGCAATATCTAGATTCTTCTGTTGCACATCAGATGGATCCTGATGAAATGAGTCAAATGGCAGAAAATGAGCCTGATGATTTTGTTGATAGATTTGCTGCCTCCACTCTTTTTGAAACCATTGATGAGATTGACGATATGCAAGAAGAGGCAGAAGATGATGAGAAAGAGGGCGAAGAAAAGCCTAAAAAGAAAAAGTCAAACACTGAAATTTCAGATGAAGGATGGTTACTATAATGAGCGATATGTTTGAGAGCCTAGAACTCAATATGAGACAAGAGGCTGAAAGAATTAATCCAACTAAGGCTATTATGGCCTCACAGTTAGAATGCGAACAGCGTTTTGAAAGTTTCGTAGCCAAGAATCCAGAGAGAGTTGATTTCCTTTCTGATGACATTCGTTCAGTTGCGGATAAGTATGCCGCAGAGTATGACATTCCTTCAGAGACTATCTATGATGCAACAGTAACTCATTTAAAAGAGGCTGCTGTTAAGAAGGCAAACCCATATGTTGATCCATTTGCTGGAAAAGACGAAGCACATTCAGATCTAATCAATGATTATGTTGGCTACAATATGGACTTAGATCAGATTGAACTGTATTGGAATCAGTATAAGCCACTTGTACAATCTGCACTTCAGGGGGGCTGGAATCAAGACCAGAATCAATTAGAGATGGAACTTGAGCATCTGAAGAGTGAATTAGATGGTATTGATAGTGAAGAGGAAGGTAGTGATAAGTATTGGTCGCTAGAAGAACAAATTAGTAAGGCTCTAAGCGCCCTTTATGATAGTGGTGTTGATCACTCCTTAGACGAAGCAGCAGGAACTGATTTAAAAGAGGCGACTATCAGGCAGGCTGAATGGGACAAGCCTTGGACCGAAGAAGATGAATCCAAGGAAGAAGATGAAGAGGATGAGGAGTCAGATTCTGAAGAAAAAGAAGAAGAGGACGAAGAAGAAGAAAAGAAAGAATCTTCAGTAGTAAAGACCGCTAACATTGATTGGCAAGACCACGGGGACGATTATTACACTGCCAAGGGACCGCATGGTGAGTGGAATATTGATCCTCAAAGTAGAGAAGAGCAACTTGATATGGGCCTTCTAGACTTTGATCCACCCGATTACCCCGGACGTAGGGAGACTCGCTATCAGTTATCTCACATCCCTCCCGGTTACTACGAGGGGAAGGGAGGTAACTTGATATTCTCGGGGCATGATGTTCGTGATGTTTACGATAGTCTTGATGAAGCATTCGATGCGGCTCATGAATACCAATCAAGATGGAACGAAAGAGATGAAAGAAAGAATTCTTCAGTAAGAGAGGCTAAGGAATGTAATTGCTGGGATGGGTACAAGCGTGTCCCCGGAACTAAGCCTTGCTCTCCCGGCTCTTGTGAGAAGTGTGATGCAGATCGTGAAAAGAAAAAGGCTGCATTTATTTTAGAGAACGCAGATTCCCTTGTACCAGAATGGATTCAAAAGAATGCTGGTTGGAGAGAAATGCTTCGTGGCTTTATGGACCGCAATAATGATGTTGGTTACAATGCTCCAGACTGGTCAAGCAAAGACAAGCCACTGCCTGCTAGAGCAAGAAAGATGGATGAACTAGAGGCTCAAGAGCAACCTACTATTGAATTAAATAGCCCTTCTTCTGAAAAGAGCGAGTATGAAGATATGATTGAAGATCAATCAAGAGCAGAAGAAAAGATGAAAGAAAATGCTCGTAGAAGAAAAGAGATGATTGAGGGGGAGCCTCAATTCAAGACAAGAGGACCAAATCGTTACGATTATCTTCGTGGTGCGAGCGTAAAGGCCTTAGAAGAATTCTATGTTGCTCAGGGAATCCCAGAGAAGACCGCTTCTATTCTCGTTGAAGCCGTTGGCGAGATGGCCCAACTTCAGCAAAATGAACCGGGGCTACCCGCAGGCGCTTCTGATCCAAGCAGAATGAGTATTGATAAAGAAATTGGCGGATCAGAAGGCGAGAAGTACAAAAATTTAGATGTTAAGCAAAAGCAAAAAGAATTGGGATTAGAACATCAAGACTTTACTGACTTTGGTGAGCCAGTTCGTGAGTTTATTCAGCCCGGTGGAGAAGCACCTTATTCTGAAAATACTAAAGATAAAGAAAAGGCTCAGGCCACTTCAGATATGAACGCTAAGGGTGTTAAGCAAGAGGATAATGCTCCAAAAAAATCTTCAATAATTTTATCAAATGACAAGGCAATGGAATTTGATAGGCTCGGAGATTTTGCGTATGGATCAACTAAAGATGGGATGTATGCTGTAGTGCTTAATGCCAGTAATGGACAAAAGATAAAAGAGTTTCATGGCGAAACAGCACATCAAGATGCTCAAAGGCACGCATACGATTTAGCATCTGAAAATCAAAGAAACAAAAGAGACCCTATTTTTGGAAGCGATTCAAAAAAATCTAGCGCCTCTGTCAAGGAGGCATCCGATCTAAATCTAGTACCACCAGAAGGTGTGCGTAGTGCTGCAAGGCGTGGCATTAAGTATCACTCAGAAGGTAAGGCTGGAGATGGATTTGAATCAGCAACCCTAACTAGAGCAAAGAAAATTGCCGAAGGGCAAGAATTAACTCCCGAGCATGTAAAGCGTATGCACTCATTCTTTGAGCGTCATGCGGGTGGTCGTTCGCAAAAAGCAAAGCAAGGCGAAATAACTCCTTGGGATGTTGCTTGGTTAGCATGGGGCGGAAACGCCGGTCGCACTTGGGCTGCTGCTAAAGTTAAGCAAATAGAAAATGCTAAGACTTCAGCAAATAGAAGTGATGAAATAGAAGAGATTGAAAAAGAGATTGCTAAACTAAAACGCGGCGTGCTTGACGGTGGGTATATTTATCCCGGCGATGATGATATCGCTTCTGACGAATTAGCCGATTTGCATAAGCGTCTTAAGGAATTAAAGCAAGAAAATTCTAAAGAAGGCGCAGCACCTCTAGATTTTGATCTAATAGACAATGAAGTTGAAAAACTTATGTCTGATGGTATGACCCCAGAACAAGCAATCCAGTCACTTGGAGTATATGATGATAATTTCATTGGCTGGGGATCTGGTTCTAAAAGATAATGTGTGGTATGATATACCTATCAACAGTTTGGATATAATATAAATGCCAGAATTTCCTCATCTTTCATCAGATCAGAAGGTAAAAGCAATTCAGGAAATGGGAGGTACGCTCCCTAAGCACGACCTTCGTAAGAAGATTGCGGCTTGGGAGTCGTACAACCTTGCTACTAGTGACCCTAACGGTCCTGACAGTCTAGAGAACACAATTAAAGATATGAGAGCCAACCGCGCTCTTGCGTCTGAGTTCTCTAGAAACCGTAGGGTTTCTTCTATTAACAAAACAGCAGCGGGCGGTGGAGACTATATTGCTGCTATTCCTCGTTTTTACGATCCGGTGGAATACTGGGAACTCTCTGGTATTCCTTGGAATATTCAAAATGATACGCATCGTCAGAAGTTGTATCAGTGGCTGCGTCTATACTACATGACGCATTACCTTGTTCCTATCTTGATTGATATTTTTACTAGGTTCCCCTTAGTAGGAATGGAACTAAGTTCTAAAGATCCAAAACTCACACAATGGTACGAGGATCTTTTCTTTGATCGTCTTGACTATCAGGAATTCCTTGTACGTCTTGGCCGTGAATACTGGACAGTGGGACAGGCATTTCCTCTCGGCTCATTTAATGAGACTCTTGGTATTTGGGAAAGAGAAGAACTTATCAATCCAGAAGATGTGGTACTAAAGCAGTATCCGCTTCTTGGAACTCAGCAGTTTGAGATTAAACCACCTGAATTCCTAAAGGAACTCGCGGCAAAGAAGAGTCCTACTACAGACTACGAAACTCTTGTTCAGGATTGGCCGGAACTTATTCCATATTTGATCAAGAATGAAAATATTCCTGTTTCGAACGTTCTTATGAAGCAGGTTGCTTTCAAGATTAACGATTGGGACATTCACGGAACCCCTCTGCTTCTTAGAGGATTACGCACACTTATGCATGAAGAGAAGTTGCTTGCTTCTCAGGATGCTATTGCAGAGCGTTTGTACTCCCCACTGATTCTAGCCAAGTTAGGTGTTCAGGATATTGGAGATGGTGTACCTTGGATGCCCGGTCCAGATGAGTGTGAGGCCTTCCGCGATGATATTGATATCGCTCTCGCTTCAGACTTCCGTGTTCTTGTCCACCACTTCGGCGTAGATATTCAAAATGTATTTGGTCGTGAGCAGATGCCAAATCTAGGCGATGACTTCGACAGAATTGAACGTCGTTTAATGCAGTTGTTTGGTGTAAACCCAAGCCTACTTTCTGCTGGTTCTAATGCACAACCATATGCATCATCAGCACTACAGGCTGAGTTCCTTAATCAAATCCTTCGTACATACCAGAACTTCTTGAAGAGGCACTTCATGGACCGCGCCCGAGTTGTTGCTGAGGCTAATGAACATTACGATTACGAACAGCGTGGTGATACTCGCGTCCCAATCATGGAAGAGCATATTGAATATGATGAAGAGGGCAACATCATGGTTGTCGAACGACACAAATTGCTTATTCCAGAAATTAACATGAAAGTTCTTGATCTTAGAGATGAGGCTACTCAGCGTCAATTCCTTGCCCAACTCAAGGCTTCTGGAGTTCCTATTTCAGATCAGACATTTATGGTTGGTCTGCCTTACACCTTCAAGGAAGAACTTGCAAGGTTTGAAGAAGAGGCTATCGAAAAGACTGTTGCACAGCAAGAGGCTAAGGTCAAGATTTATCGTCTGCTTAAGGCTCAGAATCTTCCCATTCCTCCAGACTTGTTGCAGGAAATCATTATGTCTGGACTAGATCCTAATGCTGGTCTTGACCCAAATCAATTCCCCGGTATGGATGAAGAAATGGTCCCCGGTGGTGGAATGATGCCGCCAGCAGAAGGTGAAGAGGGTGCCCCAGAGCAAGGCCCCGGTGGCATTCTTATCCCACCAGAGCCGGGTGGTACAACTCCAGCCGCACAGCCAATAAGCCCAACTCCGGGCGGTATGCCTGAAGTTTCTAATGAAAGAACTCCCATCCAACCTCCGGGCGGAAGATCAAGTATGAGTAAAGTCCTTGAAGAGAAGGACGGTAGGCTTGTAGAAAAGATAAACCGCCCAAAGAATGCTAAAAAGATTTCATTAATCAGAGATGATATACTTCCAGAAGAAGTAAAAGATGATAACATCTCTAGTGAAGATGAAAAAGAATAGTTAATTCTCTAATCAAGGAGTTACTTAATGGGTACTAATACCCCAGATGGTAAATCGTCAGTGTCACCACTAGACGAGTATAAAGACATAATTATTGACTGTTATGTGGATGGAATGACTGCTGGGGCAATTTCCCGCTTTCTTACAGATCGTTATGGTCTTTCCACTTCTGATCGTTCTGTGCGCCGAGCAATTGATCGTTGGGATAGTGAAATCTTTTCATTCGATGCAGATAAGTCTCCCATCAAGAGAGCAAAGCGTCGTCTGGAAGAGGAAGAGACAGAAGAGGATCGCATTCATGATGAGTTGCTTACAGCGAATAGAGAAATTGTTCGTCTAAATGCTGATAAGCGTCATACCCTTAAGATGATTAAGGAATATGAAAAGATCGTTGATGATAAGGATCGTATTGCAGATCGCATTGTTCAGGTAATTGAATCAAATCCCTATGAGCCAGTATTCCGTGTAGGACCAAACCCCGCTATCGGTGACGATCCTCACACCATGTTTGCTCTAATTTCAGACGCCCACTACGGAGAGACTGTAGATATGTTTGATATTAAGTATAATATGGATATCTGTGATCGTCGTATGGAATTTCTCGCTCAGAAGATTTCTCGCTTCTATGAAATCAAGAGTAATGATTATCCAGTCAATAAGATCGTTCTAGCGTTTCTTGGCGATATGATTAGTGGGAATATCCACGAAGAGTTGGCTGAGAGCAATGAGACTCCAGTTTCTGACCAGTTTGTACGAATGGCACATCTTATGGTAGATATGATTGGTTCAATGTCTGAGATATTCCCAGAGGTTGAAGTTGTTATCATGCCGGGTAATCACCCTCGCATTCACCACAAGCCACGCCACAAGAATAAGTATGATAATCTTGAATACATGATGGGTATGATGGTGAAGGCTATCGTTGAGCCAATTAAGAATGTCAAAGTTATCGTACCAAAGGATATGATTTATATTCATGAGATTGCAGGCCACCGCGTCGGCATGACTCACGGTGATGGTTATAAGTCATCAAGTTTTGCAGGTATTCCATTCTATGGGCTTGCAAAGAAAAGGGCGGCTTTTCAGGAGGGTCTTAAGAGTCTTGGGATGCCGTCAGTTGATATGCTAGTAATGGGTCACTTCCACCAGTTGCTTTGGTGGCCCGGTCGTGGATGTGATCTTGTAGTGAATGGTTCCATTAAGGGGCCAGATGAGTATGCATTTGATACTATGCACGCAGGAGATGAGGCACAACAGGCTCTCATCACTATGAATCGCAAGCATGGTATTACATCTTTTGAACGTATTAATCTCGGATCAATTCAATAGGAGTTAAATTGTCTAGTCAGGGCAACAACAGGAATAATAACAATAAGCGACGTAAGCACAACAACAATAATTGGACAGCGTATAAGCATTATCCGCGTTCTGTCTGTGTTACTGTATATGATATGCAAGGTTCGCCAATTTCTGATGATATTGTAAAGCGTATTGTTTCTCAGGTTGAGGAGTCTATTAAGGGAAGCAATCTCAATAGTCTTGCTATTGCTGTAAATAAGGGGTAGTTATGACAGTTATTAAGGTTAGTGTTGGTTTGACCTCTAAGGTTACAAATCCAAGAAACCAATATGAAAATGTTGTTTTCTCTCGTTCTTTTGCTCATGAAGAGCCTTTGGCTCCTCGTCCAGATACGGAAGAAGAGCAGGAGGCTTATGATGAGTATGTCAGGACTCGTCGTGCTGAGATTGAGGATGAACTTCGTCGTCATGCTGAAGATTCTATTCAGCAAGAGATTGATGATTTTTATGAGAACATGACAGGCGAACAGTCTAACTAGATATGATTATTGGATTACATGGAGGTAAGCGGGCTGGAAAAGATACCGCTTACAATTTTATTCAATCCGTATATCCTCATGCTCAAAGGTTAGCATTTGCTGACAAGATCAAGGAGAGCCTAGCGGCTCTCTTTGGCGTTTCAATAAGAGAAATAAACACACTAAAGGAAGAGCGGGGCGTCTTTAAGATTGAAAGTCAGAGTTTTGAGCATTCATACACTTGGAGAAGTTTTGCTCAAAGGTATGGTACAGAAGCGCACCGAGATATTTTCGGTGATGATTTTTGGGTAGATATGATATTACCCAGAGAGCCTACCGTTCCAGATGATGAATTGTGGATTATTACGGATGTTCGTTTTAAGAATGAAGCAGAGAGAATTAAACATCTTGGCGGTCATATTATTCGCATAAATAGGCCCGATCTATTTCATAATGATTCTCATATTTCTGAAGAACGTTTGCCTGATGAATACTTTTCTTATATAATAGATAATAAAAGTTCTTTGAATCAATTTAAAGAAAGGGTGCTTGAGGTTGTTAGTGAGTTGATTATTCCCTCATAAATATATCATGACTATGAACAAAGATGAGTTCGATGATCTTTTTGACCCAGAGATGGTTGAAGAATTTCGCGCTCAGTTTAATGAATTGCACATAAAGAATCAGCAAGAAAAGATTTCACAAGATCCTTATCAAAAATGGTTTTCTGAACTTTCTCAAGCATTTGCTGAACAAGGTATTAAATACTTTAGAGAACCAGATTCTGAAGTAATGTATGTGCAGTTAACCCGGAATTTTGAAGTAGAGCAGAGAACAGAATCAATTACAATCCGGGAAGTGGAAGAATATATGAATATAGGAATCCCTCCGTCAGCGGTTGCTGCGGCAATTCGCGCTGGGCTTATTAGTCCAGTATTTAGATTTTGGAAAGAGGTGGATGATGAGTCAGATGATTAGAATTCGCATTGATAAAGATAACGAGATGCCGTTTGAAACAAAAGTTAATGCGACTGATAGAATATCTATTGTAATAGATGATATGGGTATCTCAGTTAGATCTGATGGAGAAAGATTAGATCTAGCAGAAAAGTCTGCCAGCGTAGAAACTCCCGAGGTTGAGGATTTTAACAATCAATTAACATTGTTTGATTCTAAGCCGTGGAAATTTTAAATAAGAAAGGTAATTATGTCAGAAGAAGAGAAGCAAGCACAAGAAGAGCCTTCGGCTTCTAACAATAAGGGTATTTCAGTCGGGATTAGTGAACATCCTCTGTATGGTCTTGGAGTTAAGTTGCTTGTCACAGATATTAATGGTAATAAGAGTGAATTGTTTCTAAATGTTGATGAAGCAATCAATTTTGCCGGAAGATTTAATAGCATTGCTAATCTAGCCTTTGTTCTTGGACAACTGGCTGGTATGATGCAAGGAGCAGCAGCAGCGGGAGCCGTTGGTGGTGGTTCCTTAATTACACCATAGGGAGTTAGTTAGATGAGTGATAATAAAGATAAGCCAATTAAAGTTAAAGTAATGGATCCGGTTAGAGATGGTATCCCCGAAGGAACCACTACTGGACCTTTGAAGTATCTTGGCACCGATATGCATTCACGAAAGATTCTAGAGGGTAAGTTCTCTTCAAATGTTACTCCAAGAAATTTTGGCAAGTCTCCACTACCAAAAGAGGAATGGGGCTGCGATGAACCAGATTGTTCTGGCCCTCATCGTCATTATTTAACAAGATGTGACAAGTGTGGAATGAGAAGGCCATTCTAGTTATGAAATCACTTTTAAGTTTATTTAAGTCAGATGTAACGACACCCCTAAAGGAATACGTTGAAAAAGACACCTTTACAGGTGTGTGGGGTGATGTATCTCGTCTTGTGTTTGAGGGTAAATACAGCCGTGTTTTCCTTGGCAAACCTCGCGTGGTGGCGATTCAGTCATCTCGTCCGATGTGGGATTCATTTAAATATCCCTCTCCCTTTAGAGAGTTGTCGGAATTGTTTGGTCATAAGATTGAGGATGACTCTGCTTTAGAAGAACAGGTTCCAATCTTTGCTGGAAGAATTTGTTATCAATCATTTGGTGACAAGGCAGGGCGAAAGAATGCGTCAGACTATCTTGAACATATTATGGAAGTGGGTCACTATTCAATTTTAGAACATACTCATGTTTCCATCTATGTTGATAGAGTCCCGCGTTATTGGAGTCATGAACAGGTCAGGCATCGTCATTTTAATTATTCACAACTTTCTCAAAGATTTTTTGTACCCGACAAGGTTGAGTTAGTTATTCCTCCCGCTCTGTGGAGAGAGAAGAATATTGAGAAGGAGTTTTTGAATTATGGCGAAAAGGTTGGAAAGAAGTATGTTGATAACCTTAGCGATCTTTACAATAGTATTGGGGAGGACTCTTTTGCACTTAAGAAGCAAAGCCGAGAGGCGGCGAGAGCAATCCTTCCAGAATGTACGGAAACAAAGATGGTTATCACAGGCAATCTTAGGTCTTGGTATGAATATCTACAAAAGCGCGACACCCCAGAAGCAGATGCTATGTTCCAAGAAGTTGCAAAACTTGTCCGTATACAACTTCAAAGAATCGCGCCAAACGTATTCAGATCACAGGAAGGATAAACAAATGGAGCCATTGGGAGAAGGTCGCAACCCGCCTGAAGAAATTAAAGGCTGGAAAGAAAAGAAAGTTTGGCAAGACCCCGAAACGCACACTCCGGGCAAATGCCACATCTCTGGAGATAAATTGCATGTTATTGCAAAGACAAAAAAGCGTGGACTCTCAATATGGGCTTCAAAAAATGCAGATGGTGATTTATTCCGTTTAGCATCGCGGTCTGCTAAGGAAAAGGCTCTTTCTAACGAAAAGAACGAAAATTTAAGTAGTGAGTGAAGATAAAGAAAAAGACCCGTGGCGTTTTTATCAAGCAGAGCATCTTTGGAAAAAGATGGCAGAAGCACTTGAACAAAAAGAAATCGCTGAACAAAAGTTGTATCTTTCAAATAAGTTAGTTAATCTATTCTTGGAAAGAGATGAACTAATGCAGTTGTTTCATGAATCAAAATCTGATAAGATTAAGAAAACTATGATGGAGAATCTTTCAGCAGTAAATAGTCAGATAGATAGTTTATTAATTTATTTACGAGAGGGTGATGATGAGCAAGTATGATGGTCTTTGGGAGACTCTAGAAGATTTGCTACCAGATGATTGGGAGATGGAAGGCAATGACCCTTTCGACTTTCACCTAATTTGCCCCCACGGTGAATATGTAGAGATGGATGGTTGGTGCCCTGTAGGATGCACATCCCCATTTCGTAAGATGGGACTAATTTAAGTTAGTTAGATAGTTAAATCCTATTAAATTCTATTAGAAAGTTAGTTAGATAATTATTATGCCTAAAGATGATAAAGTGCCCGACAAGTTAAAGATGATTATAAATGCCAATTGGGAAACGGCAAAAGAGATGAACATCAGCGAGATGGCAATCGTGATTATGGAGGGCATTCACAACCTTCTTAGCGCCATCGGTTCTGAAGTGGATATTAAAATGGCTAAAATTCCACCCGACGAGTTGGCAGAGATCGTAGACACTCCAAATGGAAGGGCGATTGTTTCTTCTCTTTCTGAATTTGCAAGCGCGATGGCAACCGTCCTTGTTTCTATCGAACAAATGCAGGCTCTATTCCCCGATCAATACAAGGCGCAGATTGACGAGTTTAAGAAGCGCGTTGATAAGAAAATCGGGGAGCAAGAGGAGGCTATCGTTGAGGAGTTTATCCGCTCCATTCCAGACGCTCCTCCTCTTGACGAGAAGTAGAGGTCAGCGTTTGTACGCCCCCGTGGACTCAGCGTTTAAACGCCCCGCGAATATCTCCGTATAAATGCGATTATAGTTACACTTGCATCTCCTATAGTACCTATGCTAAGTTACTGTTATATCGTCAATACGACCTAAAGGAGATTCATATGTCTAGTGCAACTGTTACTGAGGAGAAGCGTGGCCGGGGCCGTCCCCGCACTAAGTCCCTTCACCGTGTTGAGTCCGGTGTATATGAGTCCAAGGATGGGCGCTTTATGATTCGCGGCATTGGTAAGCGTGGCCGCAAGCAGGAGTGGCGTGTGTATGACAACTTTGAGAAGGCATGGACTCCTGCCGACTCTACGTTTCACTCTCTTAACTTTATGCTGACTATCCTTTCAGCAGAATACCCGGACTCGTTCTAGGAGGTAAGTTATGCGATTTGATGAGATTATTCCTGCGAAATCTATGGGCGATATGGTCCCATTTGACTTCGTGGACGACAAGCCTGCGGAGGTGCGGCATTGTACCCGGTGCGATGCTCGCCTCTCACGGTATAACCCCGAGGCACAATGTTCCCCTTGTCTGACTAAAGAGAGGGATGTGATCGCAGATAGTCTAAATGCGATCTTTGATGAGGCCTTGACAGTAGAGAGTTAGGTAGGTAACTTATGGGTAAGAAACGAGTGAGTAACAAACTTACTAAGAGAAATGTTAAGTCAAAGGAGGTTGATATGCAGACCAAGGTTGCGCCCGTTCGCGGTGACACGATTAGTTTTTGGAATAGCGAGGGTGGCTTTCGATATGCACTTGTGCTTGCGGCACAGGATAAGGAAGCAACTATTCTTACATCAGACAATGATCGCATTACGCTTCCTTTTGAGGATCTAAACGAGGTGCATGATAACCGTATGGAGTTGCTTCGCTCTCTGCCCGAGGACGAGGCTATTAACCATCGTGAGGATTACTTGGGAAAGTGGATTGCCAAGTGTCAGGAGCGAGCCGATCAGGCTGCTATTGCTCGCGGTGCCCCCGTTGATGAGTATGGTCGCGTCCTTCGGTACAAGCCGGGGCGCAAGCAGAGCGACGAGAAGGCTCAGAGGATTGCTGCTGTACGCGACGAGTTTATCCTCTTTGTAGAGGAGTCAGACCAGCCTGTTACTAAGAAGCATATTGGCGACCTTATCCCGGCTTCGATCTATTCCGAGGTAATCAACGCTGCGGTTGAGACAGGCAAGGTAGTTAAGAACGGCACCAAGCGAGGGACAAACTATACTGTCCCCGGTCGCACTTATGAGGTTATCGTTGAGGACAAGACGCCTACGGTTGATACTGATGTGATGAATGTTATTGTTCAGTTTATCTCAGACAATGGGCCAACGTCTAAGGCAGAACTCATCTCGCACTTCGGTCTTTCGACTACTGAGTGGACTAGCGTGCGTTATGTTCTACAGAACGATGAGCGTGTAAACATTGAGGGAGAGCGTAGGGGTACTCGTTATGTCCGAGCCTAGCCCAAAGAACGCAGATTTGTTCTATAGGGCTTGGAAGGCTATATCTCGTCGTGCAAATGAGGCGCACCGCGATTACCTCATAGCGAGGGATATAGCAAGCACCATTCGCAAACCCAACGTACCAGACTTCCCCGGAAGTAAAGACATTCTCAAAGTAGAGATGCAGATGGAATCCTACAATGCTATTCAGACTAGAGTTAGATTCTACAAAGAGCGATGGTCTCGACTAGATAGAGCAAGTAAGGCGGCATGGGCAGCGTGGAAAGAGATTGTTAATGACTGACTTGGTTAGAGCAGCGGGTTTATTCGTTGCTCTCGTCTGCTTCTTTTTCGGCACCTTTTATTTGCTTACAGGAGATTGGAACGCCGGGGTATGGGCTATAATCTCAGGAATGTTATTGATGTTCATAAGGACATTTATAGTTATAGATGAAGATGACGAGGATGACTTGACTTAAGATATGTAAGTTGATAGAGTTACTTCGTAAGTTAGATAGATCAAACAAAGGAGATTACATGCGTAAGGTTCGTCGTACAGGTGTTAGCAAGCCGCGTAAGGTTCGTGTTGCTAAGATGAAGGTCAGCAAGCCTCGCAAGGCTAGCGTTCCTAAGCCAAACTTTTGGCACGCCCGATGATTTATACGAGCATTTGCTTTTAGCCAACGACCTATGCTATGCTGTCTGAGCGACAGAGCAATAGGGGGAGAGGAGGAAAGATGGACACAAAGACTACTGTATGTATGTGTGGTCATACGGTTGAGACCGACAAAGTGGTGCTGATTAACCCAGCAACCAAGGCAGTTACTTGGACTGAGGGGCTTCCATATTGCGAAAACTGTATTCCTGTTACAAAGGAGGACTTGTAGTGTCGTTTCATATGCCAGATTCTTATTACGACCCGCCTGAGTATTCTTTTCAGAAGCAGGCAGAACTCGTCTATGAGCGCGGTTTGTACGGGCTGTATGATACAGACCCCGAAACGGGAGATATCATCAACTACGACAAGGTTCCAGACGAGATTGGTACTCAGGAGGAGATTCAGAGTTTGTACGACAGTATCGTTAAGGATGAGCCAGAGGCATCTAAACGATACATCGTTGCTGAGTTGAGTTTTGAGGCTTGTTGTGATATCGCTGAGTCTGAGTATGAGGCTGCAAGTGGATGGTACGATGATGAACCCCGCGAGCCTGATTTCCCCTGTGATTATGATGATGGTCACTACTAGGGCTTGATTCCCCCTAATGGGTATGCTATGCTTCCTTCGTAAGCAAGCGAGAGGGGATTCTAATGGAGTTCAGCAAGCGACAGGCCGGTGGTATCCAGAAGTTCTTTGAGGACATTCGTGTTCCCGAGGAGCAGAGGGATGCTCACCGGCTTCGTCTTGTCGGGGCTGTTGATCGCGGTCCCGGTAACTACACTACCTGCGAGGTGTGTGGTCACGGTGGAATCCGGTATGAGTTCCACCTTTCTGATGTGGACAATGGGGGCGACCTCATCGCCGGTTCCAACTGCATTGAGACCTTCCTTGGTGCAAACAAGCACCTTGTTGGTGAGGTAAAGGATGAGGCCAAGCGTCTTATTCGGCAGGCTCGTAAGAACAAGGCTACTGACGACCGTAAACTTCTCAGGGAAAAGAACCTTCACGACCTTAAGATCGCTCGCGGGATGATTCACGACTTCGCGGTACAAACGGGGTCTGACGAGAGCAGGGTTTTGGAGATGCTGGATGGTTGCATTGAGAACAACTACCCGTTTACCGAGCCTCGTAGGCGTTGGGCAAGAGATAGGGTCCGTCACCTTCGGACCTTGCCTGTTAAGTGATTCTATGCTACGCTACTCCCGTAGCGATGAAAGGAGATGGATAGATGATGAATGTGACTTTTATTGGAGATTATTTCACCCTCACAACTTCGGTGATTGCTCCTCCTGATTTTGACCGGGAGGTTGCGATTGAGGAGGCCGCTTCTCTGATTGAGGGTTATTATGGCTGGGACGTTATGAAGTTTTCTAACGATATTGAGGTGGAGTAGTGAGTTCTTACATCCAGATTCGTACTGTTGATGGGCGCACCCTTTATACTGATTGGGAGAACACTACTGAGTGGGCTAGGGAGAATCCCGAGCCTGCAAAGCAGCGTCGTCTTATTGATTTTCAGAAGCATCTTTCTGTGGGTAAGCCTTTCATGGCAAGACGGTCGTTTATCCGCGATGCTGCTCCTGTTTACGAGTGCGTCGTGCCTCTGAGCGGAGTTGCATCTCTTAGCGTTATCTCTAGCGATTGGGAAAACGTGCTTGATGAGGGGCAGATGCCTGTTTATCTGTACGAGGACGAGATTCGTGCGCTAATCAATGGCACGATTGCTGGTCTGGATTATACCCCTCCCGCTTTGGAGAGTGCTATCGCGGCTCTGACTGAGTGTTTAGATGAGCAGGACGAGGGTTGGCACTAGCCCTTGACTTTTAGAATCCATACTGTATGCTTCTAGGGAAGCAATCAACGAGAGGAGACTGTAATGAGTTTTGAGGATTGGCCCGCAGACATTGAGACTCTGGTGGACGAGAAGGCCACCGAGGCTGTCTATAACAGCGAGTCGTTTATCCGCGATATCGCTGAGACTGTCGTGGATGAGTCTGACATTGATGGTCGCGTGCAGGACTACATTGACAACAACCTTGACTTCTCTGACGGAGTTGAGGAGGCCCTTCGCTATCGCACCTTCGATTCCGACGACATTGACGACTTCGACTCCCGTGTGGAGTATGTCGTTGAGGGTATGCTCAACGAGCGCATGGACGACGAGGCCGTTTCCATTCAGTTTATTCAGCGTCTAGAGGCTGTGGAGGAGGAGAATAAGGCTCTGAGGAGCATTCTCACTAAGGTCGCTCTTGTCCTGAGCGGCGACTACTCGCTCATGCAGTTCTCTACTCCGACTCCCGCCTTTGAGCAGCAGGCCGTGGACACCCCAGAGGAGCAGCCCGAGTTCTTCGGCGCGGCCATTTAGATCGGTTGCCCCCTATCCCTTGACACGGGGATAGGGGGCTGCTAATCTACAGGTGTGTGGCAAGCAGACTTTGGAGTGAGTATGAGTAAGTTCTATGTTTCAGTTGTGGAGGACCAAGTTGTGATTGATTCGGGAGATAGCACTTTCGGGTTTATCCTATCTCTCTATCCAGACGAGGCTATGAGTTTGGCTAACTCTATCCTTGATGCGTCTAAAGCAGCAGCGTCTAATGTCCCCGGAGAGGAAGTCTGGGGTACTTACGACAATCGTTTCTTTGATGATCGCCATTCAGATCATCTTTCGGGAGAGGTCAGTTACGTTTATTCAGAGTCCGACTAAGGCTTGCATTTCTAGATTGAGTGCTGTATGCTTGTTGGGCAAGCGAGAAAGGAGATAGATTCATGGGTGACTACACTTTTGTATTTCTTGTCGGTAATCTCTCTACGGGGTACATGGCTTATGGCCCCTACGAAAGTCTTGGCGAGGCGTGTGATGCTCACGACTTTGAGGATGGTTGGGTTATGCAGGTTCATAAGAAGGTAATGGCAACTAGCCGCTCTGACGAGTCCTGATAGGACGAAACGCCGAGAGGCGTCAGCGGTTCTCACGACCTACTAGGCGAGGGCTACCACTCTTGACCTAGTGGGGTGGAGGAATCTCCGTAAGAAACCGATTGGTAGGTCGGGAAATCCTAACAACCAATATGGGACGTTAGGCGCGAGAGCCATTTATACTAATAATAAGTAAACTAAAGGAATCGGTTGTCGGTGACGGGTGAGCAGGGAGCGGGCATTGTTACGTCAAGCCTACCTTTGACTTGATTGTGGAACCGTCTATAATACTCATGCCCCTAATGGTCTAGCGGCAACGACGCCGGTAACGCACAAGGACGCTTGGCTTACGCGGAAGTTTATCGCGGGTTCGACTCCCGCTAGGGGTAGTATAAATCATTAAAGGAGGCTTTTATGTGTGGATGTGGATGCTCTAATAATGAGTGGTTTAATAAGCCTATCTATAAGAGGGCATGGGATAACCCCCATAGGCGTTACTTCTGCGATGATACAATCTCTATTTGGCAGCGTATTTATTGTGCCGATAGTAAAGGACGTTATGCTGAGAGGGCTATCGCTTACCTTTGGCTTGCATCCCCCACAAGTTGCTGTTGCACATGCGGCACCTGTTCTGGTTGGCGTGGAGTATAAACGAGTAGTTGCAGTTGGTTGGTTGATCTGATACCATCTATTCAGATGGAAAACGAAAGGAGCAATATGAGTGACTATGTATCGGAGAGTCTTAAGGCTCTAGAGGAGAAGTACGACAAGTCCACGGTGGTTGGTGTGGTCACGACGACCCTTCCTATTACCGCGCATATGGTGGACGCTGTGCTTGTCGGGGCTTTTGATGGTTCCTATGGCGCTTCCTTCTATTGGGCTGACGCTCTAAACATTAAGGTAACTAAGCCTGAGAGTGGAGACATTCTTGATGAACTGTGGTACGAGGTTACTCTCCGCGAGAATGAGGATGTGGCTGAGACCGAATCCCCTATTTATACGGTCAATGCTGAGAATCTGACTAAGGCTTTCCAGACCTTTGTTCAGGAGGAGCCTCCTGCTAACACCAGCATCACCGGCTACATTCAGCGTGCCCTTCGTGAGAACGACCCCGGCTATCTTGACGCAGACTGCGCCGATGTTCTGGTTCAGATTGCTGTGTTCGGTCGGCTCATCTACGGATAGGTGATTTAGATGATGTATGCTTGGTATTGGAACGAGGAACCCGACTTTGCCCTTCCTCATGCAGACCATATTGAGGTCATGGATGAGGAGGGTGGAGAGGTCTGTATCATCGTTGTCCGTAAGGATGTGAAGGGCGACCGTAGCGTTTACATGAAGCAAGCAGAGGAGAAGGCCCGCAAGATTGTCAATGCTCTGATTGCCCTAGAGGAAGGCAAATAAACGAGCAGTTGCACTTTTGGATTCCATACTGTATGATGCTAGAGCATCAAGCAAAGGAGATGATCGTGACCAACAAGCAGCGAAAGAAGTTCCGGCAGGACACCAGCACGACCGGCCAGCGGTTCGCTATCATGCACTCTCAGACGCATGGCATCCAGAGTCGCAAGACCCAGCGCCGTAAGGCCAAGCAGCAGGCCCGCGTGAGTGGGTGGGATGCCTAATGTGTGAGTCCTATGGTTCTGTTAGCAAGGCTGTGCTGCAAGACTTCCGCGAGACTTTTCAGGAGACCGTGGAGTACGATGCAGGCATCACCTTTACTCCGTATGTGGACCCCTTCGATGGGAGCATCTATGGTGTGGTCATTTATTCCAATAACAATGCAGAGTATGTGGGCAAGGTATTCGCTAACATCGCATGGGAGTATTGGGATAAGAACGTGGACAGCGTTTATTGGCCCTCTCCCTGCGAGTTGGTGGATGAGTTGTTCGACACTTATCTCCCTGACTCTTTTGATATGACCGGGGCGTGGACAAACGCATTTGCTCAGGAAGTGTATGAAACTGCTCAGGCGCTTGTTGAGCAGAAGTTTCGACCGATTCTAAACGAAAAGTACGATTCTTACGAAAGGAAGGCATAATATGATTGGTACCAATAACGATGTAAACGGTGTGGCCTATATCTACAAGGTGGAGCGTGATGCAGGAAAGGATTACGCTCGCACTTACGAGGTCGGCATCTTTGCCAAGCCGGGTGGTCGTATAAACATCCTGATTGAGTCCACGACTGCCCACGGCACTAAGACCAATGTGGGCAGCATCGTTATTCCCCTTCCTGACGACTCTGATGAGCGTGGTATGCTCGCTGAGTATATCTCTACGATCATTCGGGAGGCCTAGTCATGGGTCGTGTGATCTGGATGAGCGCCGCTGACGGCAGTTGGGGTGGATGCGACGAGGATGATCTTATCGTGATTGATGAGAGCGAGTTCACGGATGCTGAGTTTGATTCTCTGCATGAGGCGGTGAATGAGGCTGAGGTTTACGAGATTCTGATGAGGGTCAATCAGCGCAGCAAGCGTACCCGCATCTAAACGAGTAGTTGCAATCGGCAGACTTGATCTGCTACACTTGACGAGCAAGCAACAAAGGAGGCAGTAATGAGTAGGTCTGGTATGCGCGTGAAGGTGGGACAGGTTCCCGTTGATTCTGGTCAGGTGTTCGTTGTGGACCCCTGCTACGTCCTTGACGGCGAGTACGGTGAGGATTCCCCATATGGTCGCGCTTGTGCGGCTAGCCTGAGCGACGAGCGGGCGGGGCAGTTCTCTACTCAGGGTCGTTTTTCTGATGCGGTCTGCACCAGCACCGGCTGGGGTGACGGCGTTTATCCGGTGTTCGTTGAGTACGACAACGATGGTCGTGTCGCTCGCCTCATCGTGGAGTTCGACTTTGAGATGGACGAGGACGACGATGAGGACTATTGATCGTATCTACGGCGAGGGCTTCGTGTACGACATTTATCCCGCGATGGATGATAGGTGCTGGGATATCTGGTATCATGGTGGTCCCGGCGACGGTGGGGAGGTAGAGACTATGATTGCTACCCTGCCTGATGCTATCCACTATGCTCTGAACGATTACGAGGCTGGTGGACTTCGACTGCACATTCCTACACCGGAGGTTATGTAATGACTACCAACGACTTTTGGAACCGAGATGTAAACGTGACTCTGCCGATTGAGGACTTGGACTACATTCTTTGGTCTCTCTGGCAGAATGTTGAGGAGATTCGTGACTCCTCATCTTACGAGGATGCTGACGAGCAGAATGTTGAGTTTATTCAGTCACTCATTGATAGCCTGCGCTCACAGGCTGGCTACCCCGAGGATGGAGAATAAACATGCTAGAGCCTGACTACTATTTCCAAGGTCTTGCGTGCTATCTTTCATGCGATGTTGGTTCTAACGACGACTGTGGCTATCGGGACGATGCAGGCCACACTCTAGATGAGCCGTTCGATATCTACAATGAAGTTGTGGGCGTTTATACTGAATGGAGAAACCGATGATGTGGAAGGTTATTCTTTACGCTTCGCTTTCTGTGATTGGAAGTGTTATGCTGTATAACGTGGTAACGCTTGGTTTGCCTGCTCGCTGCGATAATGAGTGTATCGCAGCCATGAAGCAGGAGGCTAAGTATCGTATGAATCACCCAGACTACTACGGACGCTAGGAGGAAAGATGAGTAAGGATTGGACAACTGAGATTGAGTCGTTTATTCCACTAGAGGTTACGAACGACGACCAGACTGTGAAGGTTGAGTGGGACTACATTGGCGAGGGATGGTATGGGGACTTCGACCCTACCGACCCTACCGACGAGCCTCTGCTTCGCTTCTCTGTGCTGACCAAGGAGCCTGATGGTGATTGGGATTATGCTGAGGATGCTTCGTACTGCACGATGAACCAGATTGATACAGACCGCAAGGAGTTGGAGGGCATCGGTTCTATCATTATTGAGCGATTCTCCGAGTGTGTGGAGGAGGAGCGTTCGTGGAAGCGAGAGATGGAGATTGCTTCGCATTGGTGCCCCGACCCCTTCTACGCTGAATAAACGAGGGGTTGCACTTTTTCCTATTAACCTGTATGCTTGACGAGCAAGCACGAAAGGAGATAGACCAATGATGCAGGACGATGTTATGATTATGCAGGACAAGGCTACGGCTCTCTATCACCGTCTGGACGACCTGACTGTAAACGGAGACCTCACCATTGAGCAGTTCGTCATTCTTGATGAGGCTCTGACTCTCTGGGTTGAGTACCGACAGGGCATCATTGAGGCTCAGATTGAGGAGGAGTATCGGCGTCGTCGGGACGAGATTGATGCTGAGTCCTATGTCACCGACCCCGAGGAGTGGAACGAGATTCTGCGACAGGCTGCGGCTGACGAGGAGAGTCGTGCCGAGGCTTACGCATGGCTCAACGAACAGGAGATGGAGAACATCCGACAGGACACAATGAGCGAGGAGCGCATCTAAATGTTTGTTACCGTTGAGATGGTTAGTGAGAATGGTATTGCCGATAACTTTACCTATGAGGCAAGCCTGACCGAGCAGAACGAGGACACGCTAGACTATGTTTGGGGAAACCTTGAGGATAGTGAAATCATCACAGAGATGGTGGACCGAGCGATGGAGCAGGTTAGGTGTTTGTTCCCAGACCACAAGGTTCTTTCCGCTCGCTTTGAGTGGTAGGCTGAATAAACGAATAGTTGCATTAGTGAGATATATTCCCTATGCTTACAAGGCAAGCAACGAGGAGGGCAAGATGGAAACTTTTATTGTAATCGCAGTTGGCGTTCTGGCCGTGTGGGTAGTGGCCGGTCTTACGTTTTCTCTGACTAGGTAAGGAGATAGAAATGGATTACGTTAGTTCGATTATGGAGTATGAGCAGGGTGAGTTGGATGAGGAGGGTATCATTGACCTCTTTCAGTACCTTGTGGATACAGGTATGGCATGGAGCCTGCAAGGCTCTTACGGTCGCATGGCTGCGGCTCTGATTGAGGCTGGGTACATCACTCCCCGACAGGATGGTTAAACGATGAGTGCCGTAAACTTTGTTGATAATCCCGAGTGTTGTGTAAACTGTCAGTCTGAGAACGTCACCTCGCAGTCTGGGCATGATGTTGAGATTGATGAGCATGACCGTGAGGTTCTGGTCTGTGGCTACAAGTGCTACGACTGTGGTGAGAGGTTTCCTGCTTACGTTCTGAACGTGAGAGAGATGCGCGTTTACACCATCACCCTTCGCATCACAACCGATGCCTCAGATGATTGCCCCGACCGTTGGGCTTGGCATGACCTTATTGATTGCCAGCCCGGAGATGTTCAGGTTATGGACATTCTGGACGAGGGGCCTGAGTGGAGGGAGGGATAATGTTTGTTGTTTCTGCTTCATATCCCATTGAGCGTCTAAACGAGTTGCAGGACTTCTTTGAGGGCATCCGAGAGTCTAAGGGTTATCAGTTCGATTCTGGTGCTGGCTTTGGACTACGGGACGTTTCTTTCTACATAGAGGACGAGGACGAGGCGTGGGAAGTGTTCTCCCTGCTACAGCAGGAAGGTCCGGTCTCAGACAGTTTCGACTACTACGACGAATAAACGGGCACTTGCATCTTAGGTCTGAGGTGCTATGCTGTCTAAGCAGCAACAAACTAAAGGAGATTCTGATGAGCATTACCGATGCAGAGATTGAGCAGCGCGAGCAGGCTGAGGAGATGATGGACAGGATTCAGAGTGCGTGGGGAACTCCCCGTCATGGCTCCCCGCAGTCGGGATTCTGGGATTCTGACGGCAACCTGTACCGCTTCATCGCTGTCGTCAAGGGCGGGGACTTCGATGTTCTCTACGACGGCAAGGATGAGTGGGACGAGGCTGCCGAGTACGCCGACACCTCTATCTACGACTCTGTGGTGGACGCTGACGCACAGGGTGTGTGGGTAGTGGTTGCTATCGTGGACACCACCAACGGTGAGGTCTATTACCCCGAGTACCGTGTCCGAGTCCCTGAGCGTGCCAATGGCAACCTTTCTGAGTGGGGCGTTTAATCATGCCTCCCCAGAAGTACGAGCAGGAGACTGTGACCCTTCATCGCCTCCGCTTTGGCTCTGATGATTGGTGGCAGTTCTACGACGACGGCAGCACTTCACATCAGGTCTGCCGTATGCTCTTTGACGGTCAGCCCGGTTGCATAGATGGGCATGATGTTTGGGTTCACGATGGTTATGTTGAGGTTCCTTCATCAGCCAACGATGAGGAGAAGTTTAACTGCTATGCAGGTTATATTGCCGAAATCATACAGGAGGATTAAACGATGAGTGTTAGTTGCATCCCTGACGATGTTCAGATCACCAATAAGGTGATTGTGGAAATCCTAGAGGACTACGATCAGGATTTCCACATTGACCCAGACAATGTTCGGTTGGAGGTTGCTGGGCAGCAGGAGCGTCCGTGGCTTCTAGTTGAGCGCAAGGTGCATGAGAGTGAAGTGTGGTTTACCCTTCACCGTTCGCTAGAATCCGTGAAGGGGACTGTGTTGGAGTCGTTCTACGATGTTAGCGGATGGGTGCCTGACGGCGTTTACAACACCAAGTCTGGTGCTAGCCTAGGATTCACGATTGGTATGGAGATTGAGGGCGAATAAACGAGGCCTTGCATCTCTCATCTGAGATGGTATGCTGTCTGAGCAGCAAGCAGTTAGATAGATATTCATTAGTTAGATAGATAACTATTAGGAGATACCATGTACGAGCAAGAGCGGGACGAGGAGAAGTTCGTTGAGCCTAAGCGTGCGCGTCGTATGCGCCAGCGGGTTCGCATTGAGGTCAGGCGCTCGCGCAAGGATGCGCCCGAGCGTGTAAACATCCGTTACACGCGCAAGCGTAAGCACAAGGAGGAAGTGTCATGGTAAGCGGCAACATCTCTCTGCCAATCTCCGTTCAGGTTTCGCTGGACGCCGCTGAGTGGGACAAGCAGGAGGGCACCGTGGACTTTGATACGGTGCAGGAGCGCATCACATCGTTTGTTCAGGATGCTCTGGATGCGTGGATTCTTACTAGGGGGCTTGGTCATGTTGAGCGATGAGCAGCGGTACATGGAGTGGCTCCGTGAGGGGCAGTTCACCAACATCACCGCCCGTGTAAACGCGGCCTTCACCATCATGGAGCAGGAAGGCATGACTGCATGGCCGCGCCTTGCCACCCTCCCCGAGCAGCATCCTACCGACCCCGAGGTGTGGTCGTGGGTGGAAGGATAAACGGGGCCTTGTGCCCTCTCCCCAATCTGTGCTACGGTCCCCCAACAACGAACAGGGAGACAACGATGGGTGTTGCAACAAGCCGGATGATTCAGCAGGAGAGGGTGGAGGTTCTGAGGGCAGGAGCCGAGGCTCTGCGTGAGAAGGCCGCTGATGCCTTGCATATCGCCGCAGGATTCGGGGATGAGGATGGGTTCGCTTACGACCCCAAGCGCGAGCGTGAGTGGATGGAGACCCACCGGGAGGCCGAGTATCAGGCCTACACGCTGGACCGGCTGGCCGATGAGTACGAGGCCGACCTCTAGGGCATCTAAACGCCCTCCCCGAGCGAGGATTCGGGGAGGGCTTGTATTCCCCCGGAGCATCTGTCATACTGCCGGGGCAGGGATAAACGAGCCGCCCACACCGGGCACTTGACACGGCTCACACCATCTGGTTTAATCCCCGTACAGCAACCAACCAAGGAGACAGCATCATGGGTTACTCACCGATTCACGCTCAGGTCCACGACACGCCTGAGTCCTACATCGCCGCCGCAACTGACGGCCTGCTCACCATTCTGGCCGAGGCTGGCTTCCCGATGCCCGAGGGCTACACCGTCGCCCCGCACCTGTCCTTTTCGCACAAGCGGGCGTGGCTGGGTAAGAGCGGCAAGGGTTCCGTGGTCGGCATGGCCTACCATGAGACTTCCTCGCCCGAGGGCAACGTGCGGCACATCACCGTGTCGCCCGCCCTTGCCCACGCTATCGGCCCCAAGACGGGCCGCAAGGACACGCTGGGCAACGACGAGCGCGAGCCGGGTGTGCTGGACGTTCTCGCCCATGAGATTGTCCACGCCATTGACGGCAACAAGAACGGCCACAAGGGTCCGTTCGTGGAGATGATTCGCACCATCGGCCTCGCTGGCAAGCCCACCGCCACCTACGCCGGGGACCGTTTCGTGGCCCTGACTGCCCGCCTGCGCGAGTCGCTGGGCGAGTACCCGCACAAGGGCATGAACGTCGTCCACAAGCCGCAGGCCACCCGTCTGGTGAAGGTCGCCTGCTGCACCCCGCAGGAGGACGGCACCCGTGGCTGCGACCCCAGCGGTGAGGGCAAGGACGTTTACAACCTCAACATGACGGCCAAGTGGCTGGAAGCGGCTGGCACGCCGATCTGCCCCTGCTGCGGCGAGCGTATGCAGGTGGTCGCCCGCAAGACCCGCAAGCCCAAGGTGACGGCTCCCCACGGGGCCTAGTCACCACCCCGGAGGGGGAGGGGCCACCTCCCCTCCCCCTCCCTCGCCCCTCCCCGAATAAACGGGCAGGGCATCCGTCCGAGGGGTGTGGTACACTTCCCCTCAGCAAGCAACTGAACCGAGGAGTTTCATCGTGAGCATCAACATCAGCAACTACGAGAACGACGACTACACCACCTACACGGTGCAGGGCGAGGGCGTCGGCCCGTACACCTACGTCACCAACGACGGCACCTCATTCACCCATGAGCGAAACGACTCCCTCACGACTCACCGGCAGGACTACCAGATCGCTGGCGGAAAGTTCGGTGAGGTGACGGTCATGGTGCTGGGGACGCTGGCAACCTCCGAGGGGCAGGAGAAGGGATACGTTCACGCCAAGTTCACCGCCCAGCAGGCCCGCGAGATTGCCGAGGTGCTGCTCGCTGCCGCCCGCGAGTACGAGGAGGGGCCGCAGGACGAGGAGACCACCGAGCAGGGGGTCTAAACGACAGGGGCAGGGCGGGCCACCGCCCTGCCCTGCCTCCCCTCCCCGGATAAACGGGGAGGGCATCCGTCTGAGGGGCGTGCTACAATGCCCCAACACCAACCGAAAGGACAGCATCATGGGTAATCCGTACCGAGTCTCCATCCGTAACCTCTGCATCGGTGAGGCCGCGTTCATCGTGGACGCGCTGGAAGCCCGTGCCGAGGAGTACCACCGGCAGGCCGACGCTCTGCCCGAGGGGTTGGAGGCCGACGTTGCTCTGGCGAGCGCCTACGAGGCCGAGTCGCTGGCGACCGAGTTCCACGCGGCTCTGATCGCCGCCCCGTCCCGGCCCCGCAGGTACTCCATCAGCGGGTCGTCGTTCGCCAAGGCTGCCAAGCGCGAGGCCATGTTCCTTCCCAACGACGAGAAGGGGGTGTAAACGATGGGGGCCACCTCATTCATCTCTGCTCCCTGCCCCGGTGGCAACACCGTCACCGGGCGGGGGATGAGCATGTACGTCGGCAAGCCCGAGAAGGAGGGCACCCTCTGGCTCAGGGAGAACAGCACCGGGCGACTCACGTTCGTCCGGGCTTGCCCCAAGTGTGGCGGCAAGCATCACCTCAACAACGAGAACAGGAGCGTGTAAACGATGAGCAGCATTGAGACCTACCACGGCCCCGTGGTGTTCGTGACTGACAAGGGCGACGGGGATGCCAACATCACCCTCCACGCCTTCCCCACGCTGGACGGCCCGCAGGTGTCGGTCGCCATGACCGGGGATGAGGTGGAGCGCCTGCGCGACCTTCTGGACGAGGTGCTGGACGACTACTAGGCCGGGAGGTACAGGGCGTGTAAACGGGGAGGGGGCCGCAAGGCCCCCTTTCTGCATCCGGGGATGGGGTCGTGACCCCCGGTAGGGCCTAGGAGCGATTCTAAGGGGCCTAGAAGGGCCTCGCATGGTCTGGGAAGGGTCTAGCATGGGGGAAGGCATCCGAGGCCCGTAGAACGCCTCTCAGGGCTTCACAGCGAATCGGGCCTACGTCTGGAATCTGTGATACGCTGCTCTGGCAGCCAACGAACAGGGAGCATGACCATGAGCAACATCACCGAGCGCGAGGCAATCCTTTTGACCGCCGCCCTCAACTACGACGACCGGGAGGGGCAACTGAGCGACAACTACTCCAACCTTGACCTCTCTGGTGCCCAGCGCATCATCGGAAACAAGCATGAGGCCGATGGGGTGATCGGGTCTCTGGTCGCCAAGGGCCTGATGTTCGTGGACGAGGACGACCACTACGACCCCGGCGACCCCGTGATCTGGTTCACCAAGGAGGGCGTTCACGCAATCTTTGACTACATGGAGGCGCAGGAGGGCTAGGGCGCACGCGGTACAAACGTGCTAGACTGCCTCAGCAGCCAACGAACAGGAGAATCCCATGAGAATCCAGACCATCCAGAACGAGGAGTATGTCCCCAACGAGAACATCCGATGGGGGCATCGTGAGGTTAGCGCCCATGAGCCTCTGGTCAGCACCATCTACGCATCGCAGGGCATCTACGCATGGGAGGACGGCATCGTGACCGAGGGCCGCGAGGTCGTTAAGATGCGGAATCCGCACGCGGTTGGCTACTACCGCTGGCGCAGCGAGATGTATCTGGGCGAGGTCTATCGGGCGAACGGCAAGTGGCACGCCTACGACCGTGGTGGCGAGAAGGTCGGCCTCTACACAACCAAGACCGCAGCCGCCAATGCTCTGTACGACCTCGCCCGTGAGCAGCGGGCCGAGCAGGCAGCGGTCTAGGGCACCGCGTACAAACGAGGAGCAGGACAGGGAGGGGGCCGCAAGGCCCCCTCTTTCGTTGATGGACAGGCCCGGATACCCCGATACCCCCTAGGAGGCCACAGGAGGCCACACACGGGCCTTCCATGCTTCCCGAATGTCCTAGCATGGGGTAGGCCCTCCGAGGCCCGTATATCGCCTCTCAGGGCGTCAAATCTGAGGCCCGTAGCCCTTGACATTCTCTCCCCAATCGTGTAAGGCCCCGAGGACCGCGTGTAAACGCTGTGCTTGCACTTGCAACTACATTGTGCGGATACCTACAAGCGTGACCTTGTGCGAAACTGAACAAGGTACTTGCTACTGCAACAACATTGTGCGAAATCAGCACAAGAATCCCAACAACATCTCAGGCTTTTATACCCAAGAAACCCAACGGCTTTAACGGGATTCTTGTGACAAAGTGCTACAAGGTACTTGCAAGTGCAACTGAGTCCTTGCGAGTGCAAGCAACTGAGATTGTGCTGAATCCGCACAAGCGACCTCAACTTGCTTGTGTCAATCTCGCACAAAGTCTCACCACAATCGCTCTCAGGCGATTCTCGGGCCTCCGTGCCAACCCCCGAAAGTCGCTACGAGCAGGGACTTTACAGGTCTCAGGTGTAACGACCCTCGGGAATCCCTCCAAGGCCCGTAGAACGGCTCTGGTGAAAGTGCCTGCTCGGAGCAGGGACTTTACAATCTCGGGACCGACTTTGTAGCAAGTACGCACAAGGGGTACTTGTGGATTCAGACAAGGTGTGCTACTCGCGCCCAAACGCCAATGCGGCACCCCGTCTAAACGAGGACTTGCAATCTCAGAACCACCTGTGGTACGATGCGTGAACACGGGGAACGGCCCCGCCGAACGAGGAGGAAAGAGCATGGCTACCATGAGTCCCGAGCAGCAGACGGCGATTGACCACGGCGAGGGGCCGCTGGTCATTAACGCTGGTGCTGGTTCCGGTAAGACCCGCGTGCTGGTTCACCGTGTCGCCCGCCTCATCTCCGAGGGCGAGGCCCCCGAGAGCATCGTGCTGGCTACCTTCACCACGGCTGCCGCCGAGGAGATGAAGTCCCGCCTTGCCACCCTTGTCGGTGATGAGGTCGTGGAGCGGCTGGCCCACGTTGGCACCCTGCACTCGCTGGGGTACAAGTTCTACCGCCAGCAGAAGGGTAAGCGGATAAACGCTGGCAAGTACGGCGGCTCCCTGCTGTCCCCGAGTCAGGTGACAGGCATGGTGCGCGGCATCGTAGAGGCTCCCTCGCGCTACTGCCCGTTCGGCCACAACCTCGCCAACGACAGCGAGTGGGGCGGCTCCGAGTACGGCGTGGACATGCCCCGCAAGGCTGGCAAGATCGCCAAGGCCGTGTCCAAGATCATGGACCAGAACCTCACCGCCGAGCAGTACCTCTCCCTGCCCGATGCCGACCCGGTGGTGGGCACCGTTTACAAGATCATGGAGCGCCTGCTGGACGAGGGTTGGGCGGTTCAGGGTAAGGGCCGCGACCGGGGCTGGAAGCGTCGGCAGGGCGGCGTGATTAGCGTCACCTTCTCATGCATGGGCATCCGGGGTCTCGCTGCCGCCAAGGACGACAAGGTGCGCGAGGCCGTGATCGGCCGCGTCAAGTGGGTGTTCGTGGACGAGGCGCAGGACTGCAACCCGGTGCAGTTCGGCCTCATGCGGGTGCTGGCATCGCAGACCTCCAACCTCACGATGGTCGGGGACGACGACCAGAGCATCTACTCGTTCCGGGGCGCGGTCCCTGCCGAGTTCATCGCCCAGACTAAGGGCGAGGTGACGGTCGTGAACCTTGGTACCAACTACCGCTCCCGTCGCCCCATCGTGGAGGCTGCGGCCCGCCTCATCGCCCACAACAAGGAGCGGCTGGGCAAGGAGGTCGCCCCGCACCGTGACCACGACGAGGCTGAGGGCGTCCCGGTGGAGGTGCTGGCCGGGTAGCCCGGATAAACGAGGGGCCGGGAGGGCTTGCATCCTCCCGGCCCTTCCTGTACGATGCCTCTACACGACTAAGGAGACCACATGGACACCACCACCGATATCCCTGAGTTCATCATCCCGGCCACCGGGCTGGACCCCATCAACTACGCGCACTACAACGACGAGGGCGAGGAGGCCGACAACATCGCCACCCAGATCAAGGCCCTGCGCGATGCCGGTGTCCCCGGCGCGAGCATCGCCGTGCTGGTCCGTACCAACCGTCAGACCCGCCCGCTGGAAAGCGCGTTTACCCGCGCTGGCTTCACCTTTCGCATCATCGGTTCCCCGTCGTTTTGGAAGCGGTACCAGACTCAGGCGATCACCTCTTACCTGCGCGTGGTCGTCGGCAACGCCGACGAGGAGGCCCTGACCACGGCCCTGTCCACGCCCTCGCGGTTCCTTGGTGCCGGTGTCGCCCGTCAGGCCTACGCTGCCTGCCCGAACGACCCGTTCTTTGGCCTTAAGGACGCCCGTATAAACCGTCGCCAGAAGGACAACATGGACGCCTTCATCGCCCTCATTCGCAAGTACCGTGAGATGGTCGGCAAGGTGCCCGTGATTGACATTGTGCGCGGCATCGCTGAGGACTCCGGGGTGGCCGCATGGCTGCGCGATCAGGCCGAGGAGGACACCGAGACCCCCGAGACCAACGGCGACGGCTCCATCGCAATCGTGGAGGACGTAGCCCTCTCCGGGGCCGAGTTCGGGGACGACCTCGCGGCGTTCGTCGCATGGTTCGTGGAGCAGGAGAGCGTGACCGCCAAGGCCTCCGACCTCCGGGGCGAGAACGAGGACGACGCCGTGACCATCCTCAGCATCCACCGCTCCAAGGGGCTGGAATGGCCGGTCGTGTTCATCGCCGGGATGAGCGAGGGCCTGCTGCCCCACGCGCTCGCCAAGACCCCGCAGGACGTTGAGGAGGAGCGCCGCATGGCATACGTCGCCATGACCCGCGCCGAGGACGTTCTGTTCGTCAGCAGCACCTCCGTCTACGGGCGCAACATCACCGGGGTCTCGCCCTTCATCGTGGAGGCGGGCCTGCTGTCCGAGGATGAGGTGGAGGAGGTGACGGCCTTCTAGGGGTCACGGGATAAACGGGCAGGAGACAAGGGCCACCTTCCGGGGTGGCCCTTTGTCGTTCCGGGGACCATGCCTCCGAGGCCACAGGAGGGCCTAGGACGGCCTCCGAGGTGGTGGGCAAGGGTCTAGCATGGGTACCCCGAGGCGCGGCCCATACAGAGCCTCTCAGCGATTCATCCAACGGCCATGACCCATACAGAACAGGCTGGCCCACCAGACACGGGGGCTGGCATCCACGGGACCATGCACAGGAAGCCACAGGAAGGCCTACACGGGCCTCCGACCCCCTAGCCTATGTCCTAGCATGGGTAGCCCCATTCGCGGCCCGTAGATCGCTTCTCATGGATTCATCCAATGCCCGTGGCCCATAGAAGCCCACCCGGTACAAACGAGGAGGGCATACACTTGACACATATGATAGTATGCGGGGGACGGCAGGAAGGGGGAGGCTATGCCCTCGCGTCGGCGGTTAAAAAAAATACTTTTGGGGTGTAACTCACCTCTACAGGGAAGCCCATTCGGCGGCCCATATACATACCAATAAGCATATGTCACATATAGACAAGATACAGAGGGGGAGGTGCAACACAGGTGTCACATACAAAGCCGGACTACACAACGATGGAAGGCAGCCGTATATCCCTTGGCTATGGGGAGAACGATGCATCCAACACAGGTGGGGATAGTGGGGGAGAAGTGGTGAATAGTGGGCGTATTCCCCATGCTCATGTAAACAGCGTGCCCGTACAGGCTCATAGGGAGTCATTCACACAGGCGTTTAGCCGTGGATACAGGGAAGGGAAGGCTACGCTCCACCCGTGGAGGAGATGGGCCAATGCCATTGTGGCAAGGGGGTTTGTGGTACTTGTCCTTGGCCTCATCATCATGGTGCCCCTGCCCCTCATTGGTGTGCCTATGGTCATGCTGGGATATGCTTCTGCTGTAGTGACTCTGGCTATGTATCTCGTTTATCCCTTTGTGCTTATGGCATGGGAGAATCCCAATAGGTAAGTTACACTTAACTGTGACATACAGGTGTGACTTGACAGGGGGCCGACTATAGTGTAGGGGGCCACCCCCCCCCTCCCCCCATATCCCTTTTAAATCAAGGGTACCCATATCTGAGTTAGGAGTCCCCCTCCTCTTAAATCTGTAAGCAATTTTCCGTAGTTTGAGTTTATGCATGAAGGCGCAAGCGACAGATGCTTAGGCTGGGTGTTTGTACCGCCGCAAGAGTTTTCCCTTAAAGCGGTAGCAAGACCGTACCGAAAACGGTACTGTTCTGCTATGTATATGTGGACAAAAGATATACCCCCTATATGTTTTGTCCATTAAGCACCCCCCCATATCCCTAAAACGCAAAGTATGTCTGCGGATAGGAGTCCCAGCCCTTTGAAATCTGCGAGCATATTTGGTAGAGTAGGTGTATGTATTTCCTTGGTCAATATATCGTTTGGCTACTCGTTCCCTTGGCCATGATACTAATCATGATCTGGAACGTTAAGCGCAAGCAAGATAAGGACTGATATGCAGGCCCTGCATGATGCAGTTATGTTTATGCTTTTATGTTTCCTTGGGATAGTGTTCTTTATCGTCCTTATAGGAATCTTTATAGATTACAAATAGAAAGGAATTAGATGGCTACTTATCAGGCACAGGCAGATATTGTCTTAACTGTCAATGTTGAAGCCGAAGGTCAGGGAGACCCAGAGGCCATTGAGGCTGCCAAGAATGATCTTGTCACGAAGATTGCCGAAGGATCCCTTGATTTGAATAATGCAGCATTCATTCAGGATATCCAGATCTATAATCTCCGTCGTACAGGCTAGATGAGATTGTAACAATATTGTGACAAAAAGTAATTTTTTGAACGCTGCGCCGCGAGGAATTGATTTGTCGCTCGTTATGCGCTCGTATCTGTTTCTTGATGCACTTAATCGCATTGAGAATGTAGGCCCACGCGATGTTGCGATTGGGTATTGGCAGGCATATAATAGTTGTTATAATAAGGGTTGGAATATCCAAGAGTGAAAGGATTAAGAGGTCTAATGTCAATTGATGTTCTTAAGGGCGATATCGTCGTCCGAAGTGAGAAGGATGAAACTGTTGTCATCCATATGAATCGGGAGGATCTTCTTGATTTCTATGTGAGCCTTGTAGAGAAGAGCAACTTGAATGATGCATATGCATATAGAGAGGTAATTGATCTTATCCGCAGGTTCTTTACAAACAACGAAGATGCGAGTACAGATCCCAATACATCGGGAAGGTTTTATGATCCCGATTACTATGATGATGTTTTGAAGTATAGGTCGTAGACTCTAAGGGGGCCGTGAGTGGCCCCCTTTTTGTTTTCGTTTTAGTTATGTATATGATTTGCATAATGAGTAAGACCTATATAGAGTTATACTTAGGTCTTTAAGATATAGAGATATATAAGATAGGAATAATGAGTAAACTAAAGAAGTGTAATAAAGATGATCTAGAATATACTATGGCCCAAATATTTGTTGGCTTTTTTATTGTTGGCGCTTTTATTCTTTTGGCGATAATTCCCGTATCAATCTTCATTGGTGGAATTATTTCCACTATCCTTATTGCCGCGTGGGTAGCCGTGTGGGGCCTCAGTTTTGTCGTGTTTTTGGCGTGGCCCTATATTCGATGGATCACAACAAAGGTCTATGAAGTTATAAAGGATTCATAATCTCCGCGAAACATAATAGTTGAAAAGGGAGACTATTATGGGTCCAGATACTACCGTAGGAACAGCAGCCATAGGTGGAGCAGTCGGAGTAATTATTGTTTGGATTCTAACTATGTTTGGTATTGTGGTGCCTGATACTGTTGCGGGGGCAATCGCAACTCTCTCCGCTGTTATATTTGGTTGGATTTCTCCCCACCCAAAAATGAAAGATTCTAAAAACTAAGATTCTTGATTTGGGAGTGGGATTCTGATAAGTTAGGTGTATGGCAAAGTCCATGTTTAAGTTAAATATTAGAAAAATACAGTCTGTAGTCCAAAATTGTGTCGTAATGTCTATTGATGGTAGCGACAATAAACCGTTATATATCAAAATAACCCAAATTAGAGGCGAAAAGACTGCGGAAGTAGAGTTTTATTCAGAAGATCTGTCCGATTTGGGATGCACTACTTTTAGCCTCTCAAACGCAGATTTAGACGAAAAAGGGCTTAAAAAGGCCGTTTTTGACTGGTTTTTAACCGAAAAAGGCACAGAAAACCTTAAAATAGTGACAAAAGGGCTAAAAGTAAATGAATAACGAAAAGAATGATTTTCATGATTTATATGCCAACGGATGGAAAGAGTCAAATAAAAACTCTTTTGAGAAGGAATATGCAAAAGTAATGGAAAAATACGAGTTTTCATACCAACCAGAAACGAGTAACACGAATGAAGGAGAACAGTTTCTTTATTTACGGCGACGAAGAGATTGACGACGACGGATTATCCGTCTATGTAGTTGCAAGAGAGAATACTATTGTGTATGCTTCTCTTGATGTGGAGGATGCTCTAGACATTTATGATCAAATGTCTTTCATCTTTGAAAAGACGAAGGGTGAAAAACTTCAAGTTATTGAAATTCCACTCAATGTTACTTTTCTTGAAGAAGATGAAGCAGATTTCGTTCGCAACTATGATGGGCCAGAGTTGGACCCCAATACATTCTTAAATTAACTAAAGAAAGGCATAAAATGCATTTTGGACTTGTAAGCACTGCACACACAGACCACCTTCAGACAGGTGCTACTGAGATTGTTTCTCGGTTTGGTCTAGATGATAATTTCCCGAATTCAAACCCTGTTGCTCTTGTTCAGGACGCAGCAACAAGAGATGAGAACGTGAAGACCGCTTGGCATGAGGTTCTGTCAAGCGCTCCAGTCGTAAGTTAAATAAAAGGGGGCGGGATTTCCCGCCCCCTTTCTATTCGGAGATATATTATGGTAGATTGGGAAGATATGTGGGCTAATTCCACAGATAAATTGGTCGAAGCCACAGAAGAGAAAGAGTCTTTGCAGAGGCAATTAGACATTGCTGTTGATTTTATTCAAGAATTAAAGACTTTCAAATCAGATCTTGTTTTAAGAGAAATAGAAAAAACAAGAATCAATGATAGAGTAAAAAGGGCAAACCTACGAGCAGGGAAAGAAAAGTGATTGAAAATAATCTAAACGAAGTATCTGAACGAGTGAGAAACGCAACTCCCACCAATTGGAGAGCCGATATCTCTAGCGACGATGCATTTATTTATATTGAACGAGAGAATGGCAAGCCAATGACTCATTCAGATTTAGAATTTTTTGAAAATGCTGCTAGCGATGTTGCCAAACTTGTTATCGAAGTGAAGCAATTGCGGGAAATCAATGCTGCTCTTAAGAAGCAAATTGTTAGCGCAACTTATGCCCTTGAAAAAGATATAAGATTCTTGTAAGATACAAATATGCAAACTTTCCTTCCATATTCAGATTTTTATGAGACCGCTTCTGTTCTTGACTGGCGCAGACTAGGCAAGCAGCGCGTTGAGGCCAAGCAAGTTCTCCTTACCATTGATCGCGGTGACGAGGCTAAGGGTTGGCGCAACCACCCTGCTGTCAATATGTGGCGTGGTTACGAGACCGCTCTTGCCTACTATGGCTCTGTTATTTGTCTAGAGTGGATTGAGCGCGGTTACAATGACACTCAACTAGAATGGTTCCGTGATCGTATTGGCAACAATCAAGTCACCCTTCCTCCGTGGCTTGGTGACGAAGATTTTCATACTTCACATAAGTCTAATCTTCTCCGCAAAGATTTTGACCACTACAGTCAGTTCTGGTCTGATATTCCAAATGACCTAGAATATGTTTGGCCTGTAGATATGCTAGTTTTGGCCTAATAAAACCCAGCCCTCAGACTATAATATATGTATAGTCTGGGGGTTTTGTTTTATGCAATGGAATATGGATCATTCTCGCCACAACATTGGAGATGTGGCTGCTGGATATGCGGCTTTGCCTAAGTACGATCCAAAAGCAGAATATGCTTGGAAACAACTGGCAGAAGAATCTAAGGAACACGCTGATTACATTAAACAACACTTAAATGTAACAGAAACAGAGGATCCAGAACCTTATGATACTTCTGAGGATATGATCCGTGATATAAGAAACAATAGAAATTTTATTGTTTCTACTGCAAATGCAGATCACCCCATCTGGACCCCACAAGATAATATAAACTTCAGAATCGTTCATGATGTTTTTGGTCATGCAGCAACTGAAGGTGACTTTGGCTGGCATGGTGAAAATGATGCATGTTCCACACATTTTGCTCTATCAAGTCCTCATGCACAAAAAGCACTGGCAACAGAATGCTTAGGTCAAACCGGGTATGCAATTGATCGTGGTGGTTTTACTGATCAAAGAGTTGGCTTTATTCCCGGTTTACATGAAGGGCTTTCTGCTGCAAATGAAGATACTCCAGTCCCAACTCGGGCACAATTAATGCAACGTGCGCTTTATGGACCACAAAAAGAATCTAAGTGGAAAATGGCACAAGATGCTAATAGAATGTACCGCCAACACACAGACGGTCCTCCCGCAGCAGAAACAACTTTTGAATCTATTCAAAATGAAGATACTTCAGATGAGCATGAAGATGAGATAAAAATTATTAATGGTAAGAAATGGAGAATAGTTCGTCGCAAGAATAATCCTCAACCTGATACATATAAAGATCCAATCGGAGGATGGGGCTTTTATTCTAAACTACTTGACGAAATGGAAAAACAGTCTTGGGTAGTCGTTTCGTCAGAAAAAGCAACTCCAATAGATGTAAGAAATATTGACGAGTATGAGATACCTTCGGGTTATGCAATAGTTCATGAATTAGTTCCTAATTTTGCAAGATATGGAGTTATTCCTATTGCAGAAATAGATTCTGATGCTCTTACTCGTTCATTAACTGAAGTCCCTAGCGGAATGTTGTCTAAAGATAGGTTTTACTTGTCTCAACGTTCTCAAATCAATCACAACATATCTTTTTGGGATCCAGAAAAACTTCAAATTGTTTATGGAATGGAATATAATTTAAATCACCCAGAATTATTTAATCATTATGTGGAAACTGATCCATTGGAATATGGCGAAGATTTTAGCGATCCTAACGATCTTGAAGGTGCATATTCGGAATATAAAAATCCAACTTATGTAGAAAGTATTCATTATAATGTGCCTGCTACTTATATGGATGGACAGAGTTATTACCCCGGAAGTAGAATATATTTACAAAAATTAAATGAACAAGGTCATGCAAAGACTTATTATCCATATGCACAAGAAACAGTAGATAATTTTAATCAAAGATATCCAAGATTATCTCTCGCCGTTCTTAGATGGATGAAAGATAATCTTCCAACGCCAATCGGTGCAGATATAGTAAATCCAAAATTGAAAGAAAAAGCACAAAAACAAGATTTTGTAAGTCTGTCTAAGTGGAAAATATCCGTTCCTCCAGCAGAAAAAGCAGAAGAATTCGGTGAGGGATATGAAAAAGCCCCAGCGCCTTCTGCTGAAGAGATTGAAGAAAGATACAAATACAATAAAGACCCTCGGGGTCACAGATGGCAATTGAATAAAGAGAATCTGGAAAGACTATACAATCACCCAGAGTGGCCATTAGAAAGTAAATATAATGTTTTTCCTCTATCCTTAGAACAGGCACAACTCAAAGGAAGAGAAAAACCAGACCTTACCCACTGGAACAGAGCGGCATTGGGGACTCACGAATCTCCCCAAGGAAAGAACAGAAGTGGATTTATTTATATTAATCCTCTTATCTCTCCAGAATCTGCAAACGAAGCACTTTGGCATGAATTGCAACATGCTTATCAACACCAAGAAGAACGCTTTACAAAAGAGTTGAGAGATGCTTATTTTGATCCAACTAAAATAGATCCAAGCCTAACAGACGAAGAGGTTGCTAAAAAGTTTGAAGAGGAATATGTTAAGCATCCGATGGAAATAGATGCAAATCTTTTTGCAGACTTTATGAGAAGATATCCAATAATCGAAGAATCAGATCCTGTCTATAAAGAAAATTGGGTCGGTCGTGCTGCAAAAGATATGGATATTAAAGATGCAATTGATAAGTATTATCAAGAATATGGTTCTAAACGACGTTTACCTCTTCCTTCTATTAAGTCCAAATGGATGATTAAAGAAGCCCCAGCCCGCAGTAAGGCTCAGTTCAGATATATGCAAGCAATCTGCAATGGATCAATTAAGCCACCTAAAGGAATGACTCGCGCTCAGGCTTGTGAATATGTTGAGGGGCAAAGCCCCAAAGACCTTCCTGAAAAGAAAAGTAAACTAGATATGCAACAAGAAATGGAACAATCTCTAATCAAAGCAGGTTTTTCTCAAAAGGCTGCGATTCTAATTGCATTAGATAATATGTCCAAACTCTCATACTGGGTAGATGGATATCATGCAACAGTTGCGTTAAGAGACCCAGACACCGACGTTTGGCACATGGATGTGGGTTTCAATGATAAACTGACCCACGGAGGCGTGACAGCAGATTATATAAATGATCTTGGCACAAAAGCCATGAGAAAGGCTGTCGCAGATAAGGATAGTCGCACGGACTATTATAATTATCATACAGCAAGAGGCCTCTATAATCCAGTCACAAAAGATTTTATTCATATGTCTCACCCCGATTTTTGGAATGAAGCAGAATATAACTTCAAACATCTAGATCAAGATGAGCGCGACAGAATGGAAGCATTCTGGAGACAACTTGCTGAACAAAATAACATCGAATTAGATTCTATTCGCGTATTAAACAATCAGACAGGGCACTTGGAAGATCTAAATGTTGCAGATTTGGAAATGCCTGAAGAAGTATCTAGAGAGATGAGAATGCGCGAAAGAAAACGTCCTCTAACTCCTTGGGAAATAGCACAAGGCGGATACGATACAAAGACTGGAAGCATTAAAAAACGAGGAACTTATTTCCCCGGATGGTACTCAACAACTTTAATTCCTGATGAAGAAAATGGTGGATATAGAATGATTCTTGCAAATCACGAAGGTATGAATCATTGGAATATTCACGCAGCAAATGGTACTTTCCCTGATTATCGCGGGTTATATAATCCAGAATTAAAAGAAGTAATTCATTTAAGTTCACCAACAGAATATGTAAAAAATAGATACGACGATATCTTGCCAAATAGAGAGGCTTTAGATGCTACCCCCGAAGAGCATCAAAAAGTTTGGATGGATGCTGCAAAAAAGCCTGTTGACATTATTGAACCGGCTGGAGAGATGGGCGATTATGGACCCGTTGATGAAAATGGCAAGAATCCCAATCTTAGTGGTTTATTAAAGGGTGGCGATAAACTAAATGTAGTTGATAAAAAACATATTCCTATTGGATCTGTTCATGTAATGCACAAAAGAGACATACCGGAAGAATCTCCAGAAGATTTTAAATTTCTTTGGAATAAACCAGAAGAGAATTATAAGCATGAATATCAAATTACTTTTGCTTCTCCTGCACCAAAACGTACTGGAAACAAAAAAGAAGCGCATTGGATTGAAGGATTTAGCGCTGCAATAATCAATCAACATGGGAAAATGGAAGTTGCTCCTCCGGGAATGGTTATTGTTGATGGTAATGGAAATGTAATTGACGAAGACGATACTTGGCACGCAACGCATTGGGATATTGGCGGTTATCCTCAATATCGTGGACTTTATAATCATAAAACTGGAGAACTTATCCACATGACCTCTTCAGAAGAGCATGAGAATATGTCCCCCGGTTATGAATATCTAAGTAAAGATGAGGCCATAAATCCTTTAGAGCATGAAACTTATTGGAGAGATGCTGCCAATCAGTCAAATATTCCTATTAGAGATTTTAAATTAATGTACGAAAAAGATGCAGATGAATATGGAGATGAGCCTCTTAAGAAACTTTGGCACGGTGAAAACAAAAAAGAAGATTTTAATCTCTTAGATTCAGAAGAGTTTATGCCAAAAGTTTCTAAATGGAAGAAAAAAGGCCATTGGTTAGAGGATTATTATGCAGCAATTATTACTCCAAATGGCGAAATGAGAGTCGCTAAAGATTGGAATCATTTTCACGGAAGTTTATTTAGCGATCTAGGACTGCGTAAATATCATCGTGGTCTTTACAACAAGGATACTGGCGAGTTGTTACATATGACAACTCCCGAAGAGTGGAACAAACTTCAAAATAGTTGGGATTACAGCACAGATGATACTGAAAAGCAATGGCCACTGGGTTTTGAATGGTTTAATAGCCCAGAACATTTTATATCTCCATATAAAACCGAAAAAGAATGGCTTAAGGCTGCTGAAGATGCTGACATTCCAGTATCAGAGGTAAAAATGTTTTCGGGAGAGCCTGAAAGAAATCCATATGTTGGATACGATGTAAATAGATATAATCGTCATTCCCCAGCAGAGGTGGCCCAGATGAGAATGTCTAAATGGAAAACATCTAAAGAAGATGCGTGGGAAGCCGTCCTTGATGGAGAGTTGGGCCACGATATCCTCACAACCGGAAGTTGGGAGGAAGTAAAGAAGCAAACTCTTAAGTGGCTTAAGCAACTTAAAAATGGATATATAAATAAGAAAAACCCTCATGACAATAAAAAGATTGACCCCGAGGCTAAAGAGCAAGATGGCCACGCAATAGAAGATCTAAAACTTTACGAAGAAAAGAAGCGCTGGTCATTCCACTTTGATCATGGCAAACATCCATATGATCTTATTATTCAGCCTGTTGGGTATAAAGAATCTAAATGGAAAAAGAAAAGCCATTGGATAGAGGGATTTCATGCAGCCGTAATTGATCCTGATGGAAAAATGCATATTGCAGGCGACTGGGAAGATATTCATCAACAAACTTTAATAGATAATGGGTGGATAGGAAGTGATTTAAGCAAGTCTTATCGTGGACTTTATAATCCAGATACTGGAGAACTTTTTCATATGACTTCTCCTGTTGAAAAGATGACTTTTGGTGAGTATGCAACAAGCCCTAACCATCTTTCTGATATTGAAAATCATGAAGATGTTTGGAGAGAAGCCGCAAGTAAAAGTGGTGTCCCAGTAAATGATTTCAAAGGACTGTATAAAGTTGATGAATACGATGAAGATGGATGGAGAATGGACCCCCTTTGGTATCAAAAGAATCCTAAAGAGATGTTTGGCTATATTTCTCCAAAACAATCTAAATGGAGAAAGAAGAGTCATTGGGTAGATGGGTATCATGCTGCTGTAATAACGGGGGATGGAAAGATGTTTGTATCCGATGACCCACATCATGCTCACATTCAAGCCCTTCCAGATAAAGAGCAAGGAATTGCTTTGATGAGAAGAGATTATTGGCGCGGTCTTTATAATCCAGAAACTAAGACAATTCTTCATATGTCTGATCCGCACGAATATGAAAAGATGAGAACAGAACAGGTTGAAATAGCCCCTGACGGTGGCGGTATTTTAACCCAAGATGATGATTATTATGATGATAAGTGGAGAACAGCAGCAGAAGAGGCAAACATACCAGTTGAAGATGTAAAATTATTAAAGTGGAATACGTCAGAAGATTATCCGTCATGGAATAATTCAAATAGATCCAACAGCCCAGAACAATTTAAGATTAGTGATTTAAAATTATCTAAAGTCGGAAAGTGGAAGAAAGCAGAAAAGAAGAAAAGAAAAATGCATCCTAAGTTTCAAACTTCTCTAAACGATCATCAAAGGTCTGTTAGAAAGTATGGGCCACTCAAAACACACAAGACAAGAAAGTTTAAAAAAAGATCTTCTTTAAGCGAAGAGCAATCTAGAGAACTTTTTCAATATGAGCCAAATATGTATCATGATGTTGCGGCAGCAAGAAGTAAAGAAGAATTAAACGATCAAATCAATACAGTTAGATCTATTTTGCAAAATGGAATTCTGCCTAAAGAGCAGACGGGAATATCAGAATATGATGATTGGCTCACTTCCAGACCAGATCATGTATATCTAGGTAGAAAGAATTTTTATTCTAGGAAGAGACCTCCCGCAATCAAGATTGATATGTCAAAAGTAGATCCTTCTACGATAAAACCAGATGAGGATATTTACCACGCATTTGGTTTTTCTGACCGAGGTGTAGATATGTTTAATCTAAAGTCAATGCCGTTTGAAGAAGAACATAAAAATAATCCAGACTATACTCTGGGGCAATGGATGGAAGATCATTCACACCTTGATACTCCCAATAATGTTTTTGCAAGTCATGGGTTAAATAATTCTCTAGCCGTCAAGGGAGGAGTTCCCTCTGATGCTCTTTCAATTAATGATGAATGGGTTGATTATATGAATGACCGCTATGGAATTGATATATTGAAATTGTTATAATAAAATAAAGTCAGGAGTTTAAATTGCAAAAAGTTGCAGTTATTATGTTGAATTACAACATGGTAGAGATAATAGAACACAATATTAAGGTTTTAAAAACATCTAAAGTACCGATGGATATTATCGTTGTTGAAAATGGATCAGACGTAAACTGGTCTTTTGCCCCAGATGATTTTGATGATGAAAATGTTCATATGGTTTATTTAGATTACAATCTTAGGGCAACTCATGGATATCGAATGGGTCTTTCATATGCTAAGTCGCTAGAAGCCCTTAATGACGAAAAGTATTTTGCTTACTTCATCATGACCACAACAGGTCAACTCTTAGATAACGGAGTTGATCCTTTGCTTGATTTATACAACTACTTGCAAGAAGATGAGAATGCAGTTATAATTCAAGCAGCCCATGATGAAGAGTCTATTGGCTTTTGGCAACAACTAAGAAATCGCGGAACGGGTGGCCCCCGCAGAACGTGGTTTATGGAACACTCATGCGCCTTGTTTAGAGCAGACTGGTTTGACGAGGTAGACTGGTTAGATCCAAGGCTGCACATTCATGGAACAGATCTTTACTACTCATGGCAGGCTCGCCGTGATGGTCGTGGGATTTATGTGCATGATGGTTTAGAGATGCACCGTCATAATAACAATATGTTTGAATTGGGCCGCGCACCAGAGGCAGATCCAGCCGAAAGGACAAGACTCGCCAGATCCTCAATGCAAAAAGCGCTTTCAGAAGAATTGGGTCAAAACTGGGAAGAGCGTCTTATGAAAGAATTCGTAGAAGAAGAATGGTTATAGAATGTCTGCGAGTGAGGAATTCTTTTGTTACTTTCCACCAGTTGATGTAAACAAAAGATATACTTACTCCACCATTTATGCACGATATCCCAGTCAGGAGGACCATCTAGTTGCCGTTGGAGTCATTGCAATATCTGATCACAATGATGATCATTACATCTTACAATTTTTTCAAGACGAAGATATCAAAAACTTCTTCCAAGAAGAAATAGTTGATAATTTCAGTTCTGTTTCTGAAGAATGGCTAGCACAAGTCAGTTGTAAAGAATTTAAAGAAAACCCATATTTTTTTGGCACACCTTTTGTTTTAGCAAGCAATTCTGCTGAGAAGATTTGCCGAAAAATTCATGATAAATATGAACAAAATGGTTATGTTATAAAAGATGATCATGAAAAGTGGGTTTAGCGGTATTTTAATAAAAGGACAACACTCTTAGGAGATTTGAATGGGCACCGCTGGAGTTGCTGAAGAAACATCACAATTAGGTTTATATTCATGGGAAGATGGATCAGATCTTTATAATCACACTCAGTTATACACTAATTGGAGTATAATTGACTCTAAACTTTTAAAAAAGACTTGGGAAATCTCAGGTGATGAGGCTGAACAAGTAAGATTTCTAGGAACAGTTAATCTTTCAGATTCTGTATTGACCATTCGGTATGGAACTGCTGATACTGAAGATCGTCTAAATATAAAAGCCGGTGGAACTGTAAATTGGGGAAGTGGTGGTGTTACCACAGATACAAATCTTTACAGAGCCGGAACTTCAATCTTATCAACCGATAGCACACTCAGAGTCACTAGTGGAAGTGTGCAATTTTTAAATGGAACTGTAACTTTTACAGCACAATCATCTCCAACAAATAAAATTGATACAAATGCTCTGTTTGGAATTAATAGAAATGCTGGAGGAACTGCTTTAAATGTTATAAGTTCAGCGGGAACAGCCCCCACTCTTTCTATCACATCAGAAGGTGATATGAACTGGAGTTCAGGCACTTCAGTATCAGATGCCTCAATTTATAGATCTGGCAGCGCAGAGTTGACGATTGATGCTAATGTGATAATTACAGGATCTGTTTCCCTTGGCTCTCCTTCTTCAACCGGCTGGAATGTGTCTAATGTAACTCCGGGAGTTAAAACATACGATGCAGAATCGGTATCAGTTTATCAACTCGCAGATATTGTTGGCAATCTAATTAATGATCTTAAAGATAATGGAATTCTAGGAGCGTAGTATGGCAGATTTCGGTGATATTTTATCAGATGAACCAAAAGAGTCTTTTTACCTTCCATCGGGAGTTATCATGCCATATGGTGGGACTTCTTCAACTCCCCCTACTGGTTGGCTTTTTTGTAACGGCGAAACGCACGGAACGGCAAGTTACCCAAATCTTTTTTCAGTCATTGGAGTAACATATGGTGGGGCAGGCTCTACATTTAATGTTCCTGATTTAAGAAGAAGAATGGTCCTTGGCTTTGGGACAACTGCCAGCGGTACTGCTGTTGGAGTTACTGGGGGAAGTTTTGATCACACTCACTCTGGCCCTTCTCACACCCACAATATGAGCAGTCACACTCATTCTATGCAAAATCACTCTCACGGAATGAATCATTCTCATAATTTATATTTATCTTTACCTGATATAAATACAAGCATAGATGGTATTTATACAAATAGTGAAGCATATAGAACTGTATTACAAAATGTAACCTTTTCCAATGTGCCAGCAAATTTTACAGTAAATAGAAGTTTTGCAGAAGTTTCTTCTTTTAGTCACTTTCACCCCATTAGATTGCCCAATAGTAATACCCCCGGTTTTTCTGGATCAGCCATTGAATATACGGGAAGTACGGGTCCACCATCTTCTGCAAACACCGGAACAGCCTCGGCAAATCTTACAGGCTCTTCTGGAACTGATCAAACTGGTGCTGCAAACCCACCTTACATGACTTTACAATATATCATCAAAACATAAAAAGTTAGGTTAAATAGTATATGGAACATTTGACATTAGAAAAAATATCAATGTTAGTAGGACAATTACAATTGTCAATTCTTAATTTAGAGAATTATGTTCAGAAGTTAGAAGAACAAATAAGAGAATTAGAAAACAAAAAAACTAGCAAAAACTAAGGTTTTGAAGTTTCCTGCTTAATAATAAATAGTTACAGATAGAACAAGGAGTTTTTATGTACAAAACCGCAATTGCTCACATTGAGGGAGAAGCCTCATATCGTGAAGCGTTAAATACTTTCCGTGATGCTTATCCAGAATATGAAGTGCGCGGATTGAAAGAATCAAACAATGGTTGGATTGCTTTTATTCAAAGAGAAGCATACCAAAATCAGAATGTTCAAGATAAAGTCCCCGCTGAAGAGATGGCGATGGATGAGATTCCCTCTCCTGAAGATGTTGAGATTCCCTCTCCCGGAGCAGATGACGAGCCTGATACTCAGTATGAGGCTGAAGAAGGTAAGCAAGGTGATTTAATGGGACAACTTCAAGATGCCTTAGATAAGGTAGAAGAACTTGTTTCTCAAATTAAAGAATCTGAAGAAACTGAAGACGAAGTTCGTCCAGATTTTGGCCCAGAAGATGAAGAGGGTGAAGAAGAGGGCGAAGGAATGGATCTAGAAAGAGAGAAAGAGTATGGAATGACTCTTGCTTCAGCAACTGCTGAAGTTGAAGAACTTCTTTCTTCTGACAGTTCCTTTGCTGGATATCGAATTGCCAGTGTATCAGAAACTAAAACTAGTTTTATTGCAAAATTAAAGAAGTAACATGATTCAAAGAAACGATTGGGTTCCTGCGTCTGAATTCGCAATTAGAGAAATGAATAGTTTGCGCGGCAAAATGTGTTCTGTTATAGAAGGAATGCATTTGCCCGAAAAGCAAGAAAGAGCAGCAATTGCTTTGATTAAACAACTTTCTTATCAAACTCAAGATACTTTATCTCAGTTGTTTGAACATTCAAACGGGACAGCACTCTATCGGTATCAAAACGAAAAGATTGAAGTTCAATCAGGAACGGCGATTTGAGGTAATTAATGTTAACTAAATATACCAGTTGTGAAGTTATTGAAGTTAAAAGTGCAGATGAGAAGATCGAAGGCAATGCAAAGTTATCTTCTTTCGATCATATTCCAAAAGATACTTATCGTACTGGTGATGGGTATATTTATGTCAAAGTTCGTGCTATTTCTTCCCGCGTCAACAAGAATTTTGATGGCTGGCCTGTGAATGAACTCGCAGGTATGGATGAAAAAGATTTTAGAGAGGTCGCTTCTAAATTAGCAAAGACTTCTGAAAATGGTGGTATCAGTAAGTTAACGTTTACTGGTGAAAGTTCTGAAATTAAATCTAAGGGTGATTATGGATTTAGAACTTTCGTAGGAAGACCTGTTTTTATTGATCACAACAATTCAGACCCACAGAGGGCGAGGGGCGTTGTGGTTGATGCAATGCTTCACATTGAGAATCCTCAAAGACTTGCATCTGATTCTTATTGGTCAAGTGCGCCAGATAATCATCGTCCAGAAACTTGGATTGAACTTTTGCTAGAAGTTGATGGAAAATCTTTTCCTAAACTAGCAAAGGCATTATTTGATGGTAAAGTTAATGCAGTTTCTATGGGTTGTAACGTTGAACACACTCTTTGTTCTATCTGTAACCACAAAGCGGCTACGGTAGAAGATTATTGTAGCCACATCAAGAGAAAAGGTACAACGTTTAAAACTGGAAGTATTGATAAGTTGGCTTATGAAGACTGTTATAATGTTAACTTTTTTGAGATTTCTGCTGTTTTTGATCCCGCAGACGTTACCGCATTGTTTACAGAACCGATTATAAAAAACGCTTCTATGGATAGTAATTTTTCCGCAGGAGACAAAGTAAAAGATTCTGAATCTGGTAAAGAGGGTGTTGTGAATTATGTTGAAGAAATGAACTCCGATGAATATGGAGATTCTTTCAAGACATATAAAGTGCAATGGGATGATGGTGGCCAAACAGAAGTTGAAGCCACTTCTTTAATTCCAGCCGTAGATATGACTAATGAGGATAAAAGTTGGTTAAATGAAGTCGGTATCCACGCTAAGACTGCCAAAGTTGGATATGCAGAAAATGACTTAACAAAGAAAGCATTTCATGCTGGAGAGTCATACCACTATAGCCCCGTAGAAGTGCCTGAGTTTGATTCTGTTAAAATGGCAGAATATTTAGGAGTAGAACCTCACGATTCAAATATGCATCAATATATGAAAGCATATGAAGATGGCATCGAATCGGCAGTTAATGGGAACTATAACTTAAAAGCAGCGAATACCGAAACACAAAGTTTAGAGGATAATATTGATACATCTCCATATGAAAGAGTTTCAAACATGAATACAGAAAAGTATGGGGAATCTATAACTGCACCTAGCAGGATTGACACACTTAAAAGTGACAAACCTTGTCCAATTGGACTTGCCGGGGAATGTGGTTTAGATGATGAGTCTGGTAGGTGTGAAAAATGTGGTTATCAAGAACCTCCAGCACCATTAGCAGATCCAGATTTGTCAAAGGCTAAGGCGTTTGATCGTAAGAAAGAACAGAACAAAGAAGAGTTCAGGTCTGATACCAAGAGCCTTATTGATAGATTGAAAAAAACACTATCAAAGAATGAAATACGGAGTGTTAATAGTACGATGAATACTAAAAAAGCAAATATAACACTTGCGGCAGACGTTGAAGAAGTCCCCGGCGATGAATATCTAGCCGAACTCGGGTGGACAGTTCCTGAAAAGGAAGCAAGCGCCTCTTCAAGTGCAACTCCGCTGGTAGAAGATGGAAAGCCTGCGTCAGATCGCCCAAGAGGCGAAAAAGTCATTTCTGACCAGACTAAGCCAGTTGAAAGCACTACCAAAGTTGCTCTTGGTGAATTACCCGGACTTAATCAGCCAAATGGTGGCGAAAGCACCCCACAATTTAAGGGTGACAAAAACAACGAATCTTCAGGTATCTCTGAACACCAGCCTTCTGAAATGGCTGAACAATATCAGAGTGTAAAGAAGGAAGTTGAGCAACCACAGTATGCCGACGAGGGTAATACAAAAGATATTAAGAATCACAACCCAGACACCATGCCAGAGCAGTATGCTCCAGTCAAGAAAGAGGTTGAAAAGCCTCAGTATGCAGATGAGGGTGGTACTAAGGGTATTTCAGAACATCACGCACAATTGCCGGGTAAGGGCCGTGAATCTACGGTACTTTCTGCAATTAAACTCGCAGACCTAGAAGTTGAATTAGGTCTTAACGAGGCGGAAATGAAGTATGCAAGAGTCGCTGAGTTAGAAAATGAAGAACCCTCAATCGTTGAGGCCAAGTACGAAACCTTAGTAAAGATTAAAGAGGCTGGACTTGGAAAGAAAGAGGCTCCTGCTAAGAAGTTGGCTGGTTTCCCATCCTTCAAGGGTGTTAAGGAGTCATCAGTTGCTTCAACAAGTGGTAGCGTTCCAGACGACGCGATCTTTAACTAATTTTTAAGTAGCATCCAATTCTCAATTTGTGAGAATTATTAATTCAAAAGGTTTTTAGGAGGAAGATTTAAATGCTTCGAATTCAAAATATTTCAGCAGCAAATCAGCAACGTACCCTCCGTGCTTTGTATGCTCAGACTCAAGCGTATCCCTACGCCGCCGTTCTGTCTGCAAACACTTATGGTACTGCTGGTACTAGCACTGGATCCTTTTCAAAGGGTTCAGGAACCGCACCCGGTACTGCTGGAAATGGACCTATTTTCCCCGGTATGGTCGCCGCTCTCGCCCCCGCTGGTGAGGTTGTGTGTGTAGCAACTGGTGGAACTGTCCTTTCCCCATTCGGGTTGTTTGGTAATTTTATCGGTGGAGATTTTGATGAAGTTGGTGACTTTACTGAAGTCGGTGTATGGCGTGGACCAGCAGCCGTCTTTGAAGTTCTAGCACCCGCTTTTAACTCAAATATTACCGCTTCTGACGAAGACACAGACGCTGACCGTAAACTATACGCCGACGCTAACGGTCTTCTTAATAATGCACAAGTAGACAGCAACGTGGCAGTTGCAAGACTTATTGACTATGTAAGTGCTAGCAAGATCGTAATCGAACTACTGAGTGCCTAGGAGAGTATGATAATGGATGAAGCAAGACAGGCAATTAACAGCAATGACTACGTTCAAAAACTTGCTGGTATGCCAAAACTAACAAACGAACAAAAGAAGGCAAAACTACAGACCATTCTTTCAGACAAGTCAAACGCTATGAAGCGTCTGGGTGTCGCAATGATTGGTCCAATTCAGATTCGTCTTCGTTATGAAGGTATCGTTCGTAACGTGCTTGTAGAAGACACCTTGGAAAAGGGTCCACTCTTGCCTTACGACGTTCTTGATGACTTTGGACAGGCTTATGTTCTTAACCAGACTGACTCAGAAATCAAGATCACCCCATTTGAGGGTAAGCAGGTCTACCCAAGACTCTTCCGTGTCGCTGCGTTCCCCCGTGTACGCAAGGAAGACCTATACTACCTTCGTGTAAACGCTATTGAGTACGCCCAAGATGAGTGTCGTCAAGCCATTCAGCGTCAAGAGGACTCACGCCTCCTGACTCTACTTGACACCGCCGTAACTGACTGGGCTGCTAAGGAACCAAACCGCTATGCTGGTGCAGGTGGAACTGGTTCAACCACCAAGTCAATTGGTGCAGGTAATCCTCTTGAAGTTGTTGACTTCTACGACCTAGTTGCTAACCTAGAGCAGCGTCAAATCGAAACCAAGCGCATTCTTATGAATCCCGCTGACGTTCGTGACCTCTACTCATGGGACATTAACGTAACTGGTTGGCAGTTCAAGGACACCGTATTCGGTGGTGGCATGATTACTGAGTTTGGTGAGTTCACCATTCAGAAGTCAATCATGATTTCACCCGGTAACGTATACCTAGTCCCAGACCCCAACTTCTTGGGTGTCATGCCCGTCATGTACTCACTTGACGTTGAAGAGAACAACCAAGTTGAGCAATTCTACCGTGGTTGGGTAATGGATGAGTTGATCGGAATGCTTATCCTCAACCCCAGAGGTCTTGCCAAGATTGTCAAGGCTTAATAGTAGTAATTTGCTTGATTATATTTTAAATGTTTGATACAGTAGGGGGGATGGTAAATTATCATCCCCCCTATTTTATTTTAAAGTAAGGCTAAGGAGAAAGAAAAATTATGGCTAAGGTAAGATACATTAGAAATCTCACACCGAATTCAGTAAGAATTGCAGACATTAATCTAGGCCCCCGTGGGGACAGAGATGTTGCTGAGGTTTCAGACGAGCAATTTCAAAGTGCGAAATTTGCTCCTTCAGTTGGGCTATTGGTTGAAGAAATTACAAAAGTACAGTATCAAGAAAGAATCAATGCTAAGTGGCATGAGCCTATTAAGCAAGCGAAGCAACAAGAAATTTTTCATGTTGACAGCAAGGGTGAGGAAAAGAAACTCCCCGTTGAAATGGAAATTGAGCAAGATGCTCTTCGCATTCCTGTTGACACAGCAGGCTTTGCTGGTTCAGAAAGAGTTATGGGAAGCCGCCCAGATGATGGAGATGGCAAGACTCTTTCAGAACTTCGCATTGAAGGAAACTCTGACGATTCAGAAGTCAGCGCCGAACTAGGAATTTAATATGAGTTCAAAAATTAATAGAACTAGGTCTGGTACAATTACATTAGGAACAGCAGGTACAGCGGCTACCCAAGCGGTAGATGCTGAGAAGGATCGGCAGCGCCTATACATTCAAACAGGTACTGCTGGTCTTTACTACGGGTTTTCATCAGCACAAGTCGCGGCTGGAAGTGCCCTTTATGTTGCTGCTGGTACAGTCATGGTTGAAGTTGAGGGTTATACTGGCCCACTATTCGTTAAGACAGCAACCGGCAGTTCACCATATGTAGTTGGCGAATTAATTATTTAATTTATATAAGTTAAGTCAGGAGAAAAATGAGAATCAATTGGTTTAGTAATGCCCCTTGGGGTCCGTCAGGCTATTCTAATCAAACGGCCCTATTTGTCCCTCGCATTAAGGAACTTGGGCATGAAATGTCTATAACTGCTTTTTGGGGACTCCAAGGTGGCCGACTTGATTGGCAGGGAGTCCCCGTTTTTTCTGGTGCATTTGATGCACATGGTCAGGATATTATGGGTTTTTACGCCAAGGCGTGGAAGGCTGATATTCTATTGACCCTTTATGATACTTGGGTTATGAATCTTGATGGTCCACACATGGAAGGCGTCCCTTTTGTCCCGTGGTTCCCCGTAGATCACGAACCTATGCCTGATGGTGTTTATGAGCGTCTTAAGCGTGCGATGGTTGCTATTGCTTATTCCAAATCGGGTGTTGAGGCTGCTAAAGAGCGAGACTTAGAAGTTGAGTATGTTCCACACGGAGTAGATACTGAACTATTTAAGCCCAAGATGAGAGAAGTTGCTCGTAAGCAGATCGGTCTTCCACAGGACTGTTTTATTGCGTCTATTGTAGCGATGAATAAGGGAATTCCGCCGCGCAAGGCTTGGCCACAACAATTGCAGGCGTTTAGTGAGTTTCATAAAAAGCATCCAGATTCAAAACTATATCTTCACACACTAATGACTCCAGAAGTGGGTGGTTATAATCTTTGGGATCTAGTAAAGATGCTAAAACTAGAAGATGCTGTTATTGTTCCTGAGCAATTTCAGTATATTGCAGGGTATCCTCCAGAATTTGTTGCAGATATCTATAATGCGTCTGATGTTCTTATGTCAGCGACGATGGGTGAAGGTTTTGGCATTCCAATTATGGAGGCTCAAGCATGTGGAACTCCTGTCATTATTGGTGGATGGACCGCGATGGAAGAACTTTTGTTTGCAGGTTGGGAAGTGACTAGGGACGAGGCTGTGCCTTACATTACACAACTTGCTGCCACGCAATATATCCCAGATCCAGAGGCTATTCTGGATAGATTAGAACAAGCATACGATATGGCGAATGAAGATCGTATGAAGTTACGGGAAACAGCCCGCGAGGGAGCGCTCCAATATGATGCTGATTTAGTTACAAATAAATATTGGGCTCCTACCTTAAAGGTAATTGAAGATAAATTAGAAGTATTAAAAAAAGAACAAAACAGAAACACAACTCCTATTTCTAAGGGTGTCACTTCAAATCGCGCACAAAGGCGTCGTCAAGAAAGGCAGTCTAAGAAAAATGGCTAATAATGCTTTGATTCTTCAGTCCTGTATAAACTGGAAAGCAGAGATGGTGAAGGCTCTAGATTGGCTAGAGCCTATTCACTCAGCATATGCTGAAAAGTGGGGTATGGATTATTGGGCAAATCGTGATATCGTCATTGAAACAGACGATCCTGAATATAATCCTGCATGGGATCGTATCAAACTTATGATGGATCTTCTTGATGAAGGTAAGTATGATTACATTTTTTGGATTGATCATGATTGTGTAATCGTTGATTTTGATACAGATCTGAGAGATGGGTTGGATGAGGGAAAGGATTTCGGTCTAGTTCTTCATCCCGGCGTCCCCGGCCATCCACAATTGGGCGCTCATTTTAACATGGGTGTCATGCTTGTTCGTTGCACAGAGAGAATGACAGAATTTATGCACGAAGTTTGGAATCGTAGATTCTCTGGACCTCCGTGGTATGAACAAGATGTTGTAAATGGCCTGCTTAGAGACTTTAAATGGATGAATATGTTTCAAATTGCAGATGATAAGTTTAATTCCACTTTGCAAGTAAATGATTCTCCCGATCCTGTAATTATGGCTTTTCATGGTCATGGAAGCCATCACGATGTTGATTATCGTCTTAATTTAATGAAACAAGCCGCAGAAAAGTACAAAGTACCTGCACAAATTGAGACTGTAAAAGGTATTCTTTCTTAGATTTAAAAGATAGACGATTTACCTTCCCCCATAAGCAAGGATAGATTGGGGCCTATAAGGTCTGCGTCCCCTTTGTACATTCAGAAAAGGAGTGACCCAGAATGGCACAAGAAGTAAATGTAAGAGGAATTGCCCGTGTACCATTTGGTGCCGGTTCAGCCTCAACCACTACAGTATCAGGTAGCGCAGTTGCTACTCTTGACCTAGATAATGGTCAAACTCGTAGAACGCTACAAAATGAAAGAGCAAGATTTGTTGTTCTTCCAGATCTTTACCCAGTTCTTCAAGTATCAGGAGCCGTTGCAACTTCAGGAACTGCTTCAGGTCTTGTATGGCGTGCCCCTCGCGCCGGTAAATTAACTGGCGTTGTTGCACAGGTAGGAACTGCACCAACTGGTGCCACTCTTATCTTAGATGTTAAGCGTGTAGGCGCTGGTTCAGCCCCAACCGCTGCTGGAACATCTGTTTTCACCGTTGCTGGCCGTAAGCCAACTATCGGTACAAGTGCTTTTGCCTCTACTCTTAATGGTACAGCAGGAGTCCCAAATAATCAAGACTTTGCTGCTGGAGATTACTTAAGAATTGAAGTAGAGCAAGTAGGTTCATCTGTTGCTGGTGGAAATCTAACTGTACAACTCTTCGGATACTAGGAGGCTATCATGGCTACCTATGTAAGACTAAGAGGATTGTCTAGAAGGCCTTTCCGCGTAAGCAATTCAAGTTCTTCATCTGATGTAAAGATTAGTTACGGTTCGATTGAAACCGTTGACATTGACGATATGCAAACTCTTCGTCATCTAAGAAATTCAGGTGAGGGACGTTACATCACCGCATCTGATAATTATTTTGAATTAGCAATCCCCGGAACAATTGCAACTTCAGGCACTGCCTCTGGAGTTGTTGTTCGCGCACCACGCGATCTTGTTATTAAGGGAGTTGATGCTGCGGTAGGAACAAACGGCGGTACAGTACAATTTGATGTTAAGTATTGTACAGCCGCTCAAGGTCCAAACGCTGCTGGTACTTCAATTTTCGGTACCGTAACAGCCGACAGACCAACAATCGGAACTGGTTCGTTTGCCGACTCAAGCAATGGTGTAACTAACACCACTTGGGCAAAGGGTGGATATCTGAGAGTAGAAGTCGCAGCCGTCGCCGGAACTGCAACTAACGCTTCCATTATTATCAGATCTGACCAGATTTAGTTTAAAAATTAAATATTATATAAAAGGGGTCCAGTCCATGCGGCTGGGCCTTTTTTATGCTCTTTTTCTTTAATATAATTTATGGAAAGGAAAAAATATGGCATTAACCATACCAACCGCCTCAACAGCACCAAGTTTGCAGTCAAGTTATCCAACTATCCCCAGTGGACAGTTGACACCGGAGCAACAATTTGCTCTAGATTTGGCGTGGTTAAAAGTAGAAGATGGATTTGATTCCATCCCCGGTGGCCCATATCTTTATGATATTTCTCGTAAGAATTTTAGCCAAGAAAAGGCTTCTTTGCTTTTTCCATTTGCACTAGAAAGAGTTAATTACACCTTTCCTAACCCACCATCACCACATTTTAATCTCAACGACTTCCCGTGGAGAGACCATCATACTCTAATGGGTCAGGCAATGACTTTAGAAATTATTCATCACTTGATCCGTTCTTATGTTGAAATTCCAATGCCGACCGGATCGGGAAATATCACCTATCTTGATAGAACTACTTATCAAAACAGGTGGAGGGAAATCTATGGCGCAGAAGAAGAGCAATTTAAAAATGCTCTTCGTGTATTTAAGCGCGGTTATCTGCAACTCGGGAAGGCTCGCGGTCTTGTGGACAGCAAGCAGGGTCGTCTGGTCCCAATCCCAATGCGTGTACGTTACCCACGCTTTATGGGTTACAGATAGGATTAATTACATGCCTATTGAAAATATGATGTTTAAATATGGATATGATGACGGCTCAACTCCAGCCGAAGTGAGAAATGTTCGCCAATCTGTATTTGATTATATGTTTAGATATGGCAATCCCGTTGTAATCAAGCGTATCTACAATACCGATGATGTTGCAAAAGGTAGAACTGAGTGGGATTCTACTTTTGATGATGTATACGAGCAAAGTTCAACGGTGGGACCAAATCTAGGATTCAGCGCTGGATGGAGTGATGGCTATTTTACATACATGACTCTCGGTGATGGAAATATGATGATTGATGATGACAGTCCAAATAGAACTGGTTCTTTTAAACTGTTTGTAACTTCTGGAGTTGCTCCTTGGGCACCTACTATTCAGGACGGTGACTTAATTATTACAACAAGAATTGAATTAAATCAAAACAATGCAATAACAATCACCGGCACTGGAGATAGATTTAGAATTCAAAAAGTATTTTTAGTACCGCTAAGAGCAGAACTCAATCGTGGATATATGAATTCAGAAACTAATTATGTTGAAAACCCTGACATAATTGTATCACAAAATTTTGAAGCAGTAAGAATTCCAAGATCAGATCCTTTATATGATATTGAAATAAATAGCGGGACTACTTTGGCCGAATATACTGGCGGGGATGGTTGGAATTATGTCTAATACCAGCATTTTAAGGGCACCCATAAACTATAAAATGGAAGTAAAAAGATCTGTAGTTACTGCCTTTCAAGCCGTATTTAATAATCAAGAAACCTATTTCCCCGGTTACAAATCTTCTGAGTTATTAACAAATAGTCACATAACTATTGAATATCCCCAAAGACCTGAGCAATATCCATCTTTGATCGTTGGTTTTCAAGAGAGAAGTTTAAAAAGTGCTGGTATTGCACACATTGATTATTACGATGAAAACAATATTGCACAAAAATGGTATTTTGAAGGCCTAATTACTTTAGAAATTTTTGCATTGACTTCAATGGACCGTGATTTTATTTCAGATAGTGCCGTCAATATGCTTTCTTTTGGTCGTGTTATGAACGTACCTTTCAGAAGTCTCATTGAGAGCGAAGCGAGAGTAGATCTTCAATTATCTTTAGGTAGTTTAGATCCAATTGCAGAACAAACAATGAGTGGAGTTTCGTGGGGTCTTACTGACCAAAGAATCTATACGGTAGGATATAATTTTGGTTGTATTGGAACGTTTGACTCTGGTTCTATTTATCAACAATTTGTTGAAGGTATTCAGATTGATACTACATATGTAGGCGGTCCTTTCCAAGACATTTCTCTAAATATAGGTAAAGAAGAATAATTTCCTATAAAGTGTTAGTTCTCGCTAATCTAATAAGTAGACATTTATAAGCAGCAAGCGAAAAGGATGGTTTTCTAATGGCAATGGCATATGTACCACCCGGAGTTCTTCCGGTAAGAGAACTTCAGCCCTCACCATTAACTCCGGGCAATGTTACATCTCAAGTTGTTCCGGTTTTAATTGGCGAATCAAGAGGTTATCAAACTTATAGCGAAAGTATTGTTTTAGATGGCACAGGAACGGTAACTTTAGCCAAGAAAGGCATTGTTATCGGGACTGCTACCACTCCCAATCTTTCTTTTACTGTTACTAAGCCGGTATCATACGAAGTAATTGGGCCGGGTAACTTTATTATTTCTCAAACCGCAGGAACTGCAACTGGCGATGAAACTACCACAGTGCGTGCTGTTTCTTATCCCAATGCGCCAACAATTACGCCCGCAACTGCCGTAGGAACCGTTATTCCGACCGGACAATATAGATATGCGGTTTCTTATGTCCTTGATATTCAAAGTGGTGCAGGAACCACTTCATATGAGACAGGCATTGGAAGTATTACTGGAACTGTAACTCTAGACGACCCAGTTGATACTATTACAGTTTCTTCAATTGGAACTGCTGATGCCTCAGTAACGGTAATTGGTAGAAACGTTTATCGTTCAGAAAACTTGGGAACAAACTTAAATCCAAGTTGGGGACCATTTTATAAATTACCCGGCACCGCTGCTGGAATCCCAACAATAAATAATGGTACTGCAACTACCTATACCGACACTGCTATTGATCCTACAGGAAATGGTAGTCCCGTTCCGGGAATAGACGATGGCGATACTATTGTCATTCAATATAATTATGCAGATGTTAATTATTGGAAGCCAACAATCTTTTCTGATTTTAATGACGTTGTAGATAAGTATGGAGATGCATTTGACGAAACTGGAAATATAAATTCAGAACTTTCGTTTGCTGCTAAATTGTCTATATTAAATGGAGCATCTTCTCTTGTTGCTGTAGCCGTACCTCCAAGTGCAACTACTTCTGATTACGAAGACGCATTGTTAAAACTTGAAGATGACGAGGATGGGCAGTTATTAATTCCGCTTACTGGAGATACAAATGTATTTTCTCTAGTTCAGGCACATATCGCTAAAATGAAACTAAGAAATATTTTTAAGACAACTATCTTAGGAATGGATGGTTCATCTACAGCAATTTCAAAAGAAAGTCTTAGATCCCAAGCATTGACTTTGGGTGGAGATTCTGATACTGCGGGTGATATCTGTTTAGTATCTCCAGCAACATTTTCTTATTTTAACAGTTTCTTAAGTGTTAATACAAATATTGGTGGTCAGTATGCCGCAGCAGCGCTTGCAGGTATGCACGCTGGTCGTAGTGTTGCTACTTCTCTTACAAGAAAACAAATTGCGGGATTATCCGCAGTGAAAGATGAGAGAACCACTCTAGATAAAAATACTGATGCTGCATCAGGATTGTTAGTTGTTGAACAGATTTCTAGCACAGGTTCAATTCGTGTTCGTCACGAAATCACAACCGTTCCAAGTGATATTAATAAGAGAGAATTTACAGTCGCATTGCAAAGAAACAATATGATCAGAAGAGTTGTTTCTGCTCTAGATAATTCTGTAATTGGACAAATTTTTGCAGATTCTGCTGCTCCCGGCAAAGTCGCTTCAATTGTTGATCAATCTCTGAGAAGTTTAGTAAATCTTGGACAACTTACTGCATACAACGGATTAGCAGCAAGAGTTTCTGCTAGCGATCCAACTATTGTGGAAGTACGTTGGCAATATAAGCCCGTATACACAGTGCATTATGTCCAGATTACTTTCGGTATTAGTCTTACTGGCGCTACTAACACCGCTTCTGGTGGCGGAATTAATCTAATCTTATAAGGAGTAAGAATATAAAATGGCTATTAACAGAGTAAGACAGACAGGTTCCGCGTTTACGGCTTGGGCATTTATTGGAGATGCTAGTGAACAAAGTACATTCATTTTGTGTCAAGAAGTTTCTCACAGATCACCACAGCCAATTGCGCCTGCTGTTGAAGTACATCCTTTAAATTATTTAAGACCAACTGAAATTATTGTTCCAAGAGCGATTTCCCACGGAGAAATTACACTTACAATCATGGAAAGTTTTGATAAGTCAATTTATCAACAGTTGAGTCTAAAGTTTGGGTCAACTACAATCAATGACCTTGCAGATTTATTTAACTGGATGATGACTAATCCAACCGCGACTGGAGATGATGGAAGTAAGATGAAACTCGTAAGAGTTATTCGTGATCCAAATCCCACAAGTGGATATAGAACAAAAGAATTTTTAGGAGCAAGAATTGTTGATGTGAGAGAAGATGAAACTACTCGCGTTGATTCAACAATTAACCCCCTACAAGTCACAGTTTGGTATACAAAACTTGTTGATTCAGGTTCTGCGCCAGTGACTTCGGCAGATGATCCAGATAGGTTTGATAGCGCAGGATCAATTAAGGATGCTCCGTGGGGTCTATAATTAATATAGGAGAATAAATTGGAATCAAGTCAGGATTTTTTGTCAAAGGATAGTTTGGATAGATTTGTTCAAATTGTTCATATTGGTTATTTAAATAAAGTTTTTTCATGGTCAGGGCATCAGTTTGAAATAAGAACTCTAAGAATTGATGAAGAGTTGGCAGTTGGTCAATTGGTAAAAGAGTATAAAGATACCATTACAGAAGAGAAAGCGGTTGCCGTAGCCATTGCAGCCGCTTCAATTGTATCTATTAATGAAAAACCTTTTATGCCAAGATTTGACGATGATGCTGTTCTTCAATCAATTAGAGATAGGTTTAATTATATTAGAAAGAACTGGCACTGGCCAGTAATTGAAATAATTAACGCACAATATCTAGATCTATTAAATGAAGTCTACTTGACGATAGAGGAAAGTCAAAATTTATCAGTAACGGATCTGAGGAATTCAAATTCTTCCTCAGATCCCTTGATAGAGCAGGACTTATCAGAAATTCAAAACACTTAAACCAACTCATATATCAAATGAACTCCGCTCTTCTTATTTGGGAAACTGAAGATGAATATGAAAACAAGAATGAGCAATTCAAGCAGTCAATGGTTCAAGCGTTCCCCTCTTTATATCAAGAAATTTATGATCTAAATAAAGATGATTCTCTTGATGGCTACGAACAAGTAGTCCCGACCTCCCCTGAAGAATTTCAGTCAATTACTGATTTTCTCAATGGCTTGCATATAATGTCTACTCAAGAATTGGAAAACTAAAATGGCTTCACAAGATGTAAGAGTAGTTAATTGGCAAGATATGGAATCAACTCTTAGAGATACTTTTACTAAAGTATTTAGAGATTCTAAAGATGAAAATTCTATTGGTCAAACAAACTTTACATCTATTTTAGAGCAGCATAAAGCAGCCTTAGTTGAAAATACTGAAAAGATACAAAATTTAACTCAAGCAATTCAAAACTTGAGTGGAGGTATTGGTGGTGGTGGAGGAGGACCAGCCTCTAATTTTAATGCACAAACTCCACAGCCCGGACAAATAGGAGCAGCCGCACAGCCTTCAGCACCTCAAGAAAGCAGTTCTGGACTTGGGAGAATGTATCAAAGACTGGGCTCTTTTGCACAAGGTCATCCATTTTTAGATAGGGCACTCCCATACTATCTTGGAAGAATGACTGGTCGTGAGGGTGCTTTAGGACAAGTAGCGGGAATTTTATCTCCAACTGGTGGAAGAAATCTTTATAACGCGACTTCGTATGCAATTCAAAGTTCTGTAGATAGAAGAGTAACAAACCCAACAGAACTAGGAATGATGGCAGGTTATCAAGGTCCGGGGTATGAAGGTGTTGCTGGTATGGCAGGCTCTCCTTTTGGTTCTTATTTCTCTGGAATGTTCGCCGCTCCATCTCTACTATTTTCAGGTGGAACTAATCCAAATCTTGTGGGAGGCGCTTTTGGGGCCGGAATGAGTCCAGCGCAATCTCAAGGATGGCAAAGTCAATATCGTGCTTTTACTAGATCTTTAAATCCTTTTGATATGCTTTCATACGAAAGATCATTGCAAATAAATCAAGGGGTTGCTCAGGCTGGCTTTAGAAATCTTGGAGAAACAGTTAATGTAGAAGACGCTGTAAGAGATATTATCATGACGACTTCTATTGATGTTAGTGAAGCAATTGATGTGTTAAGTCTTTCAGTCAAGAGGCTTAGAATGGATGCAAAAGATGCCGCAGAAATGATTAAACAATTTGGTCCTATGGCTAAAGCCGCTGGAAAAAGCATTTCTGAATATACAGGAGAAACTACTCAAGTTGCTAGCCGAATGAATGCTTTGGGAGCAAGAGGCCCATCTGCTCTACAGGCAGGTTCAATCTATTCTGGATTTACAGGATTAGAAGGTGGTGCTGTTGAATCTTTTCTTGGTGGTCAGGGCATGACGGGAATATTGGCCGCAGGGATTATGGGTGGAGGAGTTGGTGGTCAATTCAGAAACCCACAAGATATGATGAAACTTGCTATGGGTTTTTATCCCGGAATGGGAGATGGTCAAGGAGCCGATGAAGCGGCTATTGCTCAAATAGAATCAATGAGAGGGCTTGTTGATAGGGTTGCTGCTCAAAGTGGTGGTGACAAAGATATGGCAATGTTTATGGTCGCTAAGATGACTGGTCAAGATCCTTACATGATTCAACAAATTTATGAAGAGGGTCCAAAGGTCATTGCAAGAAGTAAAATAAGTAGTGAATTGGGTGGATTTGCTGAAGGCTTCAGGGCGTCAGTAAATTCCAAAAGAGGAGCAGCGGCGGTTGGTGAAAAAGGTATGGCCGCTTTTGGAGAACTTCAAAAACTTTCCGGTGGAAAGGTCAGCGATGTTGGAATTACCGGATGGGGAGAAAACAGTAGTTTTCTTCCTCCGGGTATCCCCGGAGTGCCTACTGTTAGAAGCCATACTGGAATAGATTTTGGCAAAATTGATATTGGAGGAAGAGACCCCGATTTTGAAGAAAAAGTAGAAGCCATTTACACTGCTAGAATGCGCTTACAACAAGGTAAGGGTAGCCAAGAAGATTTAGATGCAGCGATTGCTGCCGCAGAGGGAACTGACGCTGAAAGAGCCGCCAGCCTTCTGATGCAAGCAGGGCGTGGAGACAAAAAGAAATGGCAGACTCTTAACACTGAATACGGTCTTAAAATTGGGGATTGGGTTTCTGATGAGCCTAGCGCAAACTTCCAAAAAGAGTGGAAGAAGAGAAGTACAGAACTTTTGACTAAAGCAGTTAAAAGTGGGGCTATTGAAGAATCTCAAAAGAAAAGAATTCAAAAAGAAATTACAAGCGGTGATATTTCTAGTCCAGAAGCATTTCAAGAAAGAGTTCAAGAGGCAATGTCTAAAGAGGCTCTTAAACAAAATGAAGTTCAAATTAGTCTCAGTGATGATGCTAGAAAATGGTTTAATGTATTTAATAAAGCAGCCAATTCTTCTCAAGGTAAGTTTGTTGTTGTTAATCCTCCGGGAACGGAAAATAGAGCAAATCCTAATCCGGGAGGTCCATAATGGCAGCGGCACCAAGACCTCTATATACTGGGAAAAGTAATGCCAACGAACAGAAACAAAGATTTATTGAAAAATATGATCGCTTAAGATCCACTTTTCCAGAAGCGTCGAATACAAACGATTACTTACTTCAAGCCGAAGATGATGTTAATTCAAAAACAGGAGAACCCAATTCTGTTGGCGGTAAAGTTTCTTATTTTAGAGGTGGAGTTAGAAGTTTAAAAAATATTTGTTCTTTTAGAGCGCCCAACCTAGGTGCAATTTCGGGATATACGTTTCCTGAAAAAATAAATTTATATCTATCTCCAAATGACGTTAGTTGGGAATATACTTTAAGAACTAATGTGATAGACACTTATGGAGGCCAAGTAATTCAAATTCTTGGAGTTTCTATTGAAAATCTTACCATTCGTGGCTTTTTTGGATCTGAAGGAATGTGGGGTTTTAATAAGGCAAGTAATCGTGATAATAATGAATTTGGCAACTCTCGTTATGAAGATTTTCCCGAAGGATACAGTCCTGAAAATAGCGAAATATCATATAGTTTAAAAGAAACTCAGGGGTATAAAAATTGGGTAGATGGACCAATGAGAAGCGGAATGGTCCAATTTGCGGAATGGTTCAAAAGTTATTTTTATTACATAACGCAAGCCGGTAATTTTGATAAAAACAATATGGTTTTTGAATACCCTCATCTTAACTGGTACTGGAATATTCGACCATTAGATTTCCCAAAAATTAGATTTGCAAATGACGAACTGATGCCTCAGTGGGAATTGAAATGTGATTTTATTGAAGATATTCAAAATACCTTTCAACAAGAAGTGACTAATATTGCTAAAAAAGCATTAGGTGGGTTTAAAGACGGGGTTGGGTTTTCTGAATTTATTGAATGGTCTGAACCAGTTTATACTAGTCAAGAAACTAGAAAACAAGCAGCCAGAGATATTGCAGTTAAATACTCAGACTTTATCGGTGGAGATTTTAGTGAAAAAGAATTAGAAACTCTCATAACTAGGGGCTTTAGTTATCAAGTCGGAAGTCTAACTCCATATTCTGGTCCAAACGGTTCTAGAGTTCCGCCAACTGAGGGTAATGGAGATAGAACACCACCAAACACCGACGAAACGGAATAAAATGGCTTATCAAAGAGAAACATTCAACCCAACAAGACATAGAATAAAAACCCCTCCAAAAAATGAAGACCTAATTCAAAAAGGAAACACTATTCATGCTTTTCTCGCTAGAGTTAATATTCCTTTGGAGATTCTTGAAGATGCCTATAAAGATATAGATAAATATAAAAAAACCTTAACAGACAGCGCGAGCCGTGGATATTATAATAATGAAGGTTTAAATGTTAAAAAACGTAAAACTTCAGTAAGCAGATTTGATCTTTGGATAACAGAAGCAACATATGGTTATTCTGTTGCAGGGCCAACCGCTGTCTCAAAATATTATACCAGAACCTATACTCATTCGTTTAAGTTGACACCAGCAAACATTAAGGGCCGCTGTCGTGATGAAAATGAATATGATGATCTTGCGGATTTTATTCGTGAAGGACAAATTAAAGTAAGCCAGAATCCAGAAAATCTTTTTAGGCTGTATATTCCCGGAGCAAAAATAGACTATCTGGGAGTTATTGAGGTTTTCCGTGGTGGTTTTGATGCAAATAATAAAGGAGTCCCCGTTGCTCCTGAATTTGAATTTGATTTTACTATCTTTAAAGATTTAAATGATAATGTTCAAAAATTTGGGACAACAGCACGAACAATTATATATAATTTTGATACAGATGCATATTGGGTAGAAAAATTTAGTGATTTTAAAAATGATTATATTGTCGGAGCCTTGGCAGATAAGATTTTGACTAGCGATCCTAAAAGTGAAGTGAATGGATTTAATAGAAGTTTATACAATAATGTTCAATCAACTGTCCGTGGCTTAGGGACGGTTACTTCTGCTATTGGTGCCATAGCAGAAGGTGTTAACAAAGGTTTTGATGGTTTGAAAAAAGACGTTTCAGATTCTATCGGAAGGTTGTTTTAATGTCGAATATCAATTTTAATAGAATTGTATATTCTCCAGAAGTACAAGTTTATATCCTGCCCGGAGGTAAGGATTCTGAACCTATTGATATATCAAATGATATTATTGAAGGAACAATAACTAGAAGAACCGAAGCGGTTTCTACTGCAAGTTTTCTTGTCCAAAGTAGAAAAGATAAAGATAACAATACAACTCTTTCTCAGTTGTTGCGGCCAATGGATCGTATTGTTATTTACCTTAAAAAAACAAAACCGATATTAATTTTTTCTGGCTACTTAGATTTAGTTCCAGTATTCCAAGCCATGCCAGAACCTTTCATTATTGAGGCAAGTTGCACTCTTAAGAGGTTGGAGTTTACATATTGGGATCCCGGCTTACCTAAAGTCTATGAAACATTACAGAAATATGGATTTGTTCCCCAATTGGGAGAAGGAGGAATTTCGTTTTTTTCTCCAGCAGCATTAACTAATCAGACTCCAAGTGCTAATGGGCCACAGCCGACTACTGGAGAATTTCCTCAAGATACTGGATTTGCAGCAATGCTCCATTTCCTTCTCGTTGATGTGGGTGGTTGGAATAAAGACAATGTTTGGATTGAACCGATTCCAGAAGCGTGGATGAAGAGAGCCGCACTATTGTTTCAAGTAAACAATGACTGGGAAGAAAGATATGGACTCGCTCAGGAATGGCTTAAAACATTTTTGACTTCTGGGGGTACTTCTGGTGGAGCAGAAGAGGATGGTGGTGGAAGTGGTGGAGCAGGCGCTAGTTTAAATAATGCTTCAACTATTGCTGGAAAAATTCAAGCAGATATTCAATCAAGAGCCTCTGGCTCTGAGATGAAGGCTGAAGATTTTATAGATGCGGGTAAGAAAAATGACATTGATCCAAGATTTTTAGCCGCACTAGCGGCGAGTGAAACTTCATACGGAACCGCTCCCAACTCTTCTGCTGATGTAAAAAATGCTTTTGGGTATAAAAGAGTATCTGGCCCTAGCGGCACCTACCAGACATTTTCATCTTTTCGCGCTGGAGTTTTTTATGTAGCAGACGTTTTGAGAAATAAAAAATATTACATTGGTGAAGATAATAATCAAACTGTAGAGGGGTTCCTAGTTAAGTGGAATCTTAGCAGTGGACACCAGAAAAAAGTTTTGACAGATATATGGAAATCATTAGAGACAGATGGCTCTCCGGTAGATATAAATAAGCCGTATTCGATCCTTGGTCAAAATATTGGTACTGCCAGTTTAGATGCTACAGAGCCGAATAATCCGAATGAAACAAATCCCTCTTCAAGAACAGGTGGATCTAATAAAATTCTTTCTGTCTATTTAGAAGCAGGCCATACTGGTGTTGGTGGAGCCGGTCCTCCCGGCCCAAACACAACTATGCAGCCGGGATATCAGATGCAACCCGGAGCAACAAAAGTCGGGGGAGATTATACCGAACCTCAGCAAAATGCTGCTTTTATTAAGGCAATGAAAAGAGCATACAATGCCTTAAGCGAAGATGATAAAAAAAGATTAGACATTCAATTCGCAACAGAAACTTCTCGCCCAAGGGGATGGGCAGGAGATGTATATCTTTCAATTCATCATGATCCTAGCGCCTTTCCGGGTTCATCTATTGGGATTGCCGGGCCATCAAAAAGATCTGTGCAAGGGACTCAATCTAGTACAAGCGCTTCCCCTCCGGGAAAACCCGGAGAACCGGGACCGAACCGTTATTATAAAGATAATAATGGCAATTTAATCGGAGGAGCAGGTTTTGTCAAACCCTCAGATGGAGAAGGTGGTAGAGACTCCATTCATGATGACAAAGGACTTCATAAAAATTCCGCACAACTCATTTCATTTATCGGATCTAAAGTAAGAGGTTTGACAGCAGGAGATAATTTTATAAATGATTTAACAACAGTATCTGGCAATACTTGGAATAGAATGCAAAATTATTATGGTTTTTATTATACGAACTCTTCTGCTGCCGCAATTGTAGAACTTCCTTCTACGACTGGGGAATTAAAATATGATAGAGATAAACTTGCCGGAATTTTTATTAAAGCCTTGTTAGACTATCAAAAATTATATAAAGAAAAAGGTAAACAAGAAAATATTAGCGCAGGAACTGAAGCGATTGGCGAAGGAACGATTAATACTGGGGATGATAGCCCAGCCTCTAAAGTTATTAAAGCAGCATTAAAAATAGTTAATCACAATGAAGCAAATTGGGATATTGGATATAGCATGGATGATAGAAGTCCTTATGCTGATGTGGAAGAAGTTCTTCGTAAAAAGGGCAACTTAGATTGTTCTAGTTTTATTGCTGCATGTATGAAGAGCGCAAAATTGATTCCTAAAAATAAATATGCAGATACGACAGGAACGCTTGAGGCAGATTCTGTTCAAATTCAAGATAAAACAAAATTCAAACCCGGTCATCTTTTTATTAGAACTGGAGAAGGAGGCGCTGGTCACGTTGCTATGGTGGTTGGTGCTGATGGAAAATGTGCAGAATGTACTCGTCCAGATCAAAGTGCGAATAAAGGCCCTAATCGCGGTCCTCAATTTAAAAGAACCGCGCAAGATTTTATTAATGATGGTGGATACAATCTATGGAGACATAATCTTATTGGAGATACGGAAAATCCACCATCTTCTTTTGGATCAGACGTTAGTGGAGAGGGGGGAACTGGTTCTACAGATGCCTTCCTTCAAGCAAAAACTGTAGCATTTAATGTTGCATTCAACTTCCCCGGAAGCCTCCTTGAGTCTGTGTTACTTACGGGAGACCGCGCTCTTGAAAATGATGTAAAACTTTTTGAATCTGTTGGAGAAATTTGTAAAGCATCAATGAGAACTTTTGCATCTCTCCCTAGTGGAGATTTCATGGCGTGGTATCCTGACTATTTTAACTTAACTGGAAGAAATCCGTGGCTACGAGTTAGCCCGACTGAAATTAAAAGTTGTACTATTAGTCTTTCTGACCGTCAACTTGTCACTCACGTTTATGTGTTAGGAAACCCGTTTGGTTTTAATGAAGCCGACGCTGGAAGAATTAACGTTGAATGGTATGAAAAATTGCTCGGCTCTGGAGTTGTAACAATTGAGAGACCTTTTATTCTTGATTCATTTTTAAGACCTTTTGAAGACGACAATATTACAAAAACAGATTTAGACACTTTAGAAGATGCTAGTAAATTAACTGCCGATCAGATTGCGACTGCCAAAAAACGACCTAGAGAAATTCTTGAAGGTCAAGGTGCTGCTTATAAATTCTTAGAAAGGTATGGAGCAAGACCATACTTAGAAAAAATTCCTACAATCCGTCATCCTGTTTTTGAATTTTTCTATGCATATCATACTTTTATACAAAAATGGGCGGAACAGTTTATTACAAGAGTTGAATTGACCTTCATGCCAGAACTTTTCCCCGGAATGATTGTGGAACTAGAACTTAATTCTCCAGTTAAGGATTACTCAAAAAATTCAGTAACTTTCTATGTTAAAGAAGTGACTCATTCATTTAGTTATCAAAATGGTTTTTATACAGAAGCATTACTAATGGCTCCGGGAACAACTAATAAAGGAAATGATTGGGCGATGACTCTCGTATATCCACCAGACGTTGCGGAAAATAAACCTAAAAGACTTAGGATTACTACGAAGCCCAAAGCCAAGCCAAAAACAAAAACAAAACCGCCTTCCAGAACTGGCGGAAGTAGAACTGGGACAAGGCCGGGTAATAATCCGGGTCAGGGAGAGAATTCAATTGATCCGATCACGACTCAGGATGGGAATTAATAAATATGGCAAGCATAATTACTCCTTTAAATAATAATCAATTATTTGATCCCTTTTATGGAAGAGTACCCCCAGAAACTTTAAAACAATTTACTGATTTTCCAGCAGTTTGTAGCACTCCAAAGAGTATAGATATATTTGAAGTTTTTTCTTTTGAATTAAAGAACAATCCTTTTGAATTTGCTAAAAAAAGTAAAAGAAAAACTTTTTATGATACAAATAAATATAAATCAAATATGCTTATAAGAAGAAGGGCTTATGAATTTGCATATTGCGAATTCAAAAGAGAAATCCGAGCAACGCAAGGCAATAGTGCTGGTCCTCACATTAGTCAAAGTCCGAGGCTAGGAGTTCCACCTTACCAAGAAATAACAGGGGCTTACAATGCCGCGTGGTGTGCTTCTTTTACCGCTTGGTGTTATTACCAAGCAGGATTCAGAGATATTAAAGATACCGATGGCCTTGCTTTAGCAAAAACTTGGGGAGAGTCTGGTCTTATTGGAGAAAGAAAATTAAGAGAAATTTCACCCAAGCAGGTTGAGGCTGGCGATCTTGTCGTCTTCGGGTTAGAAACAGATGATTATCAAAATGACCATGTTGGTTTTTTCTCTAAATGGAGAATTAAACCGTGGGAAAATCGCGGAAAGATTGGACTTTTTACAACTATTGAAGGAAATACTGGCCCAGACCGTCAAGTTAAGGTAAGCGCCACTGGAGATATTTCTCTTGGAACTCAAGGTTTAGGTGGTCGTGGTGTTTATGGTAAAAAACATACTTATGATTTAAGAGATACAACAGATAGGGTCTTAAATAAGACAGTAACTTTTGGAAGGATATTTGCAGAATGATGGGAAACACTCCTCAATATCGTTTGTTAAATCAAGCATATTCATATAAAAAAATTAGAATAACCCAATGTGATCCATCAGTTGGATATCTTGAAGGAAGAGATTCTGCTAATCAACAAATTCAATTGACATTTGCATTTTTTCAATCTCCTTATGTGCAAGTCCCCAAAGTCGGGGAACATTGGCTTGTTACAAAGTTGGATAATAATTGGGTAATTCATTCTCGCTTTGAAGAAGATAATGAAACTCTACCAGTTGGAGAACTTATTGGAGGAGATGTAAGGCTCAATGCCCCGTCACGTTTGTTTATTAATGCAGAACAAGAAATTATATGTGATTTTAATAAGGCAAGAAATAGTTTTGCAGAGTTGGGAACTGCAACTTTTCCCGGAAGTGCCTTATATGGGTCTGCAACTCTAGATCAATTAAATGCCGGAACTGTCGTTGTATCGCAAAAGTTGATAACTCCTTTTGATGATTTTATTCCATCTCGCAATGTAGTAGATGGTCAACATTGTTATTATCTTTTTGCAACGCAAGACGAAAGAGATATCGGATGGTCTTTCAAATATCACGCTGCAACTATTTCTGAATATAAATGGCTTTTTATTGGGGGCGCTCCCTATATTAATTTTGTTTCAGAAGAAGTGACAACAATTGGTACAGCATGGTTTAATGGAAATACAAATACTTCTGGAACAAGTATTTTTGATTATGGTGGCAGCCCCGTTTTAAGAGTTCCTTACGATGGAGAATATGTTCTTTCCGGTGGAGCCGAAGCGTACTGCGGAAATAATAATATTGGTTTCCAATTAGGATTATCAATTAATGGATCTTTGCCAACATCTACGCTTAGTGGTTTCCTTGCTGCTGCAAATACTAGACAAAGTGTTAATACAACATACCGAATAACGTTAAATAAAGATGATGAATTGACTGAGGTGTATAGAAAAGATCCAGCCCATCTGGGTAGCCCGTCTAATGCTACTTTACACTTTTTAAATCGTTGGATGCAAATAATTCCACTTAGAGTGGAAGCAGATCCATTAGAAGACCCTGAACCAGAAGAAATTGTAACATATGAAGGTGCCTAACGAGGCAATAATGTTGATGATAGCGTCACCTAATTAGAGAGGATTTAACTTAAATGACTTGGAGTTTAAGGCTTTTTAATGGGGATATCGTTAAAGGCCCCGGAAATAGCATAGAAACAGTTCAAGGCCCATCAAAAACGGTCCAAGATCTTATATGTTGGATAAGAGAGCCATATGGTACCGATCCCCTGAACCCAGAATTGGGATCATTTATTGATATTGGAGAAGAAGGCACTTCCATATATGCAAATGGTCGTTTAAATATTTTTGATGATGATTATTCTCAAATGGTTGTTTCTGAAGTTTCTAGAATAATTAACGAATATCAAGTAAAACAAATGTCTCGTCTGAGAATAGAACTTCAAAAATATAATGGTCTGTATACATTCTCAGATAATGAAATAATAGAAAATTTTAATATTTACTATCAGCGCGATTACGACACATTATATGTAAGAGTTGATTTAGAAATGGTTAGTGGAGATGTTTTTGAATTTGACATTCCCGTTCAAACATCATCTACTGCTTAAAATTACGGGAGATAATTAATATATGTTTACGCAAGAAGAACTTAGTAAAAGAATGAGGGATCAACTTTATATTTTAGATCCAGAAATCTCTCTAGAGGTAGGCACCCCGGAAAGAAAAATTATTGATGTTGTTGCTCAATCTCTCGCTGATATACAATTTGATCAATTTGTACAAAGATATCAATTAGATATTACTACTAAGTTTGGGCAAGACCTTGATGATTTTATTCAATTATTCGGTTTTGCGCGTCAAACGGCTCGTCGTGCTTCAGGATTTGTCACCTTTAGTAGAAAAACTCCATCTCCCACTGCAATTTTTATCCCAAGCGGTACTCAGATTAGCACTACCGCCTCTGCCGTTTCTTCTCAAATTCTATTCATAACTGTGGCCGATGGTGTCATTCCAGAAAACGGTACATACGCAGAAGTTCCCGTCGAAGCAACTATCCCCGGTGAAGTCGGTAACGTAACAGCAAACCAGATCAATAGAATCATTACAAAAGTTTCTGATGTTGCGACGGTAAATAATTACACATCTACCACAGGTGGAACAAACCAAGAAACTGATGATGAACTTAAGGTTAGATTTAAGAATAATATCTTCCGTAATATCGCTGGAACAGATGAGCAGTTTCTAGCATTAGCAATTGCAAACCAATATACAAATAGAGCAACGATTGTCGGACCTATAAGTAAATTCCAAGAATATATGACATTAGATGCCTCGGGAAGTGCGTCTAGTTTTAACCCAAATTCAAAGCATGTGTATGATTTTAATTATTATTTAAGTACGCAAGGCAATGATGTTTCTCGGTTTTATACTCCAGATATTGATTACACTTTTAGTGTCAGCACAACTGGAGTACCAACTGCACAAATTTACGCAGAAAACATGAGAAATCCTGCTCCTAGCGGCACTCCTGTTGCTGGCACTTCACTTGATGAAGATTTCTTAATTGGAAATTATCAATATGCTTATACTTACACTTACACTCCCGGAGGCCAGAGTGGTATAAGTTCTTCTAGTAATGAAGTTACTTTCTCAAACGAAGTCGGAACGGTGACTCATCTTTACAATAGTTCAGGCACTTCACTCGCTGGGGGAACTGTAACCTCTAAAAATATTTATAGAAAAGACCTCGGAGTAGCCAACCCAATTTGGGAAAAAGTTGGAGAGATAGCAACTCACGGAACGTTTACAGTAACCTCTTTTGCAAGAACTGCCGGTGCTAGTGGAACAACAACACTTTACTTAGAATCTGGATCTGCAAATCTAATCGGAATTGAAACTGGAGGAACAATATCTGTAGGAACTGTAACTATCGGAACTACTACAGTTGCTTCATATTCCGGGACGGTGCATTCAATTGGCTCATCTTCTCTTACATATATAAATTCACTCTCTTCTGGCACCACCGCAATTGGGAGTGCAAGCGCATCTGGGACTGCAAGAGTAGATATAACTGCTTTTTATGATAACAGTTCTGTTGCGGTTGGAGAACCGCCAACCGATGATTTAACTGAAGATTCCATCGTTTTCTTAGAGCATGAATATCTTTCAAAGTGGAGCCGTAATGTTATTGATTTAAATAATAATTATTCAAGCATGAATAAGGTTGATATTTATATCTCAGGACAAAATACTGAGACAGCAGAAGACGTTACTGCTGGCCCCGGCAATCTTATTAAAGATGATGTAACTGATAAATATCATTATGAAAATTTCTATAGAAGTAACACAACAACTCATCCCGGAACTGCAAATTATTTTATAAATCTAATATGGACTCCAGTTCGTTCCGTCCCGGAGATTTTAAATATAAATGGTATTGATTATGAACTCGGTAGCGATTACTGGTTGCTAAAAGATATTACAGATTTGAGAGATAGTTACCGTTGTAGAGATGGTATTGAAATAACTACCGCAATGGCTAATGCTATTAATCAAAGTGTGTTTTCTATAGAATATACTTTTGATAAATTGCCTTTCTTAACAAACAGAATTATTGATAGCCATCGTCAGATTGGACAAGATGTTCTCGCTCATACTGCTAAGTTCCGTCATTTCATTGCTAATCTTGTTGTTATATACACAAATGGTTTTGTTGTAAATTCTGTAAATCTAGACATTTCAAATAACATTGAAACTTTCTTTAATAATCAATTGTTTGGAGCAGTAATACAACTCAACGATATTCTTCAGATTGTCTATCAAACTCCCGGAGTTGATAATGTTCGTTTTGCTACTAGCGCAGATGATGCTGTTCACTATGGATTGGAAGAAGTTACAGCAAATGGAACAAATATTACTATTTACGAAGAGGACTTCTTATTAGAAGATATTGATCTTCCAGTATTCTATTCTCTAGGTCCAGACACAAATGGCACAAGTGAACCTGTTGCGCCAATTCAGAAAACTCAAAATAACTGGATAGTTTAATGGCCGATATTTTTACATTACTCAACAACGGTCAATTAATAGAAAAAAGAGAAATAGTAGAAGGACTCAACCCTCCTGTTGATTTTATGGATAGGATTAAAGACTTCTTTCCTGAAGAAGTTTATAATTTAAATTCAGATAGTCTTATTTATAAATTTTTGTATGCAATTTTAGGAGATGCTGGAGTCAATGGAATTAAAAAAGCAACTCTAGCACCTAAATTGTACGAGTCTTTATCTTCTACAAGTTTTAATGATCTTGATACCCTATTCTCAAACGTTGTTCAGTT